GCGGCGCGCGCTTGCGGCGCCGCACCTCGGGGGCGGTGGCTACGCGTCGCCTAGAGCGTCCACGGTCGCCGCGTCACGCTTGCCGGCCGGAACCATGTTCCGCATAGCCGCCCGCACCGTCGCCAGCGCGGCCGCCCGGTCACCTCGGACCGTCACGATCATGTCCCGCTTGGCGGTGCCCTTTTCCACGCTGGCACCCTTCACACCCGCGCCTTTCAGCGCGGCACGCACGGCGTTACGGGCGTCCCCGTACGACATGCCAGTCAGAGCATAGGCAGGGAGCGTAAAGGTGTCACTGGACCGCGTAGCGGCCGTCTCAGGCGCCGCAACGGGCGCGGCGGGCACGGGTGCGGGGGTCGCCTGGTCGCCGGTCAGCAGCGCGTACGCGGCCGCGAACGTGGCCGCCATCTCCGCACGCTGCGCGTCGGTCAACGCCGCTACGTCGGCCGGCATGACGGGAACGGCCACGGTTACCGGCGCGGGCGCGGGCGCGGGCACCTGGTCGACGACGGGTGCGGGCGTGTCGACCGTCGGCACCTGGTCGACGACGGGCGCGGTGTCGACGACGGGCGCGGCCACCTGGTCACCGGCCAGCCACGCCGCAAGCCGGTCCCGGCCGGAGGCGCTGTAGCCGCCCGTGAATTCGGCGTGCGACGTCTCGAAAATGAACCCCTTCGCACCCTTGTTCCAAACCCCGCCGAACGTGGACACCTGGTCACGGATGGCCACGTACTCATCACGCGACAGACGCCCCTTAGGCAGGGTCAGAACATCCGCCGGGAACCGCTTGCCTTTCACGGTCACGGTGTCAATCGACCAGGACCCCGCCGACAGGACCTCACGTACCCGCGCCGCGATATCGGCGGGCGCGTCGGTAGCAACGGGAGCGGCCGCCGTGACGGCCGGCTCATCCTCGGCAGCAACGGGCGCGGGCGCGTTGGCCGATTCGTGCGACGCGATCATCGCGCGCACCTGGTCGAACGTGAACCGTCCGGCGACCAGGTACCCGGCGGGCGCCGCATCCTCGGCACCGGCCAGCGAAACGCGGGCGGCCGCGTAGTCACCGGCCGACATGAGTGTCCGGGCGTCCTCGGCCAGCCGTTCAACGGCATCGATCGGGGCGGGCGCCTCAACGGTGGCGGGCGCGGTAGCGGCGGGCGCGGGCATGGCAGTCTCCTTGCTCGGTTCGTCCGACACGGCGGGCGCCGCAACGGGGGCGGGTACGGGTAGGTAGATGACGCGTCCGGTGGACAGTTTGGCGCGTACGCTGCCAGCCATCCGACCCCGCGTGATCGGTTCGATCCGGGTGATCCGGGCGGTGAGGGTGAGCCGTTCCCCGTTGCCGTTGCGACCCTCGATCGCGGCAGCGTCACCGGACGCCATAGCTGTACGGGCATCCTCGCCGTTGCGCACGGTCACGGCGGGCGTGTCCGTCTCGCCGGTAGCGGGGTGATCGTGGGTGCACATGTCCGGCGCGCAGTATGCGGCCGCGCTGTCCGGCGCGGGGTTGTCGGCGGGCGCGGCGGGCGCGGCAACGGGGGTCTTGACGGGTGCCGTGTCGTCAAGCCGAACGGGCATGAGCACGTGCTGTGTGGTGAGTCCGTCCTGTGTGATCAGAACGGGCATGCGTGGCGTGTTGACGCCGATCCGAACATCACCCGTGAAAGTCCGCAGGCCGGCGGTCAGATAGGCGTGGTTGAACCCGATTCGGGTGTCGGCGGGCACGTCATGCGCGCACGGCACGTGACTGGCGGCGCGGTCGCCGTCGCTGATCGCGACAACGTTGACCCCGGACGGGTCGAATTCCAGCCGCACCGGCGTGGACCGTTCCAACGCCGGGGATACGCGCTTGACGGTGTCGGCAAGGGCGGCCGCGTCCACGGTCACCGTGTACGGCCGGTCACCTCCGATAAGGGCGTCGAGTTTGGGGAACGTACCGTCAAGGGTGCGCGTGGCCAGCGTCACCCCGCCTACGGTGACCGACACACGCGGACCGTCGACGCCACGCGTGTCGTCCGCCCCGATATGAACGTCACCGGCCAGCTTGCCGGCCAGCTTCGCGGCGTACACCAGGAACGGCGCGGGAACGAGCGCGTCCACAGTGCCGGAGGTGCCGGTAGCGGCCACCTGGTCACGGGCAAGCCGGTACCGGTCGGTGGTTTCCATGCGCAGCATGCCGGGGTTGTCGGCGGACACCGTGACGTGAACCCCGGTGAGAACGGGCAGGGTGGCATCCTTGCCTGCCGCAACGGCGGCGCGGGCAACCGTGGCCGCGAACATGCCGGCTGGCAGGGTGGCAACGGTCGGCGGGGTTGCTGGCAGTGTCGGGTAGTCGTCCGGGGTCGGATACGTTGCCAGGTCTGCACCCATGTCGCCGTATGCGATTCGCAGCGTTCCCCCGGCGCACGACAACGAGACGGTGTCCGGGGTGGCAACGGCACCCTTGCGGGGCTTAGCGGGCGCCGGGAACTGCCGCACCATGTCACGCATGGCAGCCGCCCTCACCAACACAACGGCGTTGCCGGATGCGCTACCGGGCACCTCGAATCGGGCGGACGCCTCATAGTCGAACGCTTCCAGCGTGACCCCGGACCCCCCGGTCGTGATCTTGACGTGTGCCAGCAACGGGAGGTTGCTACGGGTACCGATCACCCAATGCGCGGTGTCAAGCGCACGGACGAGCGCGGCACGGTCCACAACGGCGGCCAGCGGTGACGCGTCGGCGGGGGTCGATTCGGTGGTCTGGTCGGCGGTGGCGGTGGGCGTGGTCATGGTGTGATCTCCGTTCGGTTCGGTGGTCTGGTCGGCGGATAGTTCGATGTGTGACGGGCACCCGTTGCGGTGGCCTAGAGCGCCCGCAAGGGCAACGTTGGCGGCCGGGCAACCGCAGTCCAGAACGTCACCCGGCAGCCGGCCGGCGAGGGTGACCCCGAAAACGGTGTGCCGCTCATCCACGATCACGTTGGTAACCGTGCCGTAGGTGTCGGGCCCGTTGTCGACGAAAAGGGTGATCTTGAGGCGGTGCGGGCCGTTGACGCGTACCTCGGTAACCTCGCCCGTGTCGGACTCGATCACGGGTGTGTAGTCGATGCGCGCGGCATAGTCGCCCGTGGATTCGTCGGTCGTGATGTGCTGATCGGTCCGGACAACCCGGGTGATCGTGACCAGGTGTCCACGAAGGTCTGAGAAACCCTCGCCAGCGGCCACGGTCGACCAGCGGCACATGCGTCCGTCGGTGGTCATCGGCGGGTCATCGGCGTCCGTGTCGGCCGACACGTCGGCAACGGGCGCGGCCGGCAACGGGATCTCAGTGCACCTGGCAACGTTGTAGGCGACCAGGTTGACCAGAGACGCACCGTACGACATGCCGCCGCCTACGGTGCCGCACGCGACCGACCCGTCGATGATCAGCGCGTAGTGCGTCCGGACGGGGGTCAGCGGTCCACGCGACTCATAGGCGACCAGGCACACCGCGTGCCCGTTGACGTCGAACGTGGACACCTGCACCTCACGGATGCGGGCAGGGGCCCGGTCCCACCCGTTATCGCCGTCCCCGGTCATCTCAGCGGACAGTCCACGCGCCCGAAACGCGTCCCGTAGCTGCCGGGTAAATCCGTCCGACCCGCACTCACGCGGGTCCGGCGCGTCGGACGGGACACGCAACTGCAGCGCAGCAACGTCTACGGGCGGAATCCCGTTGCACTTGACCAGGTCACAGCCCATTTCGCCGGTGACGTGCGCGCACCTGGTGTCGGAGGTGCGGGTGTCGTCTTCCACCCGTGCGGCGTGGATTTCCGCGCTCGTTGCAGGTGCCGGAGTGATCACGGCCAGGTGATCGAGGGTGGGAACGGTCACGGAACGGTCCACGGGCGTGCCGTTGCGCATCCGGTCGGCCCCGTCTTTGTTGACCACGATTCCACCCACGATCGGCCGGTCAAGCAGGTTGGTGCGCTTGCCTGCCCACGTGATGATCTCGGTCACGCGCATCCGGAAAGCCCCCTTGTATTCGGGGACTGATCCGGCCGGAACGTCGACCAGGTCACCGACGCGGACGGCGGGACGGGTGGCGGTGGAAGCGGCGGTGGTGATCATGGCAGGCTCCGATCGGGTAGGCGGTGCACACGTGCAAGGGGGGGGCGGGCAGTTACTCGCTGACATCGCAGCGTTCGGCGATGGTGACGAATCGGCGTGTCACCTGGTTACGGTCGTCGATGGCGCGTACCCGTTCGGCGCGGTTGTCGGCGAGGGTGAGGGCGTCCCGCGCGCCGTCGGACAGCGCGCCCAGGACGGCGGCGTAGGCGTCCGGGTGCAGGCGACGCAACTTACGCAACATGATCAGCACGGCTTCGTCGGTGGCCTCGGCATCGGTGTACGGGGTGGCGGTCATGGCGGGCTCCGATCGGGTGGGCCGTGCAGGGAAAGCGGGGGGGTCAGACCGTGGCGACCACGGCGCGCTCGATCACGAGCGACTCGCCGTCGACCATGGACGCGTACCCGGGGCGGGCGACCACGACGGGGGTACCGGGCGCGGGACGCTCCCCGGGCGCGTCGTGCTGGGTGGGGTCGAACCTGGTGAGCAGGCCTGCCTGCCCGACCGGGGTGAGCCCGGCCATGCGTACCCGGGTGCGGAGCCTGCCGATGACCAGGTCAAGGTCGGCGCCGCTGTCTGCCATCTCCTCAAGCTCCCCTGCCAGCAACGCCACTGCCCGCTGTACGTCGATTGCGTGTTGCCTGTCCTGTGCCTGGGTGACTGTCGTTGCCTGCATCGGATGCTCCATGGTGTGGTGGTGAGTGACACGGGGTGGTGCCGCCCCAACGTCCCCCTGGGGCCCGACCCTGTCAAGGGACAAGTGGCGAATCTCACCCGTTCGGGGGATGCCACTCTGACCGAACGTACCTACCTAAGTCTCCGTGCGCAGGCGCGCGCCCAGAGTAGGGGGCCAAGATCCACCCCCTGCCTACGTGCGCGCAGGCCAGCGCACGCCCGGGTGGGGTAGCCCACCGCACCAGGTCACCCCGCCTGCCCACGCACACGCGCGAAGAGGAACCACCCACACACGCGCGCACGGTGCCTCCCCGCGCACACACCCCACGCACCCGCACCCCACGCGCGCACACCCCGCTCGCGCTGCAGGCGCGTACCCCCGGGGGCCTACCCCCCCGGGGGTACGCAAGGCGCTCACCGCCACGTTCTGGTCTTCACCACCCGTACGGGATCGAGGACTCCAGATGATCGGAATCTTCGGGCGGGTTGGGCGTTTCGCCTTGACGTCAGCCCTGGGCCAGGCATCATGTGCACATTGGCGGACGCGCTCCTTGAGCGACAAGTCCGCCTTCTTTATCGCCTGTCCCACGGCGGCAGACAGGCGACGTGAGATCGGCCAGCCCCGGACGGGGACGTGGAGGCCCGCGCCTACGCGCAGGGAGCCTGTGAAACGAGCGATCCGTCCGGGGCTGAGCCGTGCCCGCTTCCCCACATCCTTCGCGGGAGGTGCGGGTGGCCAGCGACCGGAACAAGTTGAAGGACTACTGGATCCGCGGCGAGGGCGCATCCAAATGGATCGGCCATCCGCACCCGTGGACCGCGCTGTACCGGGAGCTGGTCAAGCACGTCGGGAAAGAGCGTGCGCAGCGGATGGCGTCGCAGTGGTTCAAGGAGGTCTACGGGATCTGGCCGGGCGAGCGTAAGGGGAAAAACCCGCGCGGTCCGGGTTGAACCCCGCGACTTCCTCCCCCGCATTTCCTTGGAGGCCTATCGTGCAGATCGTCTTCGCTGTTGCCGCCATCATCTTCATGATTCTGGCCGGGCTGAACGTTCGGCACCCGCGGTTCGCGCCGGAATGGTTCGCGTTCGCGTGCGCGTTCGTGGCGTTGTTCTGGCCGCTGTTCGACGCGATCGACTAGTGAAGGTGCGGCCGGTGGTGTTGTTCCACCGTGCGAGCGCGGTGGTGTGGGCGTTGCTGGCGGTGCCGGCCCTGTTGTGGTGGCCCGATTCGGTTGCGTTCGTCATCGTCGCCAGCGTGTATGCCAACGTGAAGTCGGATTGGGGTGCGGCCGAAGCGGCGGACGACAGCACGGTGTTGGCCGAGTTGCACCGGCTGAACCGGATGATCGCGTCCCGCCAGTGTCCGACCTGCCAGGTGCGTGACAACCCGTGAGAAGGGGTTGCCGCCATGACGTCTTCCCCCGCGCCGGTGCCGCCGCACCAGGACCCACACCACAACCCGCACCCGGGAGTGGTGACGATGTTGGAGTTCGTGACGACCCTGAGTGCGCAGCGGGACCGGCGGTTCGACGCGCTGCACCAGGAGTTGAAGGACAGCGTCGATCAGCGGCTCCGGGATGCCGACCTTCGGTATCAGCAGCGGTTCGATGCGCAAACCTCCGCCCTGGATGCGGCGCTGGCTGCGCAGAAAGAGGCCGTTCATGTCGCGAACACCGCGGCGGAAAAACGGTTCGAGTCGGTCAACGAGTTCAGGCAGCAGCTCGCCGACCAGGCCGCCACGTTCATGCCGCGGGCGGAAGCGGAACAGCGCAACGCCGCCCTCGCCGAAAAGATCGACCTTCTGCGGTCGGCAGCGAACCAGTGGCAGGGCCGCTCGGCTGGGCTCAACGCGGGATGGGTGTACCTCCTTGGCGTGATCGCTGCGATCGGCACCGTCGTCAGCCTCATCGTCGCCTTCCGGTAGTTCCCGGCCCGAAAGGGGGTGGCGCGCGGTGGTGGATGAGCGGCCGGCGTGGGCCACCAGTAACAGGCGGTCCCGGCTCCCGACGGGCTGGCCGAGGATCCGGCAGCGGGTCTTGAAACGGGACGGCCGGGTCTGCCGCCTGGCCTACCCCGGATGCACCCGGTCAGCTACCGAGGTAGACCACGTGGTTGCCGGCGATGACCATTCGGAGGGCAACCTCCAGGCGGCATGTTCGGCCTGCCACCGGACGAAGTCTTCCCGTGAGGGTGCCGCGGCCAGGCCGCGGCTGTACCGGCCCGCCGAAACCCATCCAGCGTTGAAGTAGAAGGTGGTGCCGATGGCCAGCTACACCGTTCCGATCGGTCACATCGGGGCCCACAACAAGACCCTCGTCGCGGCGACCGTTGATACTGTGACGTTCGCGCTCGGGTCGACCGACACCCCCGGGTGGGCTGCGGTGCCGAAGGCGGTCGAGGTGTTGTCCGACGGGTCGGCCCCGATCTACGTGACGGTGGACGGTTCAGCTCCGACCGATGGTGGGACGCACTGCTACCAGGTACCCGCGTACGCCGGCGCCACCGTGATCGACGTGCGGGACGCCAACCCGAACGATGCGGTCGTGGTCAAGCTGATCTCGACCGGAACCCCCGTCTATTCGGTTTCCCGGGCCGGCTGACGGGAGGTCTCGTGACTGTAGAAAGGCGCTTCTTCCTCGGTGGAGAAGGCGGCGATGCCGCGCTGAACGTCAAACGGTTCGGCGCTACAGGCGACGGCGTCGCCGACGACACCGCAGCCATCCAGGCCGCCATCGCTGCAAACCCGGACGACCGCGGCGTGGTCTACCTGCCTGCCGGCACCTACGGGATTTCGGGGCCGTTGACCATCCAGTCCGGCGTCACCCTCATCGGCGACGGCGACGAAACCACGACGATCGTGCAGGCCGCCACATCCGGCGCAACCATCACCGGTACCGACATTATCCGGCTCAATATCCGCGACCTGAGCCTTGTCGGCCCCAACTCCGGCACCGGCGTCGGACTGGCGCTGGATCTCGACGCCCAGCCGGCCACTGCCTACATCAACCTGTCCCGGGTGACGGTCCGCGACTTCGGCTCCCACGGCGTCGACGTCGAAAACCCGATCGTGTCCACGTTCAACCGGGTCGCGGCCCAAGGCAACGGCGGCGACGGCATCTACCTCCACGGCCAGGTCGCCGGGGCGGCGGGCACCTCGGTCGTCATGAACGCCTGCTACGGCAACGGCAACACCGGCGTCGGCATCCACCTGTACAACATGGTGTACTCGTCGCTGGTCGGCTGCGCCGCAGACGGCAACAGCGTCGGCCACCACATCGAAGGCTGCCACGCGGTGACGCTGGTCGGCTGCGGCGCCGAAAGCAACCCGACCGGGCTGCGGATCAGCGGCGGCTACGGTGTCGGCGTCGACGGCCTGTTCGTCTACGACAACGGCGGCACCGCCGTGCACGTCACCGGCAACGCGCAGCGGGTCACCGTGGCGCGGGCGGTCGAGATGGACCCCGACGGTGCGGCGACGGCGTTCATCGACGTCGACGCGGGCTGCCGGGTGGCGTTGACTGCCTGTTCCGGGGTGACGGCGAATAGCCTGGCTGACGGAACGGTGTTGGTGCTCGACGACGGGGCCGGCAACATTTCAGCCGGAACCAGCCTCACCCTCGGCGGCGACGGCGTGTTGGAACGGCCCTCGGCGTTCACGCTGCGGGCGCAGAACAACCTGCATGTGGGATCGACGTTGCAGCATCTTGGTACCCATATCGGTTTCTACAGTGGCGGCCCGGCGACGAAGCCGAACGTGACCGGATCCCGCGGCGGCAACGCTGCGCTCGCATCGCTGCTGACCGGGCTGGCCGCCATGGGGTTGATCTCCGACTCGTCGTCTGCATGAGCCGTGGGCTTTCCCCACGATGCGGGAGCCGGCCTGCTGGTGGTGTCAGGTGTGACACCCGACGGGCTGCGTCTGGACATGACCGGCGCATCGGGCTCTACCGCCAACATTCGCAAGGTCGGCCACGTCGACCTGGGCAACCTGGACCTTTAGCTGCTTTTCGACGGATCGGAGGTGGCTGTGGTCCAACGCAGGTTCTTCACCAGCGGCTCCGGTTCGGGTGGACCCCCGGGCCGCCGTGTCGAACTGTCCCCGGAAGACTTCGGTGCCAAATGTGACGGCCGCGCGGTCGACGCGGTCAGCATCGCCGAGTCGTCGGCGAACCTGACAGCGACCGGTGCCGCGTTCACCGCCGCAGACGTGGGTAAGACGATCGCGGTGTACGGCGCCGGGTTGCAGGCCCACGGCTTCGCGCACGTCACCACGATCGCGTCCGTCCAGTCAGCGACCGCGGTCACGCTCACCGCGCCGGCGGCCGGGACGGTGGCGGCGTCACGGGCGGTGTACGGCACCGACGATTCGGTGGCCATCGAGGCGGCCATCGCTGAGATCGTCACCCGTGGCATCACGGACCGGTCCTACGCCGGCCGGCTGTGGTGCAGCAACGGCATCTACATGCTGACCCGGGCGCCGCAGCTCGGCGGGGCGTACAACTCCCATGCGCAGGTCCGCATCCCGACGATCGCGGACACGGCGCAGAAGTTCGACCTTGGCATTGTGGCCGGCTCGGCGGGTGGCACCTTCGGCCACTGGAACCAGACGGTTCCGCAGAAGGCCGGCGCGGTGTTCTACAGCACGTCGGTTGGTGTGGCGTCGGACGGCACCTACGGCCCTCCGTGCATGGTGGCCGGGCCGACCCCGACCGCGGCGACGTGGTCCAACATGCTGCTCACCGTGGACGGGCTCCAGTTCGTGGCGCAACGCAACCCGGGTCTGACCGCGTTGCACGCCGGCCGGATCGGGCAACTTCACATCAAGTCCCTCGGCGTGGTCGCCGACATGACACCAGCCGAGATGAACGTTGCAGCGTTGACAAACGATCTCGGCCTCGGCGTCCGGGTACCCGCAGTGGGAAACAACCACTACGTCATGATCGACCGGCTCGCGGTCGAAGGCTTCTACTACGGGATGACGATCACGGACCATCTGACCGCGGGGACGCTGGTCATGGTCTACTGCAACACCGCGATCTTCGTTTCGTCCGGTGGGGCAGCCGAACACGGGGTCACCATCGCCAACCTCGGTGTCGAGGCCAGTTCGACCGTGATTGAAGGCTCGTTCAGCAGCGACGCCCGGTTCCCGATTTTCGTCGGGCAGTGCAACATCGAAACGTCCGAAGGGACGACGTTCAAGGACACCAACTCCGGGTTCGTCGGCACCATCAACTTCAGCGACAACACGCGGGCAGCGCCGACCACGACCGGCTGCAACAACGTGAAGATCGTGGACCTGGTCCGGCCGCCCGGCGCGGTCGCAGCGCCCGACACCCCCGCGGTCCCTGCCACCACGGTGGCGTTGAAGAACCCGTTCTTCCGGGACGCGTTCGTCCACGTCGCCGGCGGCACCGTCACCGCGATCGCCGTCGACGGGCGCACGACGGGTGTCACCTCCGGCATGGTCGCCGTCCCCAACGCCAAGACGATCGCGATTACGCACAGCTCGGCACCGACGTGGGTGTGGACCCTGCTTTAGCCCTCCCCGCCCGGGTCCGTTCCCGACCTGGCCCATACCTCGGCCACCCCTCCCCCGAAACATCCGTCAGCGACGACCACAGGCCGTTGCCGCAGGTCAAAGGGTGGTGGCGTGGTGCAGGTTCAACGGTTCGAGTTGCACCGCGACGAAGACGTGAGTGGCGTGTCCGGTGTCGGGGTGGTCGCGTCCGGGGTGGTGTACCCGGAAGAGACGGTGGCGGTGTTCCCCGACGGGCACCAGCTGATTCTGCCGGCCGGCTGGTGCCGCATCGTGTGGCACACACCGGCCGGGCACTCCTCCACCGTGCTGTGGCAGTCGGTCGCCGACGCTGAAGCGGTCCACGGGCATGACGGTGCGACCCGGATCGTGTGGCTCGACTGATGACCCGGTCCTACACGCAGGTCGAACCGGACGTGGTGGTGGTTTACCCCGTCAACGACCTGATCCCCCACGACGTTCGCGGCGAAGACCGGTGCGTGTGCGGCCCTGCGGTGGAGCCGGTGAAGCGGCGCGACGGGTCGGTGTCGTGGGTGTACACGCACAATTCGTTGGACGGTCGTGAACATGCCGAGCGGGCCACCGCCTGAAGGGAAGGCCGGGGTGCGGAGCACGTCCCACATCGAGTCGTTCGGCCGCCCGGACGAACCGGCCGAGCCCGCGCCGGCGGCGCCGGTGGTGCAGATCGCCCCGGTCGAGGTTCCCGTGATCCTCGTCGTCGACGGCGAGTCGATGCGGCGGGCGTCGCAGCACATCACCGAGATGGTGCTGGGCGCGGTCCGGGCCGGGTACGCCACCGCGTGGGCGGATATCGAGTTTGAGGCCGAACACTCCGACGACTTCGAGAACCCGTCGGCGCAGTTCCGGGCCACGTTGAAGGAGTTCGTCGAGGAAAACGACGAGGCCCTCCGCCGTCTCACCAAAAATGACTGACAGTAGTGGGCGAGGAGTCTCCGCCCGAGGATCCCGAGACTTTGTTACTGTCCGTAGCCGTTGACGACGAAACGGGCCGGCATCATGCCGGCCCGTTTCGTCGTCTGGTCGGGGCTACTCCGTGTCGGGGCCGCTGAGGACGGCGAACACCTTCCGGGCGGCGCGGACCAGGTCCCGGTGCGCGCGGAGCTCGCCGGCCTCGCGGTCGTGGGTATCGCTGACCCGGGCCAGCTTTTCTGCCAGCTTTTTCAGCACGGCGACGACCGCGTCGATGTCCTTGGCGTCGCGGATGCCGGGGATTCCGCCGCCGTAGGGCATCCGGCCGAGAACCTCGGCCAGCCGTGTCCGGTCGTTGTCGGTGAGCTGGGTGACGGGTGGGGGCTGCCAGCGGAGGCTGTCCAGGTACTGCCTGGTGTCGGTCCGCTTCCACCGTTCGGCGTAGTCGTCGCTGCCGGCGAACGCCGAACGCTCGTCCAGCTCGGTGTCCTTCCGGTACCCGGCGACGGCGGCGACGGCGTCGCCGATCTGGCCTCGCGTGACCCGGTAGGTCAGTATCCACCGGGCCGGTCCCTGTCCGACGCGGAGGAAAAACTCGCCCGGTCTGGTCAACTCGCTGAGGTCGGCGTTCCTGTCGCCGAGGAGAAGCGCTGCCTCGGCCGCGTTGGGCATCTTTCCGCAGAACATCGCGGATGCAGCCCGGTCCCTGCCGGGTCCGAGCTGGTCGACGGTGCCGCTGGAGTAGGCGGAGAACACCGTGATGCCGGCGACCGGGCCGACCCGGCGGAGTTGATGAAGGCGCCGGTTGAGCTTCGGGTGAAGGTCGAGTCCTTTCTCTACGACGATGACGATCTGCGGCATGCTCGGCGAAACCGGAAACGGGTAGCCGACAGCGGCGATACCGCTGAAGCGGTGCGCGCGGTCGGCTGCCACCCGCTCCGCGGCCTTGAGCATCGCGGTGGCGCCGACGACGGTGGTCGTAGTCCAGTCGATGACCGGGATGTCCTGCTCGGGGGCCAGGAACGGCGCAGACAGGCCACCGCCGTTGAGGTCGATATGCCACACGATGACGTCGGGCATGCGGATCAGGCCGGCCGTGAGGGTTTGCAGCAGTGTGGTACCGCCGGCATTGCTCTGGCAGACGATGTAGCCGCCGCTGCGGACGTCGATTGTTGCCACGGTGGCGTCGGCGTACTGGCCGACGGGGACTCTGCTCTTGATCGACAGGGGTGAGTGGTCGGTCGGGTAGCTGGCCGGTCGGTATGGCCCGGCTTCGGTCATGGGGTCCTCGATTCGCTTGGGGAACGACTCCTTACGTTATCCGATTCCGGGGTACGGCACAATCTGTACCCCGGTGGCTGTTTACTGAATCCCGACCAACCACGACGCCCGGCCCCGCCAAGGGAGCCGGGCATCATGACGTCCCGACATGGGAGTACCGATGGCACACCGTGGACCCGCCGCCAAGCCGAACAAGCATGGCCGCACCCCCAACGCTGACTGGACCGAGGTTGTCGACGTTCCGTACGAGGGGCCGTCGCCGGACCTGCCGAAGCTGCCCCGCCGCAAGAAGTGGCATCCGATGGTGGAACAGTGGTGGGAGCAGGTACGGGAGATGCCGCACTGCGCGCTGTGGCGCCCCTCGGACTGGACGTTCGCTCTCGAAACAGCTTTCCAGAAGCAGGCCCACTGGGAGCTGTGCGACACCGGTGAGCAGACCACGACCGCGGCAGTGGAGATCCGGCGCCGTGAAGACCAGATGGGTACCACCATCGAGGCGTTGCGGAAGCTGCGGATCCGGTACGTCGGCGACGGTGGGGACTCCGACTACGGTGACGACTCCGACCGGGACATCATCGTTGTCGAGCAGGAAGTTGCCGGCGGCGGCGATGCCACGGTGACCCAGATCGCGTCGCGGCGTGCCCGGCTGACCCACACCGCCTGACTGCGGGGCGTCCACGATGCCGCGTACGTTGCTTCGCGCGCACCGGGATGAGGACCGTGCCCGGTCGCTCGGGTGGCTCGCGGTGGCCTGGATTGAGCATTTCGTTGTTCACGGTCCGGGTGATGTGCAGGGTGAGCCGGTCCGGTTGACCGACGAGTTGGCCGGGTTCGTCGTCGACTGCTACGCCGTCGGTGAGCACCCGTCGAACAACCACCTGCTTTACGACTCGGCGTTCATCAGCCGCCCCAAGGGAACCAACAAGTCTGGCCTGGCCGCCTATGTGGCGATGTTCGAGGCGTTGGGTCCGGCCCGGTTCGCTGGATGGGCGCGCGGCGGTGAGGTGTACACCGACCCGTGGGGGTTCGGGTTCCGGTACGTGTACGAGCCGGGTGAGCCGATGGGCCGGCCGGTGAAGGTGCCGTTCATCCGGTGCCTGGCCACCGAGGAAACCCAGACATCCAACGTGTACGGGACGATCTTCTACAACCTGACCCAGGACGAGGACGACCCGCCGCTGTCGTACATCCCGAACCTGGACTGCGGCATGGAGAAGGTGCTGCTGCCGGGTGGCGGGGAAATCCGGGTGTCTACGGCTTCGAGCTCCGCGAAGGACGGAGGCAAGGAGACGTGGATTTGCCTGGATGAGACGCATTTGTACACTACGCCCGAATTGAAGCGTATGTATAGAACCGTCACCCGGAACATGCGGAAACGCAAGAAGATCACCGGCACGTGGTGGCTGGAAACAACCACGATGTTCGCCCCCGGCGAAGGCTCCATGGCCGAACAGACGTTCATCGAGGCCGAGAGCATCCGCGAAGGTCGCAAGAAAAGAGGCCGCAACCGCCTCCTTTATGATCATCGCTGGGGAGTATGCAAAGACCCCTCCGACGAGGCGGACCTCCGCAACGCGCTGCGCGAGGCCTACGGCGACGCCATGCTGTGGATCGACCTCGACGGCCTGGTCGACGAGTTCTACGACCTGCGCAACGAGATCGCCGATTCGCGGCGATATTTCCTCAACGCCCAGACGTCCAGCTCGGATGCCTGGCTGGCCGAACACGAATGGGTCGCGTGCGCCCGGCCGGGCAAGGCGCTACGCCGCCGGGACCTGGTCACGCTCGGGCTCGACGGGTCGATCCGGGAAGACGCCACCGCGCTGGTCGCCTGCCGGTTCGGTGACGGGCACCTGCAACTTCTCGGCCTGTGGGAGAAGCCCGCCGGCGCCGAAGGTGACGACTGGCAGGTCGACCGGGAAGAGGTCGACGCCGCGGTGTCGCACGCGATGCGCGAGTACGAGGTTGCCGGGTTCTACGCCGACCCGGCCAGATGGCAAGACTATCTGGACAAATGGAACAACGAGTACGGCGAGAAGATGCGGGTCAAAGCCAACCAACGCCGGCCGTTGGAGTGGTGGACCAACCGCCCTACGGCGATGGTTGCGGCGTTGGAACGCTTCCACGACGCGGTACTCGACGAGCGGATCAGCTTCACCCCCGCCGCCGACCGGGCCGAAGGTAGCCACGAGCATCAGATGGCGCTCGCGTTGACCCGGCACGTCCTCAACGCCCGACGCGCGATCAGCCGCTCCGGGTTGCAAATCCGGAAAGAACACCCGAAATCACCACGCAAGATCGATGCGTGCATGGCGGCCGTCCTCGCTTACGAAGCCGCGTGTGACGCGGTCGCTGCCGGCATCCGCCGCCGCTCCGCCGACCTGTACCCGGCCCGCCGCATCCGGTAGTCCCGGGCAGCGACGAGTCCAGACGTTGGAACGGGCTGGGACAGGCCGGAACAACAAGGAACGTGACGGGTCGCGATGAAACGCGACGAGTTGCGACGAACCGCGACGCCCAAGGTGGGGATTCCATGACCGTTTCGCAGACCGTGCCGAGGTTTACCGTGCCCCGGGTCGCGCACTGTTCCAGCGGAGGTATACGCCTGTACGCGATGTGATCACGTCAGGCATGTTCGGTAGTTCCCCGGCGGACCCGGGCTGGGAGTGGACAGACTCTGCCAAGTCACCCACCCTGCCCGGGTTCCTGGGTTCCGCAGCACCACCGTGGACAGCCGAGCACGTCGCCCAACCGGGGCGTCGTCGCCCAGGGAGCGCGTGAGAGCCCCGGGTCGTTCCGGGAGAAGCCCTGTTCACGTTCAGCCTGATTCCGCGTCGTCGCCTCATCACCACCGCCGTCGTAGCAGTCCTGCTGGCCACCCTCGCCGGTAGCTCCACCGGTGCCCACGCCACCGCGGTGTCGACACCGGTGGCGGCCTACACCGACCTCGCGGTCGACGTCGAAACCGTCTCCTACGACGGGCACGCCGACGCTGCCGACCGGATGTGGCGGATGCGCCTCGACCGGGCCTCCAGGTCCGACTCGAAACTCACCGCCGCACCGGTGAAGAAGAAGGCCACCGCAGCGACCAAGCCGGCCGCCGCGAAGAAGGCCGCCGCCGGTACCCAGACCGGGAAGGCCCCGGCGAAGAAGGCCGCCGCCGGGCCGGCTCCGAAGGCAGTACAGGGTGCCGCCGCCACCGTCGTGGCGTACGCCCGTACGCAGGTCGGCAAGCGGTACGTGTTCGCCACCGCCGGCCCGAACACATTCGACTGTTCCGGCCTGGTCAAAGCGGCGTACGCCCGGATCGGGATCAGCCTGCCCCACCAGACCGGCGGGCTCGCCGGGCGGGGCCGGTCCGTCGCCCGTAGCCACCTCGCCCCCGGCGACCTCGTCTTCCCCAGCTCGGGCCACGTCGGGATCTACGTAGGTGGCAACATGATGGTCCACGCGTCGAACCCCCGCACCGGGGTGAAGCTGTCGACGATCTACGCGTTCTCGTTCGCGCGCAGAATCTTGTAGAACCGGTCTCGGCTCCGGGCCCCCGCCGCCTTACCTCCCAGGCGGGGGTTCGGGGCCGTCTCACACGAGGTGGACCTTGACAAGGTCAGAGCTGTCCTTCGGGCGGATCAGAAGCTCCGCCCCTTCGATGAGGACCTGCTCCATCATCGAGTCGTAGAACGTGACGGCCCGGTTGACTATGTCGGTGCGGGACAGTTCTTCGCGTTGGGCCGAGCGTTGTACGGCGTCGTCGACGCGCGGGAGCAGGTTGACGGTCATCCGTACGAGTGGACGCGGCTCGGCACCGCAGTCGGCATCAGACATGCGGCGATTGTACGCGCGTCGTCTGCATTTGTAGTACCACCCCTCCTTGAAGCTCGGGCCCCGCGGCGATACCTCCCCTGCCGCGGGGCCCGACCCCTTTCCCCACCCATCGCCCGCACCAGCATGTCGAACCAGCGGGAACGGGGGTGTGCCGTGCCGATTGCGACCGATGCCCCCCGCAGCCCCGGATGGTGGCTGAAGCGGCTGTTCAACATGTTGAACGACCGTGACCGGCGGCGCCGGCTGCAACTGCTGTACGACTACCACCGCGGCAACGCACCACTTCCGGAAGGTGCCGACAACGCCCGGGAGGCGTTCGAGGCCTTTCAGCGGAAATCCCGGTCGAACTTTGCCGAGCTGGTCGTGTCGGCCATGTCCGAGCGGATGATGCCCGTCGGGTTCCGGACCGCGCTGGACGACGACGCCACCGGCGACGCCGAAGTGGGCCGGCTGTGGCGCCGTGCCGGGCTGGATGTGGTGTCCGCCGACGTCCACGACTGGATGTTCGCCCTGTCCGAGTCGTACGTCATCGTCGGCGCGGTCGACGAGGAAACCGGGGCGCCGCTGATCACGGCGGAGGATCCGCGGTGGATGGTCGGCGAGCCCGACCCGGCCAACCCGCGCCGGTTGTTGGCGGCGTTGAAGGTGATGCACGACGACGCTGACGATGAGGACCGGGCCTACCTGTTCCTGCCCGGGCAGGTGTTTGTGGCGGTGCGGCAGCAGACCCGGTACGACGCCACGATCAGCCGCGACCTGGAACGGCGCGAGCGGGTGTACCCGTCGCCGGGGATGTGGTTCGACGGGAAAGGCTGGGACTGGTCGGAGGAACGGTCCGGGACGTTGCCACACGGCCGGATCCCGGTGGTGCGGTTCCTCAACAAATACTCCAAGGGCGAGTTTGAGATCCACACCGACACGTTGGACCGGATCAACAAGCAGATCCTGGACCGGATGGTCATCGCGACCATGCAGGCGTTCCGGCAGCGCGCGGTGCGCGGGCTGCCGCTGACCTACCCCGATGACCACCCGGCCGCCGGTCAGGTCATCGACTACAGCCAGGTGTTCACCGCCGACCCGGCCGCGATGTGGATGATTCCCGAGACGGCGCAGATGTGGGAATCGGGTCAGGTCGACCTGCGGCCCATCCTCGAAGCGGTCAAGTCCGACCTGGAGCATCTCGCGTCGGCGACCCGGACCCCGCTGCACATGCTGTCCGCGGCCGGGGTCAACCAGTCCGCCGAGGGGGCGTCCCTCGCACGTGAGGGTCTTGTGTTCAAGGTCGAGGACCGCATCGGCCGGTGTTCGTACCCGTGGGCGCAGGTCATGTCTCTCGCCCTCATCCATGCCGGGCAGCCCGAGCGGGCCGACATGGCCACGTTGGAGACGCTGTGGGCGCCGGCGAACCGGCTGTCCCTCGCCGAACGGGCCGACGCCGCGTCGAAGCTGGTCGACCTGCTCCCGAAGCGGACCCTGTTCATCAAGGTCCTCGGCATGTCCCCGGACGAAGCGGACCGGACCATGACCGAACTCACCGAGGAACAACTCCTCAACGCCCAGGTGCAGCAGGCACTCCTCGCGGTGGCACCCGACGTTGCGCAGGAACCGGCGGCCGGGCAGCCAGCGAGCCGGGACGGGGCGGAACAGCCGGAAAGCGTGAGCTGACATGACGGCACCCGTCCAGCCGACGTCGGGCACGATGACGGCGGCGAAGCTGGCCGCCCTGGTCGCGTTGGTACAGGCCCAGGCCGCGTTGCGGCAGCGGCTGACCCGCACCGCGGTGGCGGCCGCGCTCGCCCCGTTCCAGGCGTTCGACGGGTGGTGGTCACCGGCCCGGGTCGACCGGGCCGTGGCTGAGGTGTTGCGGGTGGTCCAGCCGACGCAGCGGCAGATGGCCCGCGTCACCGACGCCTACCTGGCGCAGGCCGTGTCCACGATGACAGGGCGGCGGGCGTCGCCGGCCGGCGTGGTCGACGTAACCCGGCTGCGGCGGCAGATGACCCAGCAGGTTGCGCAGGACCTGGTCGACGGCACCCGGGAGCCGGCGTTCGTCGTGCTCGGCGAGTTCGACCCGAACGACGGCCGGGTGGAGCTCACCGACCGGATCAACGAGCCGATCGTGCTCGCGATCCCGGACCCGGTAGTACAGCCGTCGACCGCGGCGGTACGGCGGTCGACCAGGTCGCAGGCCGAGGAGCTCCGGGCGCGGGCTCGGGACCTGGCCCGCCAGTTGGAGGCGCTGCGGAACAACCGGGCCTCGCCGCCGCCGATCACCCCGACCCGTACCCCGACAGCGGGCCGCCCCGCCACCAGCGTATCCACCCGGACCCCGACAACCCCGGTGACAGAGACAGCGGCGGCGGACTCGGTGGACCCGGCCGAACCGTACCGGCGGATCGCCGAGCAGTACCGGTACCAGGTCGTCGCGCAGGGCGCCACCGAAGAGGGAGCGCGGCAGCGGGCACTGGTGCGGGTTGAAGCGGTCGCCGAAACCGACGTCACCTTGGCGGTGCGGGAACAGGTCCGCCGTACCATCGGCCGGATCCCCGGCATCGAAGGCTACCGGCGGGTTGTGCGGCCGGAGCTGTCCGAGACCGGTCCGTGCGGCCTGTGTGTCGTGGCCGCTGACCGGCTGTACCACGTCGAGTTCCTCAACCCCATCCATGATCGCTGCGTATGCGAAGTTTTGCCCGTTATAGGCGATATGGACCCGGGGTTGTTCCTCAACCAGTCCGACCTGGACCGCATCTACCGCGCCGCCGGCGGCACCGGCGGCGACGTCATCCGCGACGGCCGCCGCCACAGCGGCGCCCTGAAACGGATCCGGGTCGCCCTCGCCGAACACGGCGAGCTGGGCCCGGTCCTCGTCGACGCCGACCAGCGGTACCGCGGGCCGCGTCAGGTCGCCGCGACCCAGGTCGCGGACCGGCGCACCCGCGCCCGCGCGCAGCTCGCGTCGCTGGAGGAAACGTTCGAGCGGCTCCAACGCCGCGACGCGGCAGGGGAAGACGTGTCCCGGCCGATGCGGTGGCAGTCCGCGACGATCGACCGGCTTGAGCGGGAACTGGCCAACTGACTGGCCACCCATTGGACAGCCGGACATCCGTGTGTCCGGTGGACGCCCCGACACCCCGTGTGTCGGGGCGTCGTCATTTCCCCCCGTGAGGCGGTGGATCCGTGTCCCGCCCATTCCGTTTCGCTGTCCTGTCCGGCCTCGCGCTGGTCGCTGACGGCGTCGTCGACCTGCTCACCTCGGGCAGGCGACTGAGCAGGAACCAGGAGAAGTTGATGGCTGATTTCGCGAACCTCCGTGCCGCGCTGGAGGAGCAGAACACCGAGCTGGTCGCCGCGATCGACCGGGTCGCCTCCGACGTGCAGGCGCTCCAGGACAAGATTGCCGAGCTGGAGCTCGACACCGCCGACCAGCAGGAAATCGACACCCTCGCCACGCAGGTACGCACGTCGGTGGAGACGCTGCGCGGTATCGACCCGGTACAGGCCGTCGAGGAAAACCCGGAGCCCGGCACCGAGCCGGCACCCCAGTAGCACCACAGTCCACGGCCAGCCCTTCCCCTACTCCTTGGAGGGCTGGCCGTGCTTCACCTCATCCCCGACGACGGGCGTCCCCACGCGCCGACCGCGGAGTGCGGGTGTGACCCGCAGCTGGCATGGCGCGACGGCCGCGAGGTCCTCGTCCACGCCGACGTCGATGACCGCCACGAATCCGAGCCCGACACGGGCAACACCGACCCGCCATGGGAGACCCTGTGACTCAGCCTGCCCCGACCCAGCCTGCCGCGCCGCCGACCCCTCCGCCGGCCCCGCCCGCGCCCGCACCGGGTCAGCCGGCCCCGCCCGCGCCGCCGACCCCGCCCGCGCAGCCGCCGGCCCAGCCGACGCCGCCGGTACCCGGGTCGCCCCAGTTTGTGGCGCCGCCGCCGCAGCCCCCACCCGCGACGCCGGCGGCCGACGCCGGCCAGGGCGACACCGGCGACGGTGACGGGTTCCCGGCGAACACGCCGATCTCGGAGATGACGGCCAAGCAGCAGGTCGCCTACTGGCGAACCCAGTCCCGTCGGCATGAAGACCGCGTCAAGGCGATGTCCGACTACGACAAGTACAAGGACTCCTACGACGAATACCAACGTCTGCTCACTGCATCGCAGACCGAGCAGGAAAAGGCCGTTGCTGAAGCGCACCGCCAGGGCCGCGCGACAGCACTTGCCGAGGCCGGTGGCCAGTTGGTCGAGCAGTGGGTGCGTGCCGCCGCTGCCGGCCGTCTCGCCGACGAGAGCGTGAACGCTCTGTTGGCGGGCCTGGACCGGACTCGGTTCCTGCACGCGAACGGCGGGGTGGACACCGACAAGGTGTACCAGTTCGTCGGTTCCATCGCCCCCGCGCCGGCGCCGCCGGCCGACGGGGCATCTGCACAGCCTCCGCCGCCTGCTGCTGCACCGGTCGTGACCCCGGCACGGGGTCCGGACTTCGGGCAGGGACAGCCGAGTAGCGCGCGCCCGTCCGGTTTGGAAGCCGGTCGGGAGATCGCACGGCAGCGGTTCGGTAAGCAGCCAGCCAATTCGGCCCCCGCGAGGTAGCGGGGGCTTTCCTTTTAACGAAACGGGGGGATGTCCACAGTGGACATCAGTCTGCAACCTACGGAAACGTGGGTCGCGGAAAACCGGTCCTGGCTCGGAAGCCGTGACGGCACCGAGGTTACCCAGTCGATCACACTCGCGACCAGCACGTTCACTGAGGGAACCCACTACCCGGACGGCTACGTCAAGTCCGGCACGCTGCTCGGCGAGATCACCGCCGTCGGTGCCACGCAGGGGATGTACGGCCCCTACGACAACGCCGCTTCCGACGGTCGGGAGACCGCGGTCGGGTTCCTGTTCTCCTCCGTCAAGATGCGCGCGTCCGGCCCGAATGTGGGCGCTGCCATCCATTGGCGGGGTGTCATCCGCGCGGCGAAGCTGCCGACCAACCACGGCCTGGACGCCAACGCTCGTACCGAGCTTGCCGCCAAATTCTGGATTCGGTGAGGGGCCTAACTGATGCCGATCATCGATGACTACATCCAGCCTGAGATCCTTACCGGGTTCGTGCGTGAGGTTCCCCTTCCCGCGAACCTGGTCCTGAACCAGTACCTTCCCGATCGCAACATCGGCAATGTCGAGGCTGCGATCGACCAGGTGACGAAGACCAACCGGTCCGCGCAGTTCCGGGCCTGGGATTCGGAAACCCCGATCGGCGAGCGTGATTCGTTCCAGCGCTCGAAGATCAAGCTCCCGCCGATCGGCCAGAAGTTGCCGGTTTCGGAGCAAGAGACCCTCATGCTTGAAAGGGTCCGTACGGGCGGTGACAACCGGAATGGCTACATTGAAGCCATTTACCGGGATGCCGCCATTCTGTCCGGAAATGTTCATCGCCGGATGGAGGTCGCCCGCGGCGACGTCCTGACCGACGGCATCTTCACCCTCACCGGTGAGAACGGCCTGACCCTGTCCGCCGACTTCGGCGTGCCGGGCGGCAACAAGGTCACCGCGGCGGTGCCGTGGTCCGACCACGCCGACGCGAGCCCGTTGCAGAACTTCAAGACGTGGATCGACTACTACGTCGACCTCAACGGTGAGCGCCCGGGCCGGATCCTGACGTCGAACACGGTGATCAACAACCTGTTGCTGTCCGGCGAGATCCGGGAGCTGTTCTACCGCGGCGACATGGTGTCGGGCGGGCCGAACCTGCTGACGGCGACGCAGTTGAACCAGGTGTTGCAGGCCTACGGCGTGCCGGAGATGGTCGAGTACAACACGAAGATCAACTTCGATGGGGCGAACGTCCGGGTCATCCCCGAGGACCGGGTCATCATGCTCCCCGCCAACCCGTCCGACCTCGGCTACACCGCCTGGGGCATCACCGCCGAGTCGCTCACGCTCGCGACCGGCCAGAACCCGGGCCTGCTGTTCGAGGAACTGCCAGGTTTGGTCGGCGTCGTGCTCAAGGAAGGCGACCCGGTGCTGACCTGGACCAAGGTCGGCGCGGTCGGCATGCCGCTCATCGAGCAGCCCAACCTGCTCATGGTCGCGGACGTGCTCTGATGGGCGGCGGCAAGAAGCTGGCCCGCAACGTCACCGTCGGGACCGTCACGTACGGCCCCAAGGACGACGTTCCGCCCGAGGTCATGGAAAAGATCACCAATCCGAAGGCGTGGGTCCCGGACAACGACGAGACGCCGACCGACGAGGCCGAGAACCGCGACGCTGGCACCTCCAGCGGAGCCAAGCTCGCCGGCACCGTCACCGTCGGCGCCCGCTCGTACGGTCCGAACGACCACATCCCGGACGACGTCGCCGCGCAGATCAAGAACCCCAAGGCGTGGGCGGGTGGCAAGGCTCCCACCCGCGCGGCCAAGGCGGCCGAGCCGCGCGGCGGTGACACCCCGACCAAGTCGACCGGCACCGCCGCGGCGGCAACTCCGCAGGAGGACGCCGCCGCAGTCGGCGAGGACGCCAAGACGGCGACGCCTCGCAAGTCGGCCGGGCCGACGAAGCGTCCCTGAAATCCGCTCGCCCCGGAGGCGGGGCCAGCCGGCCACGGGGGATGGCTGGCCCCGCACCCCTTCTTCCCTGAACCCACATTTGCCACAAAGGTAGGTAATAGCCGATGGCTGTTTCTCCGCAGCACGCAACCCTGGTCGGCTCGACCGTCGCGACCATGACGTTCGACGAAGACTTCGCCGAGATGGAAATCATGAACGTCACCGGCACGTCGGCGGTGTACGTCCGGTTCGACGGGGTCGCCCCGGTCGTAGCCGCCGCCGGCACCCACGTCGTCCCGGCCATCGCCGGCGCGACCATCATCCGCAAGCCCAAGACGTCCGGCGCCAGCGTGGTCAAGTTCATCTCCGCCGGCACCCCGGTCGTGTCGGCCCGCGGGATCGTCGACTGACCCGCAAACTCGGGTGGCGCCCCGGCGGTGTCCGCGACCCCCGCACGCTGCGTCTGGCGTCGTACACCACCCTCGACCTGCCGGTACCGCCATCCACAGTGGACTGGGCCGGCGAGGTCGACGCCTGGCCCATGTACCGCAACGACGAGATCAACAACTGTGTCCTGGTCACCTGCGCCCACCTGGTGCAGGGCTGGACCCAGTACGCCGCCGGCACCCCGCACGTCATCGACGAGTCCGACGTCATCGGCGCCTACTCGGCCGTCGCCGGCTACGACCCGGCGCGCGGGGAGCCGGACGTCGGCTGCTTCTCCCTCGACGCCCTCAACCACTGGCGGAAGAACGGCATCGGCCGGCGGCAGGTCATCGCGTACGTGCGGCTCGACCACCGCGACGACACCGAGGTGAAGACGGCCACCCACCTGTTCGGTGGGCTGTTCATCGCCGCACAGATGCCGCTGGACGCTGACCGGCAGTTCCAGGACGGCAAGACGTGGATTCCGACCCGGGGTGCCGCCGGGCGGCGCGGGTCGTGGGGTGGGCACGCCATGCACCTGGGTGGCTACGACCGTCGCGGCCTGACCGTCACCACGTGGGGCCGCGCCCAGCGAATGACGTGGAACTGGTGGGACTCCTACGTCGTCGAGGCGTGGGCGCTGGTGTCCACCGACTGGATCAACGCCAACAGCGGTAAGACCCCGCTCGGGTTCGACATGAACGCCATGCTGGCCGACCTTCACCGCGTGACCGCCTGACCGAATCCGAACACATCCACGGGGGAACCTGCATGGCTGGCAAGAGAAACACACCCATCGAGGTGGAAGACGAGACCGGCCAGGCCGGTGAACCCGTCGTCGTCTACCTCGGAAACCGTGACGCCGTCGAGCGTCCCGAAGACCCCGACGACGTTGACGCGGCCGCCGCTGAAGGGCGCGCGGTGAACCGGCTGCGGATCCCGCACGCCGGCAAGCTCTGCACCAAAGTGGTCGTTCCTGCCGGGGTGCCGCTGATGCAGTCCGCGTACGACCTGACCCACGTCCGCGGCGTGTGGCAGGCCCACTCCGAAGCCGACGCGCCGGCCTGGGTGGCGTCGACCGACCAGGCCCTTGCCCAGCTTCTCGCCTCCCACTGGGGTTGCGAGCTGCGCGAGGTCGAGCAGGACCACGCCGCATCCGGCGACGACGCAGAGGAGGACTGACCGATGCTGCACAACGCAGGCCGTGACTTTGTCGCGTCCGCGCTCGGCGATTCCTCCGGATCCCGGGCCGCCGCCGCCACCTACCTGGCGTTGACGGCGAACGTCACCGCCCCCGGTGCGGGCGATACCACCCTGACCGCTGAGATCGCCACCGGTGGTGGCGGCCTGATCCGGGCTGTCGCGACGTACGCCCACACCGGTGGCACCGCGACGTACACGCTGACGAAAACTTTCACCGCAAACGGATCGGACTCGCTTCCGGTCACGATCGGAAAAGTGGGCGTTTTCAACGCTTCCAGCTCCGGGACGATGGCATGGTCGTCGCTTTTGTCCCCAACTGCCACGATAAGTGCCAGTGGTGATGCCCTGACGATCACCGAGACCATAACCGTGTCATAAGCGTTTAATTCGGACGTGACGGCCGGAGGGCTTCGGTGGGGGTGGCATGGCTACCCCACCGACCCTTGTCGCCGAATCCGAGTCGAACTGGACATCGGTCGCGTCGGGCTCCACCAAGACCGCAGCGGTCACCGTGTCCGCCGGCGACGTCCTCGTCGTCTTCGGCGTCACCCCGGAAGCGGCGAACTGCACCCTCGGCACGCCCAGCGGCGGGTCGCTGACCTACACGCTCCGCCAGTCCAACACGACCGGCTCCAACTGCGCCTCCTACGGGTGGACCGCGGTCGCGTCTACCGGCGCCTCGTTCAACGTGTCGATCACCTCCGGCGGCGGCTCCACCGCCATGTGGGGCTTCACCGTCTTCCAGTTCTCCGGATCTACCGGTGTCGGGGCCAGCTCCAAGACGACCAACGTCACCGGGGCACCGTCGTTGGCGATCACGACGACGGGTGCCAACTCGGCTATCTGCGTCGGGGTCGGCGACTGGAACGCCATCGACGGGGCCAGCCGTACCTGGCGGACCATCAACTCGGTCACGCCCACCTCCGGGAACACCCTGGAGCGGGTGTACCAGCGCGACGCCTCCTCCATGACGGCGTACGCGGCGTACTGGTCGGACAGCGGCGCCACCGGCTCCAAGACGACCGGGCTGTCCGCACCGACCGGGCAGAAGTACAGCGTCGTCGCGATCGAGGTGTTGGGCGCCGACACGGTCGCGGCCGCCCCGGGCCGGCTGTTCCTGTCCAACGTGGCCGCGCCGTACACCCCGGCGACGAAGCGGGGGGCGTGGGACAGCTCGGCCGCCACCCTGGCCCGGCACCTGTCGCCCTACCCCGCCGGGGTTTCGGCCACCGCCGCGGTCGCGGAAACCAACGTCACCAACAACTACGACGTGCTGTTGGGGCGTTGGGTCTCGGGTCCGGCGCTGCGGGCCGGCACCCTGTCCGGAACGATCGGCTGGGCCCTCGGGGTGGCCGAGTCCAGCACGGCCGCCAACATGCATACCCATCTCCATGCGTACGTGACCACCGGGGACAGCGACACCGTCCGCGGCACCCTGATGGCCGACATGATCATCACGGCGGAGTGGCCCACCACCGCCGCCGGCCGGCAAGCCGGCGGGATGGCAATCACGTCGACCGCGGTCCAGGCCGGCGACCGGATCGTCATCGAGATCGGCTACCGGGCCCAGAACACCGTCACGACCAGCTACACCGGCACCTTGCACTACGGCAACAGCGGCAGCGTCGACATCACCGACGCGGTCACCGCTGTCACCGCCAACCCGGGCTGGGTAGACCTGTCCGGCCTGGCCGGCCTGTGGTACGACCTGGCCGAAACCCCGACCGACACGTTCGCTGACGGCACCATCGACACCGCGTTGTGGGCACAGAACTACGGCACCGTCAGCGAACCGGCGCTACGCGCGCAGGTCGCCGTCGCCACCGACCCGGCCGGGCTCGGATCGGGCCGGACCTACAACCTGCAAGGGTCGTACGCCCACACCCAGATGACCACGGTGCCGGCGGCATCGACCGCGGCGTCGGCCATCTCGGAGTTCTCGGTCGGACACCCGTACGGTTCGGCGGCCTGGCGGTTCGACGCCGTAACAGGAAACCTGTCGGCCCGCCTCGACGGCGGAGTCGTATCCGACACGTTCACCCGGACCGTGTCCAACGGATGGTCAACAGCCGAAACCGGTCAGGTATGGACCGTCGACGCCGGCCCGACGTCGGACTACTCCACCACCGGCGGCCGCGGCCGCATGGTCATGTCAGCCGACGGATCCGACCGGGTCATCCGACTCGACTCCGGCGGCACCAACCTCGACGTGTTCGTCACCAGGATCGCGCTCAACGCGTTGCCGACCGGGAACAACATCGAACACGGCATCCGGCTGCGGTACATCGACTCGGCCAACTTCTGCGAAGCCCGCATCTTCGCCACCACCGGCAACGCGTACACGGTGCAGGTCCGGCAGTTCCTCGCCGGCGCCGAAACCGGGTCCGGGTTCATCGGGGTATCCGGGGCGACCGCCACGTCGGCGTTGTCGCTGCGGGTCCAGGCCACCGGCACCACCTTGCAGGCCCGGGTATGGATCAACGGTGCCGGCGAGCCCGGTACCTGGACGGCGTCCATGACGACCGGGGTGACCGCGGCCGGGACCATCCGGTTCGCGGGGCTCCGCAACCTGGGCAACACCAACACCAACCCGTACTGGGAGCTCGACGACCTGGTCGTCACCGACCTGGACGGGTCGGACACCCCGACGTCGATCGCGTACAACGCCACGACGCACCGGTGGCTGCGTATCCGGGAAGGGGCCGCAGCTGGCGGCTCCACCGGCAACCTGTACTGGGACACCAGCCCGGACCGGGTGACGTGGACCAACCGGCGTTCGGTGGTCTCACCGACGTGGATGCGGTTCAAGGACCACCAGATCGAACTGCGGGGCTGGCGTAACGCCGGCACCGCAGACGTCGCCCAGTTCGGGTCGTTGAACACGGGCAACATCCTTGCCGGCGCAATCGCGGACACCGCCACCGCCGGAGACGGGGCTGCCCGGCAGCTTGCGCTGCCCCGCGCAGACGGCGAGGCCGTCACGGCGGGCGACGCCGCCGGACGCACGTCGGCCCGGTCCCGGGCGGTCGCCGACACGGTGACCGCGGCTGACGCGGCCGGCCGCGCGGTGGCCCGGTCGGTAGGCGACGCGGAAACGGTCACGGCCGGCGACGCCGCCGGGCGGGCGTTGGTCCTGCCCCGTGCCGACGGGGAAACCGTCACCGCCGGTGATGGGGCTGGCCGGGTAGTGGCCCTGGCCGCTGCCGATTCGGAAACGGTGACGGCCGGCGACTCTGCCGGACGCGGCGTGGCGCTGTCGGTCGGTGACGCGGAAACCGTCACCGCGGGCGACGCGGCGACGCGGGCATTGGTCCTGCCCCGCACCGACGGGGAACCGGTTGCGGCCGCAGACTCTGCTGTCCGGGTAGTGGCCCGGTCCGGCGCGGTCGCTGACACGGTCACCGTGGCTGATGCGGCCGGCCGGGCGGTGGCCCGGTCGGTGGCAGATGCGGAAACGGTGACGGCTGCGGACGCTGCGGGGCGGGCACTGGCCCTGCCGCGTGCTGCTGCGGACGCGGTCACTGCGGGCGATGCGGTGGGCAGGGCGGCGCAGTCCCTGGTCCGCGCCGATGGGGAAGCGGTCACCGTTGCTGACGCGGCGGACCGGTCGGCGCAGGCTCTGGCCCGTGCCGACGGTGAGACTGTCACCGCCGCCGACGCGGCCACGCAGGTGGCCGCTCGAGCGCGGGCCGCCGCTGACAGTGTCGCCGCTGCTGACAGTGTCACCGGCGGTGCCAGCATGGTCGGCGCCGTCGCGGACACGGCTACCGTCGCTGACGGGGCCGCCCGCGCGGCGACAGTGTGGTCCCGGACCGATGGGGAAGCTGTTTCCGCCGCCGACACGGTGGCGCGGGCAGCGACCGGATGGGTTCGGGCCGACACCGAAACTGTGACGGCCTCCGACGTGGCGGCGGCAGCCGCTGCCCGGTCCCGGTCCGTCGCGGACACGGTGGCAGCAGCCGACACCACCGCCAGGGCCGCGGTGGCGGCCCGCGCGGTGGCCGACACCGCCGCGGGTGCCGACGCGGCAGCCCGGCTGGTGGCAGCGGCCCGCGCGGTCGCCGACACGGTTTCCGCCGCCGACACGGTGGCGGGAGGGTCAGCGTCGGCCGTGCAGGGCAGCGACACGGTTGCTGTTGTTGACGGCGCTGCCCGGCTGTTCGCCGCGATCGTTGGTGCCGCCGACACGGTGGCATGCGCGGATGCGGCGGGCCGGGCAGCGACGTCGGCGTCACGGGAACCCGCAGAGACGGTCACAGCGGTCGACGCGGCGTTCGGCGGCAGCGTCCAAGGCGCGTCGGCGGCCGCCACGGTCACCGCCGCCGACGTGGTGGCCGCCTCGGGGTTCCACCATGCCCGGATCGTGCCGCAACCTGTGACGGTGGCCGACACGTCGGCGGCCGTGCGGGCGATGGCTCGGGCGGTAGCCGACGCGGTCAGCTTGGCCGACCAGGTATTCGGCGGATCGTTGGCGGCCTCGGCAGGCTCGGACACGGTGCTGGTCGCTGACGCAGCCGGTGCTGTCCGGGTGTTCGGTCGGGCCCCGGCGAACACGGCGAACACCGCCGACGCAGCGGCCAGGACGTTGGTGTTCGGGCGTGGCCCGGCCGACACGGTTGCAGCCTCGGATGTGCTGCTCGGCGGGTCGTTGGCCGCTGCCGCCGGCGCTGCCGCCGTCTCGGTCGGCGATTCCACCAGCGTGGTACGGGTGTTCGCCCGGGCGTCGGCGAACACGGCGAACACGGCCGATGTGGTGGCCGTTGTCAGGGTGTTGTCCCGGGCAACAGGTGACAACGTGGCGGTGGCCGACGCCGCCGCCGGCGGTCGCGCGTTCGCCGCGGCCGTCATCGCCGCGGTCACCGTCGCCGACCAGGCAGCCCGCGCTGTTGCGCAGGCCCGGTTCCTGGCCGACGCGGCGGCGTTCCTCGACGTGGTCGCCGGCAGCCTCGACACGGTTCCGATTCAGCCGTCCCAGACGGTGACCGTTGTCGTCGACTCGTACGAATCCACCGTTCCTGTCCCCACCGCCGGATCGGTTGTGCCGGTCGAATCCGGCGGCGGAACCATCGTGGTGGTTCCATCCCGGCGGGTCACCGTCGCAATCACCTGAAGCAGGGGGGTGCCGTGACCACCGTCGACGTCGGAGACGCATTCGAGATCGTGTTTACGACCACGACCGGGGCCACCGTGCTCCGGTCGTGGTACGACCCGGACGACGTGCCCGTCGTCGAGTTGGAACCGATCGTGGAAGACCCGCCCGGGTCCGGCCGGTTCCCGTACACGTTCCAGGCGACCGCGCCGGGTGTGTGGACCGCGCGGGTCACCGTGTCCGGTGCCGCCACCGGGGTCGAGGAACACCACGTGTACGCCCGGGCCGTGCCGCAGGTCAAACCCCTCGCTGTGATCGGGCACGTCGTCGACCAGTACGGGGCGTTGACGGCGGCGCAGGAAAGCCTGGTCAGGTCGTTGCTGCGGGCGGCGTCGGCGATGATCCGGGCCAGAATCCCATCCGTGGACACGATGATCGCCGACGGGCGGCTCGACCCGGACCTGGTCGCGCTCGCCGCAACCAACATGATCCTCCGCATTCTGCGGAACCCCGGCGGTCTGCGATCGAAGACGGTCGGCCCGTTCTCCTACACCTACGACACCCGCTACGCCGCCGGGCAGCTTGTGTTCGGCATCGACGACCTGGCGTTGCTGACCCCGGTCGTGGTCGACCCGGCGCTGGCACCGTTCCCGGTCGGCACCGCGTGGCTCCGCCCGGGCCTGGCACCACTGCCGTACGGGATCGACCGTGGCTGGATTTGACGAAGAGTCGGTCGTGGTTGTCCGCCCGGCCGGCGTCGACGAGTTCGGCGACGAAGTCCCCGGCGTGACCGAGTTCGCTGTTGCCGGGTGCCTGTTCGCGCCGGGCAGCTCCGACGAAGGCGGGTTCGGCACCAACCAGGTCGTCACCGACGGCGCCGTGTACGGCCCGGTCGGGATGGACGTCGAAGCCACCGACCGGATCCGGATCCGGGGCGACCTGTACGTCGTGGTCGGGTTCCCGCAGCGGTGGGGTCCGGAAGGAACCGTCGTCGCCGTGCGCCGCTACACCGGTTGAAAGGTGGTGGACGGTGGCTCCTCGAGCGGGCCGTGGGAAGCGTGTCTACACCGGGATCCACGTCACCGTCCACTTCGACCTGGACCGGCAGGGGATCAAGCTCCTTGCGGTCAGTCCGCAGGTCGGTGACGGGGTCGAGGATTTCGTCAAGACCAAGTTGAAGCCGTACGCGAGGTCGATTTCGCCGCGGTCGCGGCGTAACGAGGCCGGCCACATCCACTACCAGGACGCGTTCGAGACGGACCGGGTCATCACCGGTGCCCCACCGGCCGCCGAAATCATCGGCAGGCCCCCCATGCGTCGTGTCGGGGTGCGGCTTCTCAACGTCGCCCCCCACGCCGCCGCTGTCGAATTCGGCAACCGTGGCCGCAAATCGCACCGGGTGCTGGGGAAAACCCTGGCCCGGTTCAACCGGCCGTTCCGCGACCCGTTCTGACCGATTCTCGTTGCGGAGGGCGGTGACCGGTGCCCGGACCGACCCGCCGATACCCGGATGTGCAGCGCCTCCTGGTTGTCCAGCTCGCGGACATCGTCGGGGCCGGCCGCGTCGCGGTGCAAACCCCGAACGACCTGGAACAGGTACTGCCGTTCGTGCGGGTCATGCGGATCGGCGGCGGCCGTGACTGGGTCAACGACATGGCAACCGTCGACGTTGACGTGTTCGCCGCGTCGTACACGGCCGCTGAGGTCCTCGCGACGCAGATCGACGACTGGTTGTGTGGCCCGCCACCCGGCCCGGCCGAACTGGACCGGGTGATCTGCGAGGTCGCGCCGCGGGAGTTGCCGTGGTCCGACCTGGTCAGCGTGCGCCGCTGGGCGTCGACCTACCAGGTGGTGTCCCGCCGCCGGGCGGCCTAACCCCTTTTTTCCCGAAGACCACTCTCCGCGCCGGCTGGGCGCGGGGGTGACGCCCACCCGCGTCATAACCCTCCCGCCCCGCCACGGGGCCTTGTCTGCCTCGAACGAAAGGGGCGCTCGTGCCTTACTCGACTCTTCGGGATAAGAAGAACGAACTTATCCGCAAAGCGCGTGATGGATCGGTTTTCATCAGCGCGTTCAGCGCTGACGGCATCACGGACCTGACCACCGGTACCCCGACCAACGAGGTCCAGACCGCGACGATCACGGGTACCCCGACCGGTGGCAACTTCCGGCTGACCTACTCCGGGCAGCAGACCGCGACGATCCTGTTCGACGCGGTGGCTGGTGCGGTGCAGACCGCCCTGGAGGCCTTGTCCAACATTGGTGCCGGCAACGTCTCGGTCACCGGCGGCCCCGGCCCCGGCACCCCATACGTGATCACGTTCCAGGGGGACCTGTCCGGTACCGACGTCGCGCTGATCACGGCGACGCACACCTTCACCGGTGGCACCTCGCCGGACATTGCCGTGGTGTCGACCACGCCCGGCTCCGGGATCGACCTGAGCCCGTTGCCGTCCGGGTGGGAAGACCTGGGCTGGTGCTCGACGGATGGCGTCACCTACGGCCGCGAAACCGAGGTCAGCGAGGTCAACTCGTTCGGGTCGACCGAGCCGACCCGGGCAGACATCACCTCCGACACGATCACCATGTCTGTGACCGCTCAGGAGACTCGTCTCCTCACGGTCGGGTTGTACACCGGTGCCGATACGGCCGGTCTGGTTGCTGACGCGACGACGGGTGAGTTCTCCATCGCCAAGCCGTCCACGCCGGGGTTCCGCTACTACCGGGTGCTGGGTTTGTTCGTGGACCGGGACGACAACGGTCGGGAAATCTTCATCGCCCGGTACATGCCAAGGGCGCGAATCACCGAATTCGGCGAGCAACAGTACCAGTCGGGCGAAGACCCCGTCTCGTACAACATGACCTTTACGGGCTTTGAGGACAGCGTGGTCGGATATAGCCATCGGTGGATCTTCGGCGGACCGGGCTGGTTCCCGCTTCTCGCCACCATGGGCATCCCCACCGCCTAACCCTTCTTCGTCGGCCAGGGCAGCCCAACGCGGGCGGCTGCCCTGGCCTTCCTTCCGCACGCCCGCTCCAACGCCGAAGGAGATCCACCGGTGGCCCGCAAGATCAAGCCCAAGACTTTCGTGCGCGACGGCGAGGTCGCCTACGCGTACACCCCTGCCGACGAAGTCGGATTCGTCTACAACGGCTGGCGCGAGCAGAAGCCACCGCCGCCCGCCCCGGCCGCCGACAACACCGGCAACGCCGACAAGCCGAAGCCCGCGCCCAAGAAGGCCGCCGGCTAGCGACGGCTGCACACAGACGGTCGGGGCGGCGTTCTGGGTGGGCACGCCGCCCCGACCTTTCCCTTTCCCGGATCCGCCCGCCCCTCACCAACCCGACTCTTCAACCGAAGGAGCCCACCCGCTCATGAGTAACACCATCGACGACAACCCGGCATTGGACCTAGACAAGCTCGAACGTGAAGGCGCACCCAAGCCGTTCGACTTCGTCCTGGACGGCCACCGGTACCTCATGTCCGACCCGCAGGAAGTCGACTGGCAGGACATGCTTGCCGCGTTGCAGAACCCGGTCATGTTCTTCCGGCTCGTGCTGCCCGCCGACGACCAGCAGCAGTTCTTCCGGACCAAGCTGCCGGCCTGGCGGATGAACAAACTCATGCAGGCCTACCAGGACCACTACGGGCTGCCGAGCGCGGGAAATGTCGGCGGCTTGCCGCGCTGATCGCCCGGTACGGCAAAGCCCTCGAGTACGACCTGCTGAACCTGCCGGCCCGGCTCGACCTGGCCACCGAATGGCGGTCCCGGCGATGGCGCCGCCTGCTCAACATCATCGACCAGCTTCCCCGTAACTCCCGTTACGTCGAAGCCCGGTTCGAGGACGAACAGATGGCCGAGGCGTACGTCGAGTACGGCCCTGCCGAAGACAAGTCGGCGCCGGGACGGCGCATGTCGGACTGGTCTGCGCAGACCGAGTTGCTGACCGCGATCCTTAACCGGCTCGGTGAGATGACCCAGGCGTTGGCGTCCCTCGGTGGTGCGAAACCCCGCCCGGTCCCGCCGGCGCCGGTGCCGGTCGGTGCGTTGGAGAAGGTCCGCAACCGGCGCCGCCTTCAGAAACACAAGTCGCTGGTTGCCCGGCTGCTACCCAACCGCGGGCCCGATCCCCGTTCCTGACGGAGAGGGGCCCGCCGCATGTACAGCGTTGGCACCGCATACCTCAGCGTTGTTCCTTCGTTCCGCAATATTGAGCGGGAGTTCCGTCAGGTCTCCGAGCGGCTCGGCCGTGAGGTAGATGCCGCGATCGCCCGGGCCATCCCGGAAGGTGTGCGGGAGGGTGCCGCCCGGGCGTCGGAAACGGCCGCGCGGGAAGGTGCCCGGTCCGGGCAGGCCTACGCCGGTGCGTGGCGCAACGCCATGGACCGGCACCTGCGCGGAATGATGTCCCGCCTCGGCGACGACGCCCGCGACGAAATCAAGGACATCGCCAAGGACCTGGGCGAGCTCCGCGACGCGGTCATCAACGTCGACGTCGACTCCGACTTCGCCATGTTGGAGTTCCGCCGCATCCGGGACCGGATCCGGGAGCTGCAACGCGAAGACCACACCATCGAGATGCACTTCAACCTCGCCGAGGTCATGCGCGAGGCGGAGCAGATCGAGCGGGCGTTGCGGGACAGCCGTTCGGAGATGGAACGGGCCCACGAGCAGGCCCTGTCCGACGACCAGCGCCGCGACGCCGACCGGGCACGGCGGCAGCGTGAGCTCAACGAAAACATGCAGCGGTTCCTGCGGGACCAGAACCGCATGGAAGACGAGGCGTACCGGGAGAACGCCCGCCGCGACAACGATCGGGCACGGCGGCAGCGGGAACTGAACGAGGGCGCCCGCCGGTTCCTGATCGAGCAGCAGCGGATGCTGCGCGAGGCCTACGACGAGAACGAGCGCCGCGACCGGGACATGCGCCGCCGCCTCGGTGGTGCCTACGGCGAGCAGGCGCAGCGGCGCACCACCGCGGCCCGCGACGCCATCCCCGACTTCATGGCCCGCGATGTCCAGTCGCGGCTGCGGATGACCGGTGTCCAGGTGGAGCTGGCCCAGATCCGGGCCCAGTTCGACCGGCTCAGCAACCTCACCGTCGACGTCGACATTCCCGCCGCCCAGTACCAGGCGGAGCTGGCAGCACTCATCGCCCGGCTGGAAGCGGTCGAGGCCAACGAGGTCGACATCGACATTCAGGCACACACCCGCGCCGCGTTGGCAGAGGTCCGTGCGTTGACCGGGCACATGCGCCGGGCCGGCGACGACGCCGGCGACGCGTGGGGCGGGTCGTTCGTCCGGAACATCCGCGAATCGGTGCGCCGGGTCGCCGCCACGATCTCCGACATTGAGATCGACGCGGACACCACCCCGTTCCAGCTCGCGTTGGGTGAGGTCCGGGCACGCCTGCTGACGTTGGGCAACGTCCGCATCGGCGTCGACATGGACCTGGCCCAGTTCCTGGTCGAGGTCGAGGCAATCGAGCGGGAACTCGCCGATCTGGAACTCGACGGCGACGTCGATATCCACACCCGGCTGGAAGCCGCCGCGACCCGGGCCGGGCTGGTACAGCTTCACAACCAGATCAACCAGATCGACCGGGACGACATCACCGTCAACGTCGACACCGACCGGGCCGTGTTCAGCCTGCGCAACTTCGCCGACAACGTCGGCATCTCGATGTCCCGGCTCGGCCTGCTCATCTCGCTCGGTGCGTCGCTGGGTACCGCCATCGTCCCGGCCGCGGCAGCCGCGGCGGCGTCGATCTCTGCGATCGCAACGGCGGCGTCGGCGGCGGTGCTCGGCATCGGCGTGTTCGCGTTGGGCATCTTCGGCACGTTCAAAGCGATCGGCGCGCTCAACCAGTACCAGAAGGATGCCGACAAGTCAGCCCAGAACCTGTCGGCGTCGCAGTCCCGCGTCGCCGGCGCCATGGACCAGGTGGCAGGCGCGGCCGCCGGTGTCCGCTCGGCTGAGCGGAACCTGATCCGCGCGCAGAAAGACGCCGTCGACTCGGTCCGGGACCTGGTCAGGGCCCGTGAGGAAGCCCGCCGGCAGCTCGAAGACATGAAGCTGGCGGTCAAGGACAACGCGTTGGCCCTGCGGCAGGCCCGCCTCGACGAGGCCGAAGCCAAGAAGGACCTGGACGCGGTTCTGGCCAACCCGCGGGCCAGTGAGGCCGACCGGGAACAGGCCCGCATCACCTACGAGCAGCGGGTTCTTCAGATCGAGGAACTGAGCCTGCGGCAGGACCGGCTGTCCAAAGACGAGGAAGTGGCCCGGAAGAAAGGCATCGAAGGCAGCGACCAGGTCCAGGCCGCGCAGGAACGTATCGCGTCTGCGATCGAGGCCGTCGCCGACGCGCAGGGTTCGGTGGCGTCCAGCCACCGGTCGTTGGAAGCCGCCAACCGGGCATTGCAGCAGAGCTACGAGAAGACCGGTGTCGCCGGTGGCGACGCGTTGCGCAACATGCGTGAGGCCATGGATGCCCTGTCCCCGGCCGGGCAGCGGTTCGCGCTGTTCATCTTCTCCCTGAAGGACGAATTCAAGGGGCTCCAGGCCGCGGCTGAGGAAGGTCTGCTGCCCGGGTTGCAGCAGGCCATCACGAACATGCTGCCGTACCTGGCTCCGTTGCAGAACCTGATCGGCCGGGTTGCGCAGGCGCTGGGCCGAGGGTTCGTCATGGCGACGGAACAGTTGAAGGACCCGGTGTGGCAGCGGTTCTTCGGCTACCTGTCGGCCACGGCCGTGCCGGTTCTCGAAGGAATGTTCACGTTCATGATGAACGTGGGCAAAGGCATTGCCGGTATTCTGCTGGGCCTGTCCGGGTTCAACGGGCCCATCGGCCAGGGCGTTCTGCAATGGTCTGAAGACTTCGCCGCGTGGGGGTCGACGCTCGACTCTAACCAGGGCTGGCAGAAATTCCTGCAATACGTCCGCGATTCGTGGCCGGAAGTCCGCGATTTCTTCGCCGGGCTGTGGGATTTCACGAAGAAGTTTGTTGCGGCCGCAGCGCCCATCGGTGAATGGGTGGTTGGTGCGTTCGCGAAGGTTTTCGAGTGGATGAACAAACTCGACACCGACACGTGGACGATCATCATCGGGTCGATCGCGGGTGTGGGTGCCGCCCTGCTCGTCGTTGCCGGGATCACCTCGGTCATCACGACCGGCTGGGCCGGCCTGATCGTGGCCCTGATCGGCCTGATCGCCGCTGAGTGGACGTTCCTGTATCAGAAGATCGAGCCGGTCCGGGTCATCATGCAGGCCCTGTGGGCGGCGACGGTTACCGGGTTCACCTGGATGTGGCAGTCCGTTCTCAAGCCCGGGTTCTCGGCGTTGATGACCGCCATCCGGTTTCTCGGCGACGTCGCGATGTGGCTGTGGGAACACATCTTCCGGAACGTATTCCAGTGGATCCAGGCTGGTTTTTCCATTTTGTGGGCGGCGTTCCAGGTCGGTGTTGGTCTGTTCCAGATTGCCCTCAAATGGTGGGGCAACATGTTCAGCTGGTGGAACCAGACCTACCTTCAGCCGTTCATCCGGCTGCTTACGCCGTTCTTCCGGTGGATCGCCGACATTTGGGAAAAGGATGTTCTCCCGAATACGAAGCGCGGGTTGAGGTTCCTTTCCGACGCGTTCGACACGTTGAAGGAAAGCCTGAAGATACCGATCAAGTTCATCGTGAATACGATTCTGAACGACGGGTTGCTCAAGGGCTACAACGCCATTGCGAAGTTCTTCGGTGTCAAACCCGACGACGTGAAAATTGACCTGCCGAAGGGGTTCCACAGCGGCGGCGCGGTACGGGGGAAGGGTTCCGCCACCTCGGATTCGATCGTGGCGCGGCTGTCCGACGGCGAGCATGTTCTCACCGCGTTGGAGGTGGCCAAGCTCGGCGGCCAGGACCAGGTGTACCGGCTGCGGTCGATGATCCGCCACGGTGTGCTGCCTGGGTTCGCGGCCGGCGGCGCGGTGTCGAAGTCGGGCGACGAGTCGTGGTTCGAGAAGCTCAAGCGCAGGGCCGGAGACATTGTCGGCGGCATCACCAACTTCCTGTCCGACCCGTCCGGGTCGCTCAAGGCGTTGCTGGACAAGCTGCTCGCCCTGGTGCCGGGCAAGGAGTCCGGGGCGGCGCAGGTCGCGGTGGGGGTTCCGAAGAAGGTTCTCGGCCTCGCGCTGGAGAAGGTCAAGGATGTTCTGACGTTCGGGTCCGGGGATACCGGTCCGACCGGGCCGGGTCCGGGGTTCCTTCCGTGGCCGAGTTCGCCGGGTGCGCAGCGTGGAAATACAGGTGTCTGGAAAAACATCCTTGCCCTGATTCGTTCCACTGGGCCCGCATCTGGGTCGTTTGGTAACGCTTACCGCCCAGGTGACCCACTTTGGCATGGCAGCGGAAGGGCTGTCGACTGGATGGGCTACAACCAGGACGCTTTGGCCCAATTTTTCATGAATATGCAGGGCCGTGTCCTGGAGCTCATCCACACCACCGACCGGGGCGGCTACTACATCAGCCGCGGTCGGCGCCGGTCCAGCATGGGCCGGCAGGATGCCTTGCACCGCAATCATATTCATATCGCCATGGACCAGGGCGGATGGCTCGATCCGGGCTATTCGGGCATTGTGAATCAGACGGGGCTACCCGAAGCCGTCCTCACCAACCGGCAGTGGCGGGACATCTCCGCCCTCGCCCGCGGCGGCGACGGCGCCAGCGCACCCACCTACCAGTTCGCGTTCCGCGATACCACGCTCGACCCGGGCCGGCTACGCGCCATCCAGGACCGCGAAGCCGCCCGGGAACGGCAGGGCCGCGCACGCTGACCGTCATCGACCAGCCACCACACCCCGAACGGAGGTGGCTGGTCGATGACGTTCCCCCTCAGCGACGTCGGAACGATCTACGCCACGTGGACCGACCCGACCGGCGTTGAATGGCCCCTTACCGACAAAACCCCCGACCGGGGCTACCACACCACCCGCGGCATCGCCGGGTGGGGCGCCATGCCGTACGAGATCGTCACCGACCCGCAGGCCCGCGGCGGCGAAACGGTCCGCCACGTCCGGCAGCTCCCGGCCCGGCTGACGTGGCCCCTCAACATCTGGGGCGACACACACCTCGAGTTCGTCGACCGGTACCGGGCGTTACGCCGCGCCATCATGATGACGGTCCACCGCGGGCAGCCAGGCCGGTTGACGGTGATGCGGAGCGACGGCTCAGGCCGGTTCATCGAAGCGTTCTACGAAGACGGCTGGGGCGGCGAAAGCGGCGAAAACTGGCTGTTTGCCAACCCGGTGGTCACCTTCTACTGCCCGGACGGGGCGTGGAAGGACATCGAACGTGTCGTCGAGACACGCACCTTCGGCACCGCCGGCACCCTCGTGTCGTTCCTCGCCCCGTTCCCGACATTCTCCGCCGGGCAGAGCGGTGGCTCGCCGACCCTGACCAACCCCGGCGAGCTGGTCGCCTGGCCGGAGTGGGTCATCACCGGCCCGGCCTCCGGCATCACCGGCACCAACGTCACCACCGGGAAGTCGTTCAGCCTCGTCTACGACCTGGCCGCCGGGGAGTCCATCACGGTAACCACCGACCGTCCGACGGTGCGCGGCCCGGCCGGGCAGAACCTCGTCAACGCCTTGAACTGGCCAACCGCGTACCTGTGGGGGCTGGAACCCGGCGACAACACCGTCGAGTTCTCCATCGGCGGGTCCGGCATCGGAACCACGATCGAAATCTCGTTCTATCCCCGTTACGAAGGTGCCTGAAAGGCGGTAGACGCGAATGGCCCGCCTGCCCATCGACGCCGCCGACACCAACGTGTGGGGGCAACTCCTCAACGAGTACCTGCTGGTGTCCCACCTCGACGACGGCGCGGTCAAAGTCGTCCCGGCCAACCTTGGTTCTCCACTGACCAGCGGCGAGGCATCGTTCGACCGCAAGTTCATCGGCCAGCCCGGTGCCGGAGCCAGCGGCGAGGTACTCCTGACGTACTTCACTGCCTGCAAGACCGAAACCATCACCCAGGTCGCCATGTACTCCGTCACCGCGGCCGCCACTGCCACTTTGATCCGGTACGGGGTGTACTCCGTCGCCGGCAACGGCGACCTCGCACTGATCACGGGCACCGTCAACGACCTGACCGTGTTCGCCTCCACCAATACCCGGTACGTGCGGACCCTGGCCGCCCCGTGGAACAAGGTGGCCGGCACCCGGTACGCCGTCGGGCACCTCGTCGTTGCGACCACCCCACCGTCGGTGTACGGATCGACCGACGCAACCGCTGGCACCGTCCTGGACGCGGTGTGGGCGATCGAACCTCGCATGTCCGGGGTACGGACCGGGCAGTCGGACCTGCCGGCGTCCATCACCTCAGCCAACGTGGTCGCCAACCGCCGCGGCCCGTACTTCGAACTCATCCCCTGACCTGCCCTGCCCGGCTCGCGCGATGTGGGGGTGACGGGTGGCTTACGGCCTTGGCCAGTACGGCGCCGGACCGTACGGCATCCTGCCCCCGCTCCCGGCCACCGTCGCCCCGGTCGTCCCGGAGGACTACCTGGTGCTGGTCACCGACCGGGACCTCAACGTCGTCGGTGACCCGATCACATGCTGGTCCCAGCTCGACGTGACGTTGCGGTTCAACGAGCCCGGATCCGGGATTCTGTACGTCCCCGCGTACGACTGGGTGCGGGAACAGATGGTGCCGGGCAACCGGATCGTCGTCATCCGCAACGGGCAGGTCCTGATCGCCGGGCCGTGGGAGGAGAAGCTCCACGAACGGTCCGACGACGGGGAAAACGCCGGCGTCGGCCGGCTCACCGTCGCCTTCGCCGACGACCTGGCGTCGCTGGCCGCGCGGTGCGTGTACCCGGAGCCGAACCAGACCCCGGAAACGCAGGTCCTCGACTTCTACGAGTTCACCGGGAACGCGGAGACGTCGCTGCGGCAGCTCGCCGACGGTGCCGGCGGGCCGGGTGCGTTACCGGACCGGCGCATCCCGCGGCTGGCGATTGCGCACGGCATCGGCGTCGGCACCAACGTCGTGGTCAAGGCGCAGCGGCACGCGCCGTGGGGCGACGTGGCCCGCGATATCGCGCAGATCGGCGGCAACCTCGGGTTCCGGATCCGGCAGGACGGCAACATCCTCCTGTTCGAGGTGTACCTGCCGACCGACAAATCCAGCGAGGTCCGGTTCTCGTTCGGGCTGGGCAACCTGCGCTACGTCAGCCACGAACAGAAGGCACCCACCGCCACCGCGGTCGCGGTCGGTGGCCAAGGTGAAGGCGCCGAACGGGCCATGATCGAACGGGTCAATGTGGTGGAACACGCCGCGTGGGGCCGGTTTGAAAAGTTCGTCGCCCGCGGCGGGTCGTCGCCCCTGCAGGAACTCCAGGACGACGGGGACCTGGCCCTCGCCGAAGGTGCCGCCACCGTGCGGATGACCGCCAACGTGTCCGACTCCCCCGACCAGCAGTTCGGCGTCCACTACCGGGTCGGGGACATCGTCGCGATCGAACCGGCCGACGGTGAACAGATCGCCGACGTCGTCCGCGTCGTCCACCTTCAGGTCCACGCCACCAGCGGCGAGTACGTCGCGGCGACCGTCGGCAACCAGTCCGCCACCACCGACCCGATGTGGCTTCAGAAGACCCGCGACATTGAATCCCGGCTGGGCCGCGTCGAGCGGGCCGTCACCCCGGGCTGACCAACCATTCGTAACCGCCGGCCGGCCCGGCAGAAAGGGGCCGAGCTGTGGCCGAGACTTCGTGGCCCACCGTCGCCGGTGCCCGGGCCGTCACCGACGACCAGTGGGAGTTGATGTCTGCGGCGTTCGCCGCCGACGGGGTTCAGGGTGCGTGGACCAGTTCGTCGCCTGTATTCGGTGACTCGTCCGGGCGGCAGGTGAAGGTCCGCTCCGCGCAGCTCGCCGTCGTCGGCGGCCACGGCTACAGCTCCGGCACCTCCGACACCATCAAATCGATCTCGGCCAACTCGTCCGGATCGACCCGCATCGACATGGTGGTGCTCGGGTTGAGCCGCACCACGTGGGCGGTCACCTCATACGTTAAGACCGGCACTCCCGGGGCGGGGGCGCCGCCGGCGTTGACCCGTAACGCCCGCGGCGGGTCGACCGGCGTGTGGGAAATCCCCCTCGCCATGGTGACCGTCGTCAACGGGGCGGCAACCATCGCCGCCGGCGACGTCACCAACATCGCCTGGTACAGCCGTGGCGAGACGGTGGCAACGTCGTCGGCGACACCGCCGCAGCCCGACGCGGCCAGCTACTCCCGGATGATGCACACCGACACCGGTCACGAATTCGACTCGGTGTCCGGGGCGTGGCGCCGCTCACCGTGGCAGGTGTCACGCGGCGTGGTCGGCGGCAAAAGGTACAACGCCAACGCGATCATCGCGGCCGGTATCTCCACGTCGGAGTCGGTGCTGAACATGAATTCCGGCTCGGTCGTGTTGGAAGCCAACCGGCGGTTCCGGCTGCAATCCAACCTGAGACTCCAGGCCGCCTCGTCCAACACGTACTTCATCTACCGGCTCCGGGAAACCGACCTTTTCGGAACCATCGTCGGATACGCCGAACAGTTCATCACCGGCAGCGGCGCACCGCACAACTTCACGTTCGAAGACGAAATCGCCACCTCGTCGTCGATCACCCGGACCTACGTTCCGACCCTGCAACGCATCGGCGGTGGCAACCTGACCGCCTTCACCGGCGCCACGTTCCTCACGTGCGGCGTCTGGGTCATCGACGTCGGCCCGTCCGCGCCCGACGTCGTCACCATCGTTCCCTGACCCCGACAACTCCGGCGGGGGTGGCTGTGGCCTTCATGCTCGCCGCCACGGCGGAAGCCGGAGCGGTCAACCTGGCCGTGTTCGCCCAGTACGGCGTCCTCGGCGTCGTCGCGGTCATCCTCATCTGGTTTGCGAAATCCGCGCATCAGCGTGAACGGGAACGCGCGGACCGGCTCGAAGAGGACAACAAGCGGCTCAACATGCTGATCCTGGACCGGGTCATTCCGGCGTTGACGTCTGCCACCCGGGCGGCTGAGGAATCGGCCGACCTGCTCAATGCGGTGCTACGCGAGCGTGCCATGCCGTCCCGCGTCGACCTACGTCGAGGTGTGGAAGGCAGGTCCCAATGATGTCCGTACCTCCCCCCATGCCGGATTCGGCACATATCGAAACCCGGCTGCTGGTAGTCGCCGAAATGTTGGAAAAGGCCGTTGCCGAGGTCAACCGGGCAATGGCGGACCTGAAATTCGGGGTTCGGGACTTTACCAGCGTCGGCACCTACGAACCCCCCGAAGACGGTGTCAGGAGTACCCATGTCTGAACTGTTCGACCAGGACGGTGGGCGGCATTCCATTCCCCGCCCTGCTTTCCCCCCGGCTCCCCCACCTCCCCCGCCGCCTTCGCCGACCTCGCCTCCCCCGCCGGTTCCTCCCGCGGTGGCGGTCCTGTCCGCGTCCCTGTCCGCGCTGGTCGCCGAATCGCAGGCGTTGCGTAGCGACGTCCTCGCCGCCGAACAGGCCCGCAAACGGGCCAACCGGATCGCGTTGAGCCTGCTCGCGGTGCTGTGCCTGTTCACCGGTGCCGTGCTCGCCATCGGCTGGCAGAACAACCAGTTGAGCCGGCGCGTGGACAAGACGAACAATCAGATGGCTGACTGCACCACCCCGGGCGGGGTCTGCTACGAGGACGGCCGCCGCCGCACTGAAGGTGCGGTCAGCTCCGTCGTGCGGATCTCCCTGTTCGTATCCCAGTGTGGGCGCCTGCACCCGGGCGAGTCCGGCCCGGAATACGACCAGAAGATGGAGAAGTGCGTCACGGACCGGCTGGCCGCGGCCGCCGCCGCTGACCGGGCCACACCCGCCCCGTCGCCGGGGGGCTGAGCCGTGGGCAAGTACGGCAAGGCGGTCGCGGCTGCCCTCCTCGCCGTCGCCACCGCATTTCACACCATGTTGTCCGACAACGTCGTCACCCAGCAGGAAGGTGTGCAGATCGCGATCGCCGCGGTCACCGCCCTGTCTGTGTGGCTCGTCCCGATGCTGACCTACCCGTGGATGAAGACCGCCATCGCCGCGGTTCTGGCCGGGCTCAACGTTCTAGTCACCGCCATCGTCGGCGGCATCGGTACCGGCGACCTGGTGCAGGTTTCCATGTCGGTGTTCACCGTCCTCGTTGTCGGTGCCGCACCAGCCCATTCCGACCGGCCCGCCCCTGCCGGGCCCGCTGGCCCTTCGGTAGAGCGGCACGACTAGCCGCCCCACCGAAGGGTGGTGCCCCGCCGGATGCGAGGGAGAGGCCCGCTCAGCGTGGCCCCGCAACCCGTTGCGGCGCAAGCGTTTCACCCATTTCTGGAACACCCGGAACACCTGTAAGCCGACACGCGATCGCCACGGGGGCAGCGCATGGACAACGACAGCACGATGTGTGAACGCGAAATCGAGACCCAACCGGTCGGTGTCGACGCCGTTGTCCAGGCGGGCCGGTTCGGGGTGTCCGTTGCCAACCCGAACCAGGCCCGCATCCCCGACGGCCTGTGGTGGCTGTGGCTACGCCTCAAAGGGTTGGAGCCGGCAACCCAGCTCGGCGGCATCTACGCCGCCAAGTCCGGCTACCACGGCACCCGCGATGAGAACCGCAAGCGGTGGCCGGGGAACTACTCGATCCGTGAAGCTGAGGACCTCGGCGGGCCGGGTGACAAGGCCGCCGCCCTGGACTGGACGTTTCCCGACGCGCAGGCCGGCCGGTACGGCACCATCTCGAAGTACACCAAGCGGCTTCTGGTGTCGGGGAAGGACTCCAACGATCCGCGGCTGGACGGGCTCCGCGAGTTCTACGGCCAGGCCGACACCGACCGGTACGTCGAAGGTTGGGACTGCCGGCACCTGGTCGACGTCACCTCCGACGCGTCCCACCTGTGGCACCTGCATTTCAGCTTTGACCGGGACAAGGTCAACGACATGAAGGTGATGGAGGCGTTGCTGTCGGTCCTGACCGGGGAGGCGTTGGTGTCGTGGAAGGCCCGCACCGGCGGTGCCTCCCCCGCCCCGCAGCCGACCGGCCCGCCGGCCGGGGCAACCGGTCACCGGCCGGGGTCGCGGACGTTGCGGCTGACCAGTCCGCAGATGACCGGCGCCGACGTGACGTTCGTGCAGCGGTGGATCGGGCCGGAACGGGCAGGCGCCGCTGACGGGATCTACGGCCCTGCCACGGTGGCCGGGGTGAAGTGGTACCAGCGGATGCGTGGCCTCGCCGTCGACGGCGAGGTCGGCCCGAAGACGTGGGCCCATCTCGGGGTCAAGGCCTGATGGTGTGCCGGTACTACGAGGATGAGCTGGTAACGCTGTACCTCGGCAATTGCCACGAGATCGCGGAGTGGACGGCGGCAGACGTTCTCGTTACCGATCCGCCGTACGGAATCGGATGGCGGACCAACGGTGGCGGCGGAAACGGTATCACCCCCGGCCGGCGTCACGACGGCATCCAAGGCGATAATGACACCTCGACTCGCGACAGGGCGATGGATCTATGGGGGGCAAAACCGGCGCTGGTGTTCGGATCGTTTCGCGCCCCGCCCCCGGCTGGCGTGGTCGAAACTCTGGTCTACCGAAAGCCAGCAGATTCGGGTGTCCTCGGCACCACCACCGGGTGGCGTCGGGACGTCGAACCCGTTTACGTCCTCGGTACGTGGCCTCGCCGCAAGACGCGGTGGAGTGCGGTAGTCGCCGCTCGCGGCGGGATTTGCAACGCCATCATGCGTACCGGCCACCCCCACACCAAGCCGCTCGACGTAATGGAGCAACTCGTCGAGGCCTGCCCCGAGGGTGTGATCGCCGACCCGTTCGCTGGCTCGGGTTCGACGCTGGTTGCAGCACGTAACCTCGGACGTCGTGCTGTCGGCGTAGAGCTGGAGGAACGCTATTGCGAGGTCGTCGCCAAGCGACTCGACCAAGGCGTACTGCCCCTCATGTCATGACATCTGGGATAGTGGTCGACGTGCCGATGGCATGCGAAGCGGCCCGGCCACACCCCCGTCGGGGGTGTGGCCGGGCCGCTTCGTGGTTCGGCGCGGGCCGGTTACCAGACGGTCTTGCCGTGTCCGACCTGGGCACTGCGTGCCCGGTTCCAGTGCGGCACGTGCTGCTGGACCGGGTTGACACCGACCATTTCGACGTAGGTCGAGGCCGGCACGACGGTGCCCAGGCGCAGGTCGCCGGGTTCGGCGTCTCCGGGCCATTCGAAGGTAGGCAGGTGCCGGTCGACGTACAGGGTGGCTTCTTCTTCGCTGCCCCACACGGTGCGGGCCACGGTGCGGGCGTCTTTGTCGCCACGTTTGAACGCGAGAACTGCGATCCATACTTCGCCGGGTGGTGCCCAGGCGGGTGGAACGGTGGTGCTGGTCGTCACGGGTGTTCCCTCCGCCGGGTTGCGTTCGAGCTGGCCGTGTCGTTTTGATCAGTGCGCCGTTGTGTGTACAACGACGGGTCCGGGCTGGCAGGTACGGCCCCCGCCGACTTTCGTATTTGTGTGATCACTCTGAGCTAGGAACATAGACATGACGGTTGACCTTGGGACGGTGGCCTGACGCACTTGCCCGACAAGGGGTCGGTTCGTTAGACGCCGCCCGTGCCCGCAGCCCTTGCTGCGCGCGGGCTATCGGCGTCTACAACCGACACACCCGTACCCGGCCCGGGGCCGGGGTGCGGGCCGAAGTCATTGCTCCATCGGGGGCGCGGCGGCGGCACAAGGTTGGGTGTGCGCGGGCGAGGCCACAGAACCCTTCCTCATGCCACCGCCGCGTTGACGCGCAGCCGATCGGGGGACGGAATGCGCGTATGAGGTGGCGGGGGGCCGCGAACTGGACGTGGCCCCCCGCCCCGACAGATTCGGGCACCATACCGCTCAACCCAGGTACCGCGAGGCCAAACTACGCGCGCTTATAACCCGACTTGAGCGGGGAAGGTTACGGCCCGGGCGTCGACCAACTGCTCTGGATGGTGGTGACCGCGTCGGCCAGCGTCGGCCATTCCATCCACGCCACCGACCCGGCGATGGCTGTAATCAGCAGCGGCCGCACCACGTACTGCTCGAATAGGCCGCCGGTGTTGAAGCGGGTCTTGACCGTCGCCGACCAGGACCCGGCCCGGACCGTGACGGTTTTCGGTGGTCCGACCGGATGCCACCGCCGCCACCCGACGATACGTCTGCGGCCGGTGGAGTCGCGGCGCAGCACCGGCACCGGGACCGGCGCCACGATCGGGCAGGCCGAGTTGGTCGGCGCGTCGCCGAGGCAGTGGATGAGAGATCCGGCGGCTACGGCGAGGCCGAGCCACCACGCCGACCCGGGCGCCTGAACGAAGGTGAACACGGCGAACCCGGCCGGCACCAGGACCGGAACCGAGATCCGCATTCGCCGCCGTCGGGGTCCGGTCCGGATCTGGATCCGTTGCCACCGCCACGGCAGTGTCGTGCGCAGCCCGAGGTGGGCTGACACGAATACCAGGGCGGCGGCCAGGTACGGCCCGGCCCACCGGCCGGCCGCGGCCACCACCACACCACACAGGATTGCCCACACCGCGGTGTGGGTAAGGAGCCGATGCCCGCCCAGACCCGGGCGGTCCCACGCGGTACGGGTCCGGTCGTGGACGACGCGGCTCAGTTCAGCGACCGCTTCGGCCAGGTAGCGGGTGATGGGGCCGGCGTACCGGGAAACCGTCGACTCTGGGTGGTCCAGGTCGGGAATCAGTGCCCACCCGGCGCACACCGCCGCGCCGATGGTACGTACGTGCAGCGCCACTGGGTGCCCGGCGGCGTCGAGGACCGCGCAGCCGGCGAGCCAGCCGGCGGCGCCACTCATCGCGTGCTGCTTGCCCATCATCGGCGGCGTCCCCGGTCGGTGGAGCGTCGACCTTTGCGGCCTTCGTTGGCGTCCGGGGCGCGGTGCCCGACGTGGTGAAAGCCGCAGCCGCCCTGGTCGGGTCGGCAGTAGTAGGCGCCGAGGCTGCCCCGCGGGTGAAGACCGCTGCCGATCATCTGTTCGCGCCGGGCGACCGCAGCTTCCCGGGTCTCCAGACGTTCCTTCTTCTTCTTGTCTCCGCATCGGCGGGCGACGGACTGGGTGAACGGCATGTCACACCCCCGCCGCGGGGGTGACCATGCCAGGCGCGAAGTGGACGATGACGCCGGCGACGACCCGCTCGGGGTGGCCTGCGGTGCAGGGAACCACCGCGACGGCGGTCACGGTCGGGTACTGGCCTTTGACGCGGCGCAGCTCCCGGAGCAGGCAGCCACAGCGTGCTTGCAGGTCGTATCCGACCGGAGCAAGGGGTGGGGCTGTTTGAAGATCAGACATGGCGGTAACCTCTTCTTTAACAATGGGGCGATTCGTCGTCCCGCCCCAGGAAGTCGCTCTGGCCTTCGGGTCCGGGTCGGGTGTCGTGGGGCCGTTTGGGGAAACGATTGAGAAGCGGGGCCACCTCTCGGGTTGGCCCCGCTTCGCTTGTCAGAAGGGCCGTTCGAGGATCGTGCCGTCGGGCCAGGCGATCATAGGGACGGTCTTCACGGCCTGGCCGTCGGTGACTCCCAACCTCCAGATGTCACCCCAAACGGGGCCCTGGCCATGCAGGTAGCCGACGAACTGGTGGCCGGGGAAGGCGTCGACGAGCTCTTGAAGCTCCTCTTCTACGAGGGACAGCCTCACCGGGTACGGCCATGGAAACGCGACCGCGGTCGCGGTACGCGCTTCCAGGATCCCGTCGTCGGTCTCGACCTGTTCTGATCTTTCGACCAAGTACAGTCCCTTGCGGTTTTCCATGGCGTGTTCCCGGCTGCGGTACGGGCTGTCCTTGTACTCGAACCACCGCAGCGGTGGTTCGATCGTGATTTCTCCGCGCATGGAGCTGTCGTAGCCCATCTCGGTCCTTCCTCGGATTCGGGGGTCAGGCGGTGGGGCCGCCCGGCTCGTCATGCGGGTCGCACTCCGGCATGACGTTCTCCTGTTCAAGCGGCTGAGGAACCGGAGCGGCGGCGGCTGCCGCGGCGGGCGGCCACCCGCAGCATCAGGTTCATCGGGTTGACCCCGGCCCGGGTAGCGATCTGGTCCCAGGTGGTCATGGCGGTGGACTGTTCGTGGATGGTGGAGGCCGCGTCGTCGATGATGGCCTCGTACAGGCCGGTCATCGTCGTGAGGTGTTCGAGGACCTGCCGGGCGGCGTCGAGCCGGCGGCCGGGGTCGTCGAGGTCTCTGATCAGCCCCGGGGACGGCACCGTGAAGTAGCTGCCGGCCAGGCGGGTGATGCACGCCTCGTCGAGGGGGCGGCGGCGCATCAGGCCCGGCCTGTCCGGGCACGGATCGCGGTGGCGGCCGCGACAACAGCGGCGCCGGCGGCTTCGCGACGGCGGTCGGTGGCCACGTAGGACGGGATGTCCCGGATGAGGTCGCCCGCGATCCCGGACTGGTCGCCGGCGGCGATCAGTCCGGCCATGTAGGCCTCGGGTAGCTCGCCGAGGATGTCCGACACCTTCGCGGCGATGACATCACGGGCGGCGGCCTTGATTCGGAACGTGGCGAGTGCCCGGTAGGCGGCCCGCCGGGACCGGACGTAGCTGGGGATGTGCTCCCCGCCGGGGTGGTTCATGAGGTTTCTCCCAGCTCGGGTTCGGATCTCAGATCGGGTGTACCTCTTTCTTGTACCGTACCCGGGGTACCGAGTATTGTCCAGAATCGAAGTAGGTTGCCGACCCGGGGAGCTGGACCCCGGCCGGTGGCCCCATGAGATGGAGCACCGATGCGTCGCCACCTTGTTCTCGTACGCCCGGAACCCATGCCGCGGTGCACCGCCGCCGACCCGTCCGCAACCTGCACCTGCAAAGGGCTGCTGGCCTACGTCGGTGGGGAATGGGTCCACGTCGACGTCTGCCTCGACTGCCTGACCGGGCCGGGCGGGCGGTGCCAGGGCCGGCATTCGCCGGTCGACCCGGACGGCGGGCCCTGCGACGACCCGCAACCGGCCGTGTGCGTCCACGAAGAGGACTGGCAGTGCCGCAACCCGGCCGAGATCCACGTCAAATGCGCCTACGCGCTCCCGGATCAGACCTGCTGCGGCTGCTGCTGGGCAGACGAGTACCCGCTGGTCGACGACCGCGACCTGGTCGGGGCCGGGTGAAGCGGTCGCCGATGACCCGGTCGCAGACCCCGATGTCCCGAAGCCCGATGACGCGGACCCGGATGAAGCGGCGGCCGGCGGACAACCACCTGACCGGCGACGAGTGGGATGTCCAGGGCCAGATGTTGCTGGTCCGCACCGGTGGCCTGTGTGAAGGGCGCACCCCGGCGTGTATCGCGCCGGACGGCCTGGTGCTGGGGATGCCCCGGGAGCAGGTGGAGATCCAGCACCGGCGGGCGCAGGGCATGGGCGGTACGGCCCTGGTCGAGGCGAACAACCTGGCGAACCTGTTGCTGTTGTGCGCGCGGTGTCACCGGTGGGTGGAGTCGCGGCCGTCGCCGCCGGATGACGGGGCGGATCTGGCCCGGCGGCGGGGTCTGTGGGTCGGGCATGACTACCGGGACGGGGTGCCGGTGCCGGTTGAGGAGTATCCGCTGGTGTTGGCGTCGGGGCGGATGGTGTTGCTGGATCCGGTGGTGCCGGAGTATCGGCGGCATCCGTCGGAGTGGTCCGGAGAATGGTCACAGCTTGTGCCGTACCCCGGGTACGGCTACAGTTAGGTTGTTGGTAGAGGACAACGGAAGGCAACCCCATGACCACAGCGACCGTGACACCCCTGGTCTCCGGCACGACCGACGCGCACGGCACTACGAGCACCGTCACCAACGGTGGACTCCTCCGCGACGAGGCCCGCCGCATCCCCGCCTTCATCGCGCTGTCCCGCCTCGGCGACGGCCGCTACGCCGAGAACGTGGCCGGCATGACCGTCCCGCAGGCCCTGGAAGCCGCCGGCCTCGACTTCACCGTCGCCAAGCACGACGGCCTGTCCGTGAACGGCTTCAACGACGGCTGTGACCGAGTTGCCGGCCTGACCAAGATGCGCGGCGCCGTCGCCCACTTCACCGACCACCGCCCGCCGACCCTCCTCGGTGTCGTCGGTGAGGGCTACGAGGTCGTCCAGCCCGCCGAGGCAGCCCAGTTCGGCCAGGCCGTACTCGACGAGGGCGGCGCCACCGTTGTCGCAGTCGGCGCCTACGGAGACCCGATCGGGTCACGCATGTACATGGCGCTGAAGATGCCCGGCGGCATCACCATCGGCGGCGAGGACCCGCACGACCTGTACCTCACCATCGGCAACTCGTGGAACCGCTCGACCGGCCTGTGGGCCGTCTGCGCCCCGATCCGCCTGGACTGCACCAACCAATTCGCCGCCACGTTCGGCAAGCTCTCCGCACGGATCTCGCTGCGCCACACCGCCGGTGTCGCCGCCGAGGTTGCCGAGGTCCGTCGCATGCTGACGATCGCGAACACGTTCACCGACCACTTCACCGCGTTCGCCGAGTCGCTACTCACCGAACCGATGGTGGGCAGCGACGTCGACACCTTCGTCGAGAAGCTCATGCCGACCCCGCACGCGGTGAAGACCGACCGCGGTGAGCAGAACTGGGCCGGGCGGCGCAACACGATCTCCTACCTGATCCGCGCCGGTGAGCGCAACACCGTCGGCCGGGGCACCCGGTACGCCGCCTACCAGGGCGTCGCCGAGTGGGCCGACTGGATTAAGGACGCCAAGAGCCCGTTGACCCGCGCCGTGCGCGCGATCGACGGCGGCGAGCACGAACAGATCAAGATTCGGGCGGCGGAGCTGCTGTCCGCTGGCCTGTAGGAACGTCAGCCGCCCGGCCCCGTCTCCCCCGGGGCCGGGCGGCTGCACAGACGGCACACGGTCACACCTTCGCGCCGTTGCCCCGGAATCGAACTACCTCAGATGAGTTGTCCGCCACCACCACCGGGAGTCCCCGTGGATACCGTCACCAGAGTCAAGATCCCCGTATCCGCGAACGCCCTACCGAAGCGGACCCCGACCCAACTGGTCGAGATGGCCCGCGCCGACCTGGCCCAGTCCGGAACCATCCGCAACAACGGCCTGCGCTACGCCACCGCCCACCTCGCCGCGTTGCGGGCCGCGTCCGCGTTGCTCGCCGCCCGGGCCACCCCTACCGAGGACATCGCCGACAGCCCCACCAGCGTGTGGGTGATGCTGGTGATGGTCGCCCCGGAACTGGAACAGTGGACCGACACCTTCACGGCGAGCGCCCGGAACCGGGCCACCATCGAAGCCGGCGGGGTACACACCGTAGACGGGCACCAGGCGGACATTCTGATGATCCAGGCCGGCCGGTTCGTACAGGTCGTCGAAACCATCCTCGGCCTGACCCGCCCGATTTAGTCCGTGACGACCGCCCCTGCCCAGCCGCAACGGCTGGGCAGGGGCGGTTTCGCATTTCCCGGAAAAAGCCCCATCACCGTATTGTGTCGTACCCCGGGTGCGAGTAGCGTCACGGGCAGGCAAGGGAGAACTGGACTCCCCCACTACCCCGAGATGAGGCATCCGCCATGGCCACCATCGTCGCCACCGCCGAAATCGTGTTCGCCAGCCCCTTGCAGGAAAGCGACCCGCTCACCCCCGACACCGTCGAGGCTGCGGTCACCGCCACCGAGCTACGCCTTGGCCTCGACGGGTGTATCGCCCAGCTCGCCGGCGAATACGCCCGCCACCCCGACACGGCAGCCGCCCGGATGCGTTTCTCCCTGCGGGCCGCCGCACTCATCTGCAACTGCCACTGACATTCGCTGGCAGGAAGGGAAGTGATGACGATGCGCGCCACCCGTCTCGACGCCATCCGCAGGCGCGCTGCGGCAGCAACACCGGGCACCTGGAAGATCGGCAGCAAGTTCGGCTGCGGCGTCCTCGGATCGTCGGTCGTGGTCCTGTCCGGCAAGCTCCCGTCGATCGACCTGGACCCCTACCGGAACGGCCGGGCCGATGCCGCTTTTATCGCCCATGCGCGTCAGGACATTCCGGCGCTGCTGGTGGAGATCGACCGTTTGCGGGCCGAGCTGGAGAGCCGCCCAGGACGTCCGGGCACTCCGGGCGAAACCTGTCACCGTAAATCCCGGGTGTGACATTTCCCCCCACCACCCGCCCAGACCAGAACGGACCCCGACCCATGAATGAGCCGCTCCTGTCCGAGCCCCGCATCGCCGGTGTCATCTACGGCGCGATCGGCGGGCGCCGCGTGTTCCGAAGCTCCGCCGACCAGCGTGACTACCTGGCCGCGCCCCGGTTTTCGATCGAGACGGTTGAGGACATCGACGTGACCGACCTGATGGCCGCGATCGGAGGGGCCGGCCACGCCCGACGCCACGTCGGCGGGATCTGGGAGTTGACCGCGGCCGGGGAGGAACGCCTGTCCGAGTACGCGGTTGAAGCCCTGTTCCACCCGGAAGTGCTGCGGCTGCGGGAGCAGGCGGTCGCGGTCGAGGATGCCCTGCGCCGGCTGGCCCTGTTCCAGGAGCCGACCGCGAACCAGTTGGCGGTGGTCCCGCCGGAGCATCGGGTGTATCTGATGGGTCAGGCCGCCGGGCACCGGGCGATGCAGGAGCTGTACCGGCGGCACCGGCGGGTAGGGGAGATGTTGGCGTCGTGGTTGGGCCGGTTCGGGTCCGCCGGTGGGGATCCGCAGGTCCGTCAGGTGGCGTTGGTGAAGGCCTACCTCGACGGGGAGGCCGTCGAACATCAGGACGGCCCGGAGCGGGTGGCGGAGATGGCCCGGATGGTGTCGACGGGGTCCTGACCGTTTTCTGGTGTGGTTGGCCGGGTTGCCGAGGGTTCGGCAGCCCGGCCACTTCTTGTTCCGTACCCGGGGTGCGGGGTAGTGTTGGTGGTGGTGGGGAACTGGACCCCGCCACCGGAGATGGAGACACGATGGCAACCACGGAAAGGATGTTCGCCGATCTTCTGGGCGGCACGGAGGAATGGCAGGAGCGCGCGCTGTGCGCGCAGACCGACCCGGAAGCGTTCTTCCCGGAGAAGGGCGGGACGACCGGGGACGCGAAGCGGATCTGCCGCCGATGCGAGGTTCGTGGGGAGTGCCTGGAGTACGCCTTGGCCGGAAACGTCAAGTTCGGGATCTGGGGTGGGCTGACGGAGCGGGAGCGCAAGAGGTTGAAGCGCCGCGCGGGGTAGATCATCCACCCGCCCACACGTCTTGTATGGAATCAGGGGTACGGGTACACTGGGGGCGGCTGATCTTGGCCTGACCCCCCTGTACACCCCTGGAGGCATCGTAGTGAACGGAGCAGACACCGTGGAGGAGGAGGACACCTCCACCATGAACCCGGAAAAGGAACGCCAGGAACGGGAAAGGGCCCAACTCGCCGACGAGCGCGAGGCCCGCTACCGGCAGCGGCGTAAAGACCTCACCGCCGACACCACCATCGACCCACGCCGCCGCGACCTGTACCTGGACCGCACCCTGTGGGACAGCTCCCGGATCGCCGCCGAGCTCGACATCAGCGACCACCGCCTGTCAACCATGCGCGGCGGCCGGCGGACCGCCGGCGGGGTGACCCTGCCGCAGCGGCCGTACCCCCACCCGTCCGGGTTCATCCCACCCGACGAGATCAGAGGTTACGTGTTCGGCAACCCCACCTACGCGTGGGAAGCCGGCCGGGTCCGCCAGTTCGCCGTCCGGCGGGGCCTGAACCTACTCAACCTGGACACCGGCCGGATGCGGAAGATGCGCGCCCGGTACGGCCGCGCCCGGCACGGACGCACCACCGCGTCGAAGGTTCACAAGGCCGGCACCCCACGGAAGGGCAAGAAGACCACCGACTGAGGAAATGGGCGAGGCCCGCACCGACCCGGAACAGGACTGGAATCCGAGGTCTGGCCAGCGCGGGCCTCTGAGATGAAGCACGACTACAGGTCCCCCGTCTCCGGGTTGTTGGCGCCGCGTAGGTAACGGTACCAGCGCGCCCGGACCAATGTCATCTTCTGTTGAGGAGATCACCGTGTCCGTGTCCGCGCCCCCCGCCCCGCCCCGTGTCGACGTGTCCGGCTACAACGGCCCGACCATGCTGGACGACCAGATCCGGCTGGCCGAGGTCCTCGCGACTGCGACCCGGGTCATCCCGGTCGACTACCGCGACCAGCCCGGCGACCTGCTGGCCCTCATCTACGAGGCGCAGGCCCTCAACATTCCGGTGATGACCGCCGTCCACAACCTCTACTTCGAGGACGACGGCTCGTACGGCATGTCGGCGCAGTTGATCGGGGCGTTGCTGCGCCGCGGCGGCGCCGACTGGTCCACCACCATCGAGCAGGGTAAGTCGTGCACCCTGGTGTTCACCTTCGCAGACGGCCGCACCGGTGGAGAGGCCAAGTACACCATCGGCGACGCGCTTCGGGCCGAGATCGCCAACACCACCAACTGGATCCGGTACCCCGACGACAACCTGTACGCCCGTGCGGTGTCGCAGGGCGCCCGCCGGTTCGCCCAAGACCTCACCGGTGGCCTGGCCTACGTCCCCGGCGAACGGACCACCGCACCCGCCGTGCAGGAAGAGGCCGTCGACCCGGACGTGGCCGAGTTCCTCGCCCAAGCTGACGGGGCTTCCACCACCCAGATCCAGGCCCTGACCGACACCGCCCTGGCGAAGAAGTCCAACGGCCTGGCCGCCAAGCCCGCCGGCGGCGGGAAGTCCGTCGAGGACCGGCTGCGGGAGCTGTGGCTGGCCGCCGCCGCCCGGGAGCTGGCCGCCGCCACCGCACCCGACGCCGACGCCGGCGAGCCGGCACCCGAGCCCGACCCGCAGCCGGCGGCGGTCCCCGGTGACGGGCACGCCCTCACCGCCCCCGCCGGCGAAGGAGACCTGCCGTGCCGCTGCCCGGCCGCTGCCGTCCTCGCCACCGGCGAACACGACCCGGCCGTGTGCCTCAACACCGCGGCGGTGACGCCGTGACCGCGCCGGTCGACCTGGCCTTCACCGTGCGGCTGCCCTACGCCGCCGCCATCCGCAACGGCACGAAGCCGATCGAGAACCGGGGGCGGCCGCCGCACGGCAAGTACCTCGGCGCCCGGGTCGCGTTGCACGCCGCCATGACCTGGTCGAAAACCGGCGCCGCCGACCCTCGGATCCGGACCTGGTGGTGGGGACCAGACCGCGCGGACCACCCCGTCGACCCCGTCGACTTCTGGCCACTCGTCGGCCGGCTCATCGCCGTGGTCACCTTCGCCGGGTGGCACCAGGCCGACCGGACCACACCGTTCGCGACATGCTGCCAGCCGTGGGGCGACCGCATGTACAACGGCTCCCTCGACACGGTGGCCTGGCACATCGAGCTCGCGGACATCACCCCGATCGACCCGCCAACCTCGCGGATCCACGGCCGCCTGTCGGTGCCGTTCACCCTTGCCGACCCGATTGCCGACCCGCGATGAGCGGCGTCGCCCTACGGACCGCGTCCGACCTGGTCGCCGAAACCCGGGCCATGGTGGGGAAGGCGTTCACCGCTGAAAACAGCCGCCGCCAGGCCGAACGCGACCCGACCCGGCTCACCATGTCCGGTCTCGGCGGCTGCACCCGCGCCGCCGCCTACTCGATCGCGGGTACCCCACCGTCCGACGTTGCCCTCCCGGAAGAGGCCCGCCAAGCCCTCCTCGGCACCTGGATCCACGAACATCTCCTGCCCGGCATGGCCGAATTCGCCGGCCCCGACGTCGTGGTGGAACAGCCGGTGAAACTCGCGGCCGCCGGCCTCGTCATCACCGGCACCTTGGACATGGCCGTCCACGACGTGGTGTGGGAGGTGAAGTCGGTCAAGGAGTGGCGTCTACACGGCGTGCGCCGCAAAGGGGTCTACGCCGAACACCGCGTCCAGGCCCGCGGCTACGGCCTGGCCTACCTCCAGGCCGGCAACCCGGTCAGGTGGATCGTGTTCATCTACATCGACCGCGCCACCGGCGAAGTCCACATCGAGGCCGAGCCGTTCACCAACGCCGCCGCCCTGTCCGTCATCGACCGCCTCGACCGGATCAAATTCCACGCCGGCGACGACCCCGACCGGGCACCCCGCGAGGGCCGCGGCCCCGGCGTGTCCCTCGCGTGCGACCGCTGCCCGTGGCTACGCCGCTGCTGGGGCGACGACGCAGTCCCCGGCAAGACCGGCCCGCAGCGCACGATCGCCCGCACCGACGCCGGAATCGAGTACGCCCTCGACCTGTACGGCCGGGCCGCCGCCGCCGCGTCGCAGGCCGAACGCGACAAGACGTTCGCGAAGCTGATCCTGGCCGCCGCCCCCAACGGCCAGTACGGGTCGTGGATCTACGGCCGGGGCAGGGGAAGCGAAAAGTGGGACCACGACCAGATCGCCGCTGACTACGCCGCGGCCGGCTTGGAGGTCCCCAAGGCACCCACCGCCGGGAAGATCATCGTCAAGCCGGCCCCCCAGAAATAGGCGACACCCCACGGAAGTCCGGTGTCTTCGGCCACTTACGGAGTACCGTGTTCACCGCTACTACCCGGTCTGCGGGCATGCGGCCCGACGGTGGGGATGCCCCGGAAACTATTCCGGCTCCCACCCGAGGGCATCGGGTAGGAGCCGGAATGTTGGCCCTTGTCAAGGGGCCACGGGCCAGGAGGGTCGAACAACTAAGCCGAGTTCGCAGCACGTCTCAGTCTCACTCAAACCAACCTCAACAGATCCCTGAGGAAAACACCCAGAAGATCCCGATGAAAACAGGCCCTGCGCGGGCGTCACGCGTTAACGAGTATAGCGGAACCGCGGGCGATGCATCACCGCCTACTTGTTAACACGTCCGGCGTGTCGGGGCTTCGAGTAGGAAGCAGACCAGATGGCCGGCATGTCGGCATCCGACGCCGATTTCGAGATCGAGATCGAGCCGGGGCGGGTTCCGCCCCCCCACACACCAGCCCCCGACTGGATCACCATGTCGGCCTTCTCCGCAGCGGCACAGAAGCTGCACAAGGTCCTCGGCATGCACGTCAACCGGGACCGCGGCGACGGGATCGTGTGGCCCAGCACCCGCAGCCTGGCCGCGCTGATGGGGTATAGCCGCGGCGACAAGATCAGCACGTTGTTGAAGGAACTCGCGGCCGGCAAGGCCATCGAGATCCGCCGCCGCGGCGTGCCCTGCCGCAACGTCTACGTCTGGCACCAGCTCCCACCCGAGGGCTACACCGGCCCGGTGACGTTGAAGGACTGGTACAGCCGCAACCGGCCGCTGCTGGACCAGATGCGGAAAGCCGAGCAGGCCCGCCGCAAGGCCCGCCGCAAGACTTCCGCAAAAGCCCAGGTCAACCCAGATACCCCCGATCCAGGGGGCACCCAAGCGGACCCGGGGTGCCCCCCCGATGGAGGGGATCAGGCCCACCCCGATTCAGGGGATCCAGATACCCCCGATCCGGGTCGGGAACAAGAAGAAGAAGAACAAGAAGAAAAGAACCCCCCCCCTACCCCCCACGACGAACCGGCGGCGCCCGACGACGGCGAGGCCGCAACGGCGGAGGGGGAGGAACCTGAAGATCACATACAGACCCGCATCGACGATGCCGTCGTCGAGGTGCGGAAGCTGCGGCCGGGGTGGTCCCCTCCGCGCGTAGTGAAGGTTCTCCGGGCTGCGTTGGGTGAGGGCCGGGATCCGGCGGTGGTGTTCGCGGCGGTACTGCTGGTCGCTGCCGATCCGGCGACGAAGCACCCGTCCCGGTTGAACCAGGACGGGGATTGGTGGCCGGCGGCGGAGCGCGCGGTTCGTCGGCCCCCGCCGGCGCCGCCTCGTGTTTCGACGGTGTGGTGCGACCGGCACGGCCACAGGTACCCGGCGGGTGAGGACTGCGGTCTGTGTATGGCCGAGGCCCGGAACGGCGGCTACGGGACTTCTGACGGGCCGGGCGGGGCATCTGTGATCGACCTCAGCGACGCTGAGTGGGCGCGGCTGCCGGCGGCGACCCGTGCCCGGTACGCGGCGGCTCGGAGCGGGTCGTGACCGCCGCCGCCCCGGCGCCGGCCGGGGGCGAGCGGCGTCCGGGGCCGCCGGCGCTGTCGCGGATCGAGGACTGCCCGACGTGTGGGCAGCGGATCACGTCGGTGATGGACCGGGTGGGGAAGCCGGTGAGGTTCAACTGCGACGACAACGGTAAGGCGGTGCGGTCGCCGGTCGGTGAGTGGTGGGCGGCCCGGTTCAGTGACCGGTGGTGTGTGGTGCGCCCGGAGCGGGGTGAGGATCCGCCGTCGACGGGTGGTGGGGTGCGGTATCGGCAGCACAACTGTCGGCGGACGGTTGAGGAGTTGGCTGCGGAGGATGTGTTGCGGCAGGTGTTCGGTGTGGTTGAGGTGTTGTCGTTGCCGGATGGTCCGGTACAGGGGGAGATGGGGCGTTAGCTGCCACGACACCCCGGCCGGTCTTGTATGGTTTCCGGGGTACGGGTAACCTTGGAGGGTAGGTTTCCTTCCCACCGAGTGCTGGAGCGCACATGGACGAATCACCCATCGACACCACCGAGCCGCTCGGTATCCAGGCGAAACAGGTCCTCATGATGGCCGCCGAGGACCGGCTCGTCGGGTACAGCTTCCCGATCGACATGACCGACCCGGAGTCGGTGCAGGCCGCCCAGGAAGAGATCGGGCCTACCGGGGTTCTCCCCGACGACCAAGTCGGCGTCTACTACCTGATCAAGGTGACCGACGTTGCCGGGAACCGGGTGCCGTCGATCGTTGCCGAACCTGAGGTCCGGTCGACGATCTTCGGGATTGCGGTCAAGACCGACGCGGTTCTGGCCCGCAAGTACGCCTACCAGAGGTACCTGCTGCCGTGACCGGGCCAGCCGACCGGCCCACCGGCCCCGCCGCGACAACGACCGGGTGGCGTGTCGACGTCCACATGCCCGTGTGGGAGTCGGGGAAGAAAGCTGGGGAGCCGGTCGGCTGGCTGTCGCTGAACCGTCTACCCACCACCCGGTGGCAGAAGGTCGCCTTCGACAAGGTTCGAGGCCTGTGGCGCACCGGCGCCTACAGCGCCCTGGTCGTGGCCCGCGTCCCCCGCGGCCTGGCCCGGGCCGAAGTGGCTGTCGAGTTGCGGTTCACAGACCGGACGGTCCGCGACCCGTCGAACTACGAGTTGACCATCAAGCCGGTCATCGACGCGCTCGGCCCGCAACGAATCTACGAGTCGAAGGCGAAGAAGAAAGACCACGGCATCGTCGTCGAACACGGCCGCGGCGTCATTCCGGGCGACGACCCCCGCTACCTGGTTCGGCCCAACACCACCGTTGGTGAACCCCTCGGCCGCACCAACCCGATCAAGGGCATCGTCACGTTGACGATCCGCCCACTACCCGCCCTGGAGGTGTGATGCCCGTCGACCACGTACGTCGCGAACACATGCCGTGGCGGGCCCCGCTCGACCGGACCGAATGCGGCCGCGCCCTCAGCAACGTTCCCGGCCGGGTCCTGTCCCGCGCGGAGTGGCACACGGTGGCCCGCGAATGGAACGACCTGGTCCGTAGCTACCGGGTGGCGAAGATGCAGGTTCCGGCGTCCGCCGTCCGCCCCAACGTGTGTATGACCTGCTGGACGACATGCGAGCGGTGGCCGGCGTGGGAACGGGTGCCGCTGCGGCCGTTGTGGCGGTGGCTCGACGACTTCGGCTACTACCCGGCCGGCCGCGACGCTGAACAGGCCTGCCGGGAGCTGTGGGCGATCGGGCACCTGGTCCGGCGGCACCGCCGCGAGTTCGACGCCCTCATCGAATCCATGCCTGACGGCTACCGCCGCGACGACCTGTGAAAGGGGGGCGACCTCTGTGACCGAGCAACCCGCTGCCGAGATCGACGCGATCGTGGGGGCCGACCGGAAACGACGGCTGATCGAGGCCGCCGCGGACCGGTGGACGCTGTACGGCGAGTTCAGCAGCAATGCCCAGGCCCTGCGCTACGCCCAGCAGACATGGCCCGACGCGGCCATCCTGGTGGCCCGCGGCCAGGTGTGGCGCCGGAAAGGCCCGGCCCGCCGCGGCGACATCGGGGTCATCCTCGGCCGCGACGACGAGACCGTCACCATCGAACAGGTTCTTCACGCCGAGCAGATGGTCGACGTCGGCGGTGGGCGGCGCCTCAACTACATGTGTTACCTGACGGACAGGTACGAGCTGATCGGCTGGCATCCCGACTTCGTCCCGGGCGGTGACAACCCGCAGCCGCCGGCGGCGTCGCTGGCCCCGCCGGAAGAGCAACCCACCGGCGGGGAGCCCCCGTTCGACCCGCGCGCCATGTTCGTCCTGGTGCAACGCGAAGCCGACCTGGACGCCTACATCAAGGCCCGCACCGCCGGCGGCGAAGCGGGTCACGGCCCGCACTGGATGCCGATGACCCGGCCCTACTGGCGGTCCGGCACCACCGAATGCCCCGTCTGCTACTTCACCGCGATCGACGTGGTGGCGTTCATCAACGACCCGGTCAACCTGGCCAACTACCGTGCCGGCTGGCCCGACTTCCTCGCCGCGTTCGAGCACAAGGACGCCCATTGGAACTACTTCAACGAGCTGTCGTGGGGCGGGTTCGACACCGACCTTCAGGTTGCGGCCTACCTCGGGCAGTGGCTGTTCCAGGCCATCCGCGGCGACGTCGCCCGTGAACACGGCGGCACCGGCGCCGACTACGACACCGGGTTCATGTGGGCCGGTGACATGGCAGACGTGGTCCTCGAAGCGTGCCCGTTCGCCGATCCACGCGTCGACCTGCCCGCAGACCATGCCCTTGCCCAATGCGACGGGCAGGAATCCCTGCTGTAACCCCGAAAGGAACGATCATGCAGTTGCGTGTGTACGGCGAACCCGTCGACCCGCAGCCGTGGGCCGTCGGTGACACCGTCCGGCTCGACGACAGCCACGACTGGACCGTTCAGGCCGCCACCGACCACTTCCACGCCCTGACCCGCCCGGTGACCGACCGGGACCGCGACGAGGTTTACGCCGAGTACGAGGCGCCCGACGACTGCGACGACGGCGACTGTGACCACTTCGGCTGCCACAGCGAACCGCCGGACCTGGAACGGGGGACCACCTGGTACACCGTCGTCGACTGGCGGGGCGGGGTCCGCGGCCCCTGCAACCTGGTCGGGCAGAGCTGGGGCGACGGAACCTACAGCGAAGACCAGTGCGCCGCGATGCTGGCCGAGTTCGAGTCCGGCAAACGGGAGGTGTCGCACCGCAACCGGGTTCGGCTCGGCGTCGTCGCCGGGGTCGTGCAGTGACCGCCCCCGCTCTGACCGTCCCGGACCTGGCCGGGTTCGACACCTGCTACGGGGTGCGGATCTCCTGCATCGGCGACGACGGCGACATGGTCATGCTCGGCCATGTCGACCGGCGCCGCGCGATCGCCGCCGTCCGTGCCTACCTGCGCAAGCTGTGGATGGTCCAGGCCGAAGTCGACGACCACCTGACCTGCCATCTCGGCCTGGACCCGGGAGACGCCGAGCGGGCCGCCGAACGCGGCTTCGAGTTCGACGCCGGCATCCACCGGCATGCTGTCGTGGTCGAGCACTGCAACCGGTGGCCGGCCTGCCAGGAACCCGACGCCGACTGCGGCGAGCCAGACTCCTGTACCGGGCTCGGCGGCTACGACTGGTACCTCAAGGTCGACGACGTCACCCCCGACACCCCGGGCGCATTCCCCATCACCTACTGGTCCGAATAGCACCCCCGCACCACCCGTTTCCCCAACGGAAAGGCCCGAAACCATGACCGACCCCAACCCGGCCGTCAGAGCGGTCGCCGACCTGATCGAGATGTCCATCGTCGACGCCGAAGATGCCGGCATGCCCCGCGACCAGTTCGACCGGCCGCTACGCGCGCACCTCGACCGGCAGGAAGGCAGGAAGGCATGAACCGCCACAACGACGAGTTCGACCCGGACGACGTGATCACGGTCGGCGGGCAGCCGGGCATCACCGTCGGCCAACTCGCCGAAATCGCGTTCGCCCAGGAGGACACCTACCGGCGGCAGATGCGCGACGCCGGGCTCGGGGTCCTACTGGCCGACGACGCAGTCGAAGGTGGAGACCATGCCTGAACCGGTCATGCTGACCCTGCGTACCCACCTGAACGACGAGGTCATGGTGCAGAAAGCCAAGGCCAAGCCGACGTTCAACCAGTCAACCGGCGACGGTGTGAGCTGGGCAGCCTGGACGTGGAACCCCATTACGGGCTGCCTGCACGGATGTAAATACTGCTACGCACGCGCGATTGCCGCCCGCTTCCCGAACGCGTTCCCGGTCGGGTTCACGCCGATCTTCCGTGAGGACCGGCTGGACGCCCCGGCCAACACCAAGATCCCCGCCGCGCACCAAGGCGATCCGGATTGGGAGCGGGTGTTCGTCACGTCGATGGGCGACGGATACGGCCGGTGGGTTCCGCAGGAGTGGATCGACCGTATCCACGCGGCCGAGCGGGCCAGCCCGTGGTGGCAGTACATCCACCTGTCGAAGTTCCCCGACCGGTTCCCCGGGCTCGACTTCCCTCCGGGCGCGTGGGTCGGCACCAGCGTGGACGAGCAGAAGCGCGTCCGTATCGCCGAACGGGCCATGGCCGCCGTCACCGGCGTAAAGGTGAAGTGGCTGTCCCTGGAGCCGCTCAAGGAGCCTCTCGTCTTCGCCGATCTAACGATGTTCGACTGGATTGTCATCGGTTCGCAGACCCGCACGATCCAACCCGGAGGTGTGGTCGAACCGGCGTTCGCGCCACCAGCCGAATGGGTACTGCGGATTACCCACCAAGCCCGTGAAGCCAACATCCCCGTTCACTGGAAACCGAACCTCCGGTCCAACCCCGGTGTGGTCGGCAGTCTCGGTACCGAGTGGCACGACCGGTACCCGAGCGGGGTGATCCGGCCATGAGCGCCGGCATGATCCCGATCAGCGCCGGGCACGTCCTGGTCATCACCGGCAGCAATGAGGACGGCTGCGACGAACGCCGCTACAGAATCGACCACTACGGCCCCGTCGACACGTGCGCCATGTGGGTGCCCTGCGACCGGGACCTTCCCTGCGCCGACGACGTTCAGTGGGCGCCGGACGGCAAGGTGTTCCACGGGGTCGAACACAGTTGGGGCGACGACGCGTGGGTCGTGCGCCCCAACGAGCCGACGTGTATCTACACCCGCCAGTTCGTCGCCGATGATCTCCCGGACGTGGCCGCCGACCTGGAGTACGACGGCGGCCCGCTGACGGCGGGCCGGTACCTGGTCGGACTGGTGTGGATGGGTGACGGCGAGTTCGACCTGAACATCCGGTCCCGCCTCGACGACACCGAACCGGCCCGGCCGGGGGTGGGGTGATGCCGGTCAGGGCCGCGAGCTGTTTCGAGGTGGTCTGCGACAACGCCGACACGGTGCCGTCGTGTGACGGAGGCTGGGACGACGGGCCGATCCACTTCCCCACCGAACAGGACGCCGTCGACTACGCCCGCACGGCCGGGTTCGTCATCGTCGGAACTACGGTCCTGTGCGCCGAGTGTTCCGCCACCCGTGACTGCGAACGCCTCGGCCACCAGTGGGACACCTGGACCGACGGCGAGCACCTCGGTGTCACCTTCAAGAAGCGGCACTGTGACCACTGCGGGATCGGCGACTTCAGCGAAGAATTCCAGCAGGCGGTCCTGCTGGCCGAGGTCCGGGACATCGTCAACAATGCCGACCAGGCCGGCCACGATGCCTAGCCGGGTCCGGGTCGACGGGGACCTGTTCCACGGCCGGGTCCCCGACGGCGCGATCTACGTGGGGCGGGCCGCGCCCGGTTTGCGGACCTCGCCGTGGGCCAACCCGTTCAAGGTCGGCAGGCCGGTCGGGCCGACCGTACGGCTCGCCGGCGGTGTCTGGACGGTGGCCCCCTCGATCGCGGGAAGTACCCCCGCCGGCACAGCCGAGGTGATCACCTGGTACTCGTGGGCCATCACCACGTTCGACCTGACCGGGCGGGTGGCGTCCGAGCTCGCCGGCCGGGACCTGGCCTGCTGGTGCCGCGAAACGCAGCCCTGCCACGGCGACGTCCTGATGACATTCGCCAACCCGGGATGGGTGCCGCCGTGGATGCCCTGAACAACCTCAGGCTCCCGTACGACGACGAAGGCGCCGACCGCATGATGCGGTCGGCGCCTTCGTCTGTCTGGACCTACCGGTCGGCTTCCCGGGCCTTGCGGTCCTCCGCGATCGCCAACGCCTCCTCGGCCATGATCAGCGCCTCTTCGGGCGTTGCCATGACCCAGTCGACGTTGGGGCAGGCCGCCTCCCAAGCGTTGACCCGGTCCAGGGCGGCGTCGCGGAACGTGTCGTAGTCGAAGACGCAGGCCGGCGGGCTGGACGTGTCCGCGTCGGCGCCTTCCCACACCACGATCCGCCAGTGGTGGTAGGCGACGTTCTGGTTGTTGGCGGCCCATTCGGCTACGTCCCGCGCGGTGCCCGGGTCGTCGACCGTTTCGGAGGGGCCGGCGGCCTGCCAGACGGTGGCGTTGTGGTCGCCAGACACTTCAAGCTGAACGGTGTAGGCCGTCATGAGGGGTTCCTCTCGGTGGAGGCCGGGCCGGCGGGCGGGAACAGCGGTGGGCGGGCGTCGTCGCACGCTACGTCGGCCGAGTGGTGGCCGCTGCACCAGTTGCGTGTGCCGGCCGGCAGGAAATCCGTCACCGGGGCGTACGGGCGACCTTCGCGGCCCTCGGTGTGTGCCTGCACCAGCAGGTCGTGTTGACGGGTGGCGGCATCCCACTGCCGGGCGGTGCGGGAACGCTTCGTCACGTTAGGACTGCCTCTGCGCGGAGGCCCGGCCGGCGGCGTACGCCTGGCGGGCGATCTCGCGGTAGGTGTCGGTGCGGTGGTGACCTTCGCGGGCGTCGTCGAGGGAAACGTCCAGGCCGTCCTCGTCGATGGCGTGCTGGGTGTACGCGTCGAGCAGGGCGGCCGGGATTTCACTGGCGAGGTCGGGGGTGCTCGGCCTGTACACGTCGATGCGGGCCAGCATGTGGTACTTCAGGTGAAGCGCCGCCCCGGCGACGACACCGGGGGTGCAGCGGCAACCGCCGCCGTCGCCGCAGGCGTGGATGTTGTACGCGGCACCTTGGACGGCGCTGAAGAACTGTCCATCGACCAGCAGGCTGCCGTCGCGGGCACGGACATCAGCGATACAGAGAGTTTCGAGGACGTCGATCGCGATGCGTAGGTCGACTTCGGCGATCTTCGCGTTGAGCCGGTCGTACAGGTTGTCGATCTCCGAGACAATGCCGCGCTCGATCCACCGGTCGTCGCCGAGGGCTGCCTCGTCGGCGACGAGCTTGGCCAGGACTGGGTCGGTGGCGTTGGCGAGGTCCCTGTCGACGAAGAGGCGGGTGCGGCCGGGGAAGGACTGGTCGAAGCCTTCGTCGTAGTCAGGGAAGATCAGCATGGTGTACCGGTCGGTGTGGACCTTGTAGGTGCCGTTGAGGTCGGGGCCGGTCGTGGCGATGAGCGTGGCGGTCATCCGGGTCTCCCTGGGGCTGTCGAGTTCGTCACCTCATGGTACGCCGTTCCCCGGGTACGGAGCAACACGACGGTTTGGCGCCATCTGAACATCTAGCGTTGTGCCGTACCCCGGAAAGGGGTACCGTCGAGGGAACAGCCAGGATGGTCGGAACCCCCGAGATCCCGCAAGGCGGACAGGCCGACCCAACACCACCGGATCGGCCTGTCCTGGTCTCCAACAACCCCCCGCGGATCGTCTGCCGCCCGAGCCCGCTACCGACAGGCTCGCGCGAAACGCGAAACGACGCGCTCAGGTGAGGAGACGTTTCGACCCCGTCCATCCTGGCCCGACCGCCACTAGACCTGAAGGGTTCCCATGACTGATGACGTATCCACCCATTCCGGCACCCTCGACCGCGACCGCCTCGTCACCGCGTACCGGGAGCTGCGCCGCATCGTCGACGTAGACCCGCTTATCCCGGCGTTCCCTTCCTCCGTCCAGGTGTTCCAGGTCCTCTGCGACACACCCGGCTGGGACGAGCAGACCGCCCGCATGTACAGCATTGCCGCCCGATGCTGTTACCAGGACGGGGTCGACCCGGTCACCGGCCGGCCGCTGGCCGGGGAGGCAGCTATCCACCCGGTCCGGGTTGCTGAGGCCCGCAACCTGGTGTACTCGGTGCTTGCCGGCCTGGACCCGGCGGCGGCGTCCGCCGCGGCGGCGCGGGTGGTGAGCCTGCTCGCCGACGCCGGGTGGCGTCCCAGCGAAGTGCCGACCGACCCGGCTGCGCACGCGACCGCGGTGGCGCGCGTTGTGAGCATGCTCCGCGGCGAGCCTCCGATCGAGGGGAATCAGCCGGCCCGTTAGGAGATCCCCGTGCCGGCGGGGCCGGTGCCTAGCTGTTCTGCACGGACCACATCTACGAGGAGGAAACAGAATGATCAACCGTGTCCGCGGCGCTGTCGCCGTGGCGAAAGGCCGATGGCAGTGGCGCAAGGCTCGCAGCCTCGCCGACCTGGCCAACCTGCGAGCCGACCAGATCGCCCGCAACCTGCCCGGCGTGGGACGCCGGCCACGGACTGCCTACCTGAACGGGGACGGCACGGTGCGGCTCGGCCCACCGGCGACCGCTGTCGAGCAGTCCACGAAGACCATGTACTCGGCGCTGGTCGCGCTCGGCCGGACCGGTGTGGTCGTCCACGACTGGCACCCGGGAACGTTCACCGAGGCCACCGGCGAGCACCCGGCCATGGCGACCAGGGCCTGCGTGGCCGGGTTCGCCGACGACGAAACGAAGGACTGGCTCGACAGCCTGCTGTACTACGCCGGCAAGGAGCCGGGCGCCACCGGCTACGAACTCGGATCCGTCCTCGACCTGTGGGCCCCCGGTCAAGAAGATTACGAACGGTGGGACGGGGTCGACGCCCACCGCTCCCGCGGTCACTGGGTCGAGCGCATCGACGACACCCCGACGGTCCGCATCGGCGACCAGATGACCGCCCGCGAGGTGTACCGGGCGTTCCCCACCCGCGGGCGTGTGCAGCGGGAGTTGCGGAAGGCGTGGCTGATCACGATCGTCGCACCGACGTGGGGCGACAACACGATGTTCGCCGACCTGCTCCCGCTGTTGGCCGGGGCCCGGCGCCCGGCTGAGGTCTAGCGCCCGGTTTCGGTCCAGGAAGCGCCGGGCCCGACCCCCTGGGGACGTTGGGCCCGGCGCTTTCTTATGGTCCACATGTTGCGCCGTTCCCGGGGTACGCGTTACGGTTGCTGTATTCCCCGAACGGCCAATGCCAGGAGTTCACCATGACCTCCCAGACGAAGACCCCCCGACGGGTGGGGTTCCTCCACGACCCCACCGGCGAACACCACGACGGCATGCCCACCTACCCGTGGGGCCTTGAACCCGGCGAAGACGGAGCCCCACCGGCCAACCTCGCCACCCGCCGCCAACTCGCCAAGATGGGCCTACGCCCCAACGGCCAGGAACACGTCGCCGAAATCCGCAAACTCGCCTACGGCTGGCTCGTAGCCAAGCTCTACCCGATCGCCGGGGCCGCACCGAAACGGCCCATGACCGACGCCATGTGGCGGGCCGTCAACACCGCCGCCCGCTCCCGGTACCGGTGCAACACCTGCCCCCGCACCGACCTGGACTACATCCCGAAGCAAACCTCCCCGGTCTGGGGACGCTGCCACCACTGCTACCCCTGAGGAGACCCGCCGTGTCCGACGCCCACCAGTTCGCCACCGTCGCCACGATCATCGCCGCCCTGACCCTGGGCGCCGCGGCCACCCTGATCGCCCTGTTGGCCAGCTACCGCAAGCTGCGCACGATGATGCTGCTGGCCAGCCTCGTCGACCGGTACGCCGTCAGCCTCGTCGACCGGGACGCCCCCGACCGGGCCAAGTCCACGATCTACGTCTATCGGCAGTACCTCCACGCCGCTGGCTTCGACCCGGAGCCGGACACCCGGTGGGTGGTCGTCGGCCCCGACGGCAAGGCCCTGTCCAAGCGCGACGGGTGGGTCGACTACGACCTGGCCGACCGGAAACGCCGCGACGACATTCAGCACCCCGATCTGCACGCCGCACTCACGGTGGCCCGCGGCGCCGCCCTGGCCTTCGGCTACCACATGCCCAGCTACGACATGCTGCGCCGGCTGTCCCGCCTGGCGTCCGTCCAGTTCGGCCCCCGCCGTAGGGGTGATCTGTGATGGACAACCCCGCAACCCGGTTCGGCCCGGTCGCGGAGCGCGAGTTCGACTCGGCGAAGGACTGCCACAAGCCGGCCCTCACAGCATGGCTGGAAGCCCTGCCCACCCTGTCCGACGACGACTTCTTCGCCGCCACCGCGTCCGCCATCCACGGCTCTGCCCTAGCCAACTCGTTCCGGGGCAACTGGAACCACGAATACTGCAAGGCGTCCGCCGCCCACGACGAGGCCGAACGCCGCCACCGCGCCGCCGGGCACAGCGACAACTGCAACGGCGACAGCATTTACTCGAAGGCGTTCGCGCAGGTGTGGCGGGCCCAGGGCCACAGCCGGTCTGCGTACCCGCATCGGCCGTGCAACTGCGGCGCCAACGCCACGCCCGGGCGGGGGGCCACCTGATGGGCGCCATGTTCTGGATCATCCGCCGGGTGTGGCTCCCCCTGGTGGTGCAGGCCCTGTGGTGGGGCGGCCGACAGATCGACTGGCCGCGCCCGATGCAGCTCCTGTTCTGCGTCCTGGCCATGGTCGCCTTGGCCGTGGTCGGTCAGTTCATGGTCTATTCGACCCGCAACCTGGGTGACGAGGCCCGCTGGATAGAGATCGTCCTGCTCGTCATCGGGTGGGTCAGTGTGCTGGCCATCGTCGTTCTGTTCGCGGTGCGGATCCCGCTGGTCGGCATCGTGGGGGGCGGGTTCCTCATTTACGCGGCGTTGGATGCGTTCCGGGAGTACCGGGACGCGTTTATCCGGAAGATCCGGGTCGAGCATGTGGCGCTGCGTCCGGGGGATCCGAACTACCGGCCGGCGGTGGTGCGCCGCCGAAAATAGCACACATATTGTGTCGAACCCGGGGTACGGATAGGATGGGTGTGTTGACCCACGTCGAGGAGGCCGCCATATGCACAAGCCCCGCACCACGATGTTGAGCTGGGACTGGAAAGAACAGCCGGACCTGGACACGCTGGGCCGCGTTATAACCACCATGTCCAACGGAACGGTCCACCTGCACCAGGTCGACGACGGCACCGACAACATCACCATCCTCCTGTCCGACACCCCCCTCGACGCGCGGGCCGTCCTGGACGCCTACGACGCGGCCTGCGAACCGCAGGCCGGCACCGACCTTGTCGAGCTGTGGCTGATGCACGACACGATCACCCCGTACGAGGTTCGGGAGGTGTGGACCAACTGGGCGCGTGCCCTCATCCCCCCGGTCGGTCGGGTGCTGTACCTGAGCACCTTCGGTCCCGGCAACAGCTCCGGAACCTGGAAGATCAGGTCGGTTGAGCAGGTCCGGCCCGACGCCTACCAGGTCACCCTCACCGACGTCGACCCGTCCGACCCGGACCCGCTGGAACCGATCCGGCGCCCGGAAGCCTGACTCCCCGGTCGTGCCGGCCAGACACGAAACGGCCCCCGCACCGCGCGGGGGCCGTTTCGCCATCTGCACACTCGTCATGTTGTTCCGTAACGCGGGTACGAGTATGGTCGTTGACACGGGCGACCACGTCGCGGCCCCCCGAAACGCAGGAGGACCCCCATGGGCGCAGACAAGATGACCCCGCAGGAAGCCTTGGAGATCATGGCATACGACATTGCCGACATGATCAGCCGCTGCGACGGCTACGACGGCCTGATCCCCGACGACAAAGCCACCCAGGACGACCTGATCACAGCCCTGCCGGTCCTGTTCCGCGCCCTCGGCTTCGACCCGTTCCAGGAGGTTACGCCGGCCGACTGGATTCCCCAGCCCGGCAACCGGGTGGTCCACCTGCACTACCCGGAGCCCCGCCAGGTGTGGATCGTCGTCAAGGTGTTCTACCGGGCCGCCCCCGGCGCCGACACCTACCGCGTTGCGGAGGTCCACGCCGAGAAGACCCCGACCCGGCAGAACATCTTCCGCGCGGAGTTCCTGGCACCGGCCCCCGCCCGCGTTGAGCCGGTTCCGGCGAACAAGGGGGGCGGAAAGAACAACTCCGCTCCGTTCATCGCGCACTGCTGCAACCCCGAACGCCCCGGCAAGCCCCTCGGCTGGGGCCGGCTGGCCCCCCTCGGTGACTGCCCCCGCTGCGACGAGCTCCGCGCCGGAGCCGCCCCCCGCCCGGCCCCGGCGTGGACCCGCAAGTCCAACGGCACCTCGTGAAAGGCGAGCCCACCGTGAAAACCCTCCGCGACACCCTGACCGAGGCGTGGAATGCCCTGTTCGCCCTGCTCGCCGTCGTGCTTGCCTGCGCCATGCTGGTCGCCTTCGGCGCCGGCATCGTCGCCTACGTCCGGGACGCCAACGTCGTTGTACCGGTCATGCTCGGCATCGGCCTGCTGGTGCTGGCCGTGGCCGCCCGGGTCCTGTCCCGTATCGACGAATATGAGTACGTCCCTGTTACCACCACAACCCGCCGCGGCGGCACCCGTCGCCGCCCCACCAGGAAGGCAACGACGTCATGAGCTACGTCTACAGGCAGATCCACAAGCAGCACGCACCCGATCTGTTCACCGTCGGCCACTACGACCCGGACGGCAAATTCGTTCCGCAGAGCGACTACCACACGGAGCAGTCCGCCGCCGACCGGGTTCACTACCTCAACGGCGGTGACGTGGTTCGGTCCCGGCAGGATCTTATCGACCTGGTCGAAAAGACCGTCAATGCCGCAATCACGCGGCACCTGAACAAAGAGCCGCATCTGTACGCCGACGGATCCAACCGCTGAAGTTCCCAAACCAGCCTTCCCACACGTCCGACCGCCACAGACCCGAAAGGACAATCCCGTGAACCGGACCGACCGCGAACGGTGGCGCACCGCCACCACCCTGCCCGCGCTCGGCGAGCTGTACGCCGAATTCCTCGAAGGCCACCTGCCCGACGCCCCCGGCTGGTACGGCAGTGGGCCCGACCCGGAGACCGAGCCGCTGGTGCCGACCCTGGCCGCCCTGAACCGGGCCGGGTACGTCACCGTCGAGTCGCAACCCGGCGACTACGCCAGCTCCCCCCGCGGCGACCGGGTGTGGCGGCAACGCGCCGGCGTCGAGGGGTTCGCCGACTCCCTCACCTTGGAATGGCTGGCGGCGGCCCTGGCCGGCACCGACTACCTGATGATCGTGCAGACGACCCAGGCCCGCGGTGGCAGCGCCGACCCGCGCGAGATCAACCTCAACCAGGGCATCGCCGTCACGACCCGCAACGGCCAGCCGGTCACCTGGTACGGCCGGCAGTTGACCCGCCGGTTCATGCGGGCCGAACTGTTCGGCCGGCACCTGTGCGGTGCCGCCCTGGATATTCTCGCCGCCGCGTGGCACGTCACCATCGTCGACCCGGTGTGGGACCGCAACACCCTGTGGCCGGTACTGGAACGCGCGACCAACCCGCAGCCGCTGACGGCGGCGGGCCGCGATTACCACCTGGCCCGGCTGGCCCCGCTCGACGCGGCAGCCTGCCCTGTTTCGTAGACCTACCAAGTCCGACCGCCACCGTTTTGCAAGCGAGGTATCTCGATGAGTACACGGACCGAGCCGGCGCCCGCCGTCGACGTTGACGCCGCCGCCCAGGCCGCCGATGACATCGCCGCGATGAACGCGGCGATCGACGCGGCGCAGCCGATGACCACAGCCAGGCAGGTCGCTGCCCGGTATGAGAAGACCATCGTGGGGAGACCGATTGCGTACTTCGCGGTATTCCAGGCCAACGGGCAGGCCTGGCCGCAGGTGCAGCAGGGTGAACGGAGCCTGCCCACCAACGTCGACCCGAGCGCGCTGGAGGATCTCACCGCCCGGCTGATGGACGTGTTCGGCCGGGAGCGGCCGACCCGGATCGTGGTGACGGCGACGGCCGGCGGTCGCGGCCACGTCGCGGTGCGGGAGCGGTGGCCGGTCGGCGACGGCTACATTACGGTCTGATCCAGACGAAGGAGGTCCCTCCCGGGTCGCGACCGGGAGGGACCTCCTTCGTCTGTGTGTGGTTGTGCGGATGGCGCCAACCTCCACATACCGGTGTTGCGTCGTACCCCCGAAAGCCCGTACGGTGTGAGGGTAGGTCCACCCACACACCGTGCGGAGGCAGGACATGGTCACCACCCTCGATCGGACGTTCCACCACCCGATCAGCCTGACCTGCTCCGACCACCGCAGCATGTCTCGATGGCCTACCTACGCGGCGGGTCTCGGCGAGCTGCTCAGGAGCTGTTGGGCCTGCGACGCGACGTGGAGGAACCTCCAGGACCCGAACGGGGACTGCTGGGCCCGTTCCCACCTCGACTGGCCACTCGACGAGGTCATCGCGGGCACTGCCCACCACGAGGCTGCACACACCGTTGCCGTGCTCCTCGCCGGGCAGCGGGTGGACGAGGTCGTCGTGCGCCGGGATCCGGACGTAGACGTCTCGACCGACCCATCCGGGTGGGTCAGATGGAATTCGACGCGGACCAAGGTCGACGTGATGGACCACCTGGTCGTGTGCTGGGCCGGGCAGATGGCAGGCCTTCGGTACCTGGAGGAGATCGGCCGGGACACCCCAACCGACCGGTTCGACATCATCCACGGTTCGTCCGACGACGCGGGCCAGGCCTACAAGCTGGCCGCCGACCATGGCCTGCCGGAAGACGCCGGGATGCGCGCGGCCCGGCTGATCGTGCGAAGCGAGTGGGCCACGATCGCCCGGCTGGCCCGGGAGCTGTGCACCCGCGGCCGGCTGGACGACACCGAGGTGCGGGCCATCGTCGGGCTCTGACCCGGCGGGTTCCGTTGTGCAGTTGGTGAACACCCCGACATCACCATATTGTGCCGTACCCCGGTTTCGATGTACTGTCTGTCTATCGGCAGCGCGCCACACGGCAGCAGCGCCACAGACTTTCCGGGAGATCCCGATGACCACCAGCACCGCTACCCAGCAGGACAGCACCGCCGGAAACTTCACCTACTACATCGCCAGGACCATCGTTCTCGGCTTCGCCATCGGCTGTCTCTACTTCTCCTTCGACCACACCATCCACCTGGCCCACATGCTCGGCGCCACCGGCACCCAGGCCTACACCGCCCCCGCCTTCGTCGACGGCTTCATGTTGCTTGGCCGCCTCGGCATGAGCGCCAAGTTCGACGCCGCCACCAACAAGATCGGCCGCCGGATGATGGTCGTCGGCGCCCTGATCTCCCTCGCCGCGAACATCGCCGCCGGCCAGACCCTCGGCGGCCGCATTCTCGGCGCGGCCGTGGTGATCGGCTTCCTCGTGACCGAGTGGTACGCCGGCAAGCTCAAGCCCGCTCCCGCCCCGGCCCCGACCGTCACCCCCGACGAGCAGGCCGCGATCGACCTGGCCGCCAAGCGTTCCGCCGCCGCCCGCAAGGCCGCCGAAACCCGCAAGGCGAACCAGGCCGCCAAGCCCACCCGCAAGCCCCGCACCCGCAAGCCCGCCGCCGCCAAGACCCACCCGGTCGCCGCGATCCAGGCCCTGACCCCCCAGCAGATCAACGACGCCCCGGTCTCCCCCGCCCCGTGGATGGGCCCGAGCCTGGTCATCGCGAAGACCACCGCTGACATCCGGAACCTGACCAACTAACCCAGCACCACCCCGGGGTCGGCACCCGCCGGCCCCGGGACTTCCCCCCGTTCCGAGAGGACACGCCCGACATGAACGAGGACAACGACCGCAGGCCGACCGCAGAGCAGACGATCCGGATGGCAGCCCTTATCGCCGCCGCTGAGATTGCCCCCTCCGGCCTCGGGATCGCCCGCCTGACCGACACCGCGAGCATCCTGGCCGCGTGGATCACAACCGGCCAACTTCCCCGGCCCGAGCCGGGCACCTACTACTAGACCGGACCGCACCCCGAAGGAGCCCACGATGACCACCACGACCGCCACGACCTACGGTGCCGAGTTCGGATTCACCGCCCAGACCGACGGGATCAGGGCGTTCGTGAACGACGCCGGCTACACCGCCGACGAGGCCGGCGCCGTGTTCGATGCCTTGCTGGCCGCGTTCCGTTCCGTGGTCGACGGACGGCTCCCGGACGGGGTGTTGTGGCAGCCGATCACGAGCGAGTTCATCCACCCGGTCGACGTCGACCTGCCCGACCGGGACGAGATGACCGAGCTGTTCCGGGAGGCGTGGGCCGCGACCGCAGATCGGATCGAGGCGATCGAGTCGGAGGTTCTTGGCGCCTGAACACACAGCGACGCCCCCCCGGGATCCCGGGGGGCCGTCGCTGTGTGTAACGAGGATCGTCCGTACGTACGGACGGACGTACGGTTCCACCAAAAACAAGGGAGGGGGGTCTTACGCGAGCCCAGGGCCCCCTCTGAGGGGGGCGTACGTCCGTACGTACGTACGTCCGTACGGACAACCGTACGATACTCACGGTGACATGTCGGTGGGCGGGGGCATGCCGTCCGACAACCGTGGGAAGCGCTATTCCTGAACTTCGTTGCCGCCGTCCGCATGCCCGTCGACCGGGTCTGTCTGGTCCGCGCGGCTGCGTTCCTGCCCGGCCAACTGGGCCTCCAGCTCGCGGCGTTTCGCCAGAGCAGCAGAGCGGGGGATCCGCGCCCACCGCTTGTCACCCAGCCGGACGTGCAGCAGTTCTGGCGGGTCGCTGCCGATCATCGCGATGACCTGCCGGCGGGTGGTGCCGTAGCCGATGACCGCCGCCGCCTCCCCTGTAGTCAGCATTTCGCCTTCCCACGCGGGATGGTCCTGGTCGGGTACCGGCGTATCCGTCATAAGCACGTTTGCCCCCTTCGTTCCTGGTGTGGCCGGTCGCCGGTTCGCGTCCGGCCGACCGCACACACGTCCACGATCAACTGTCCCCCACCGGTATGACAAAGGTACCGAAGTTACCCGACATACCGAGTGACCAAAGCTGCCAAAGTTTCCGACAGTATGTCATGATGAGCGCATGGAGCGGAACACCGAACACGGAGCGCCGAAGAGTGCCGAATCGGCCCCCGGCGGTACCGCAGTACCCGCGGTACCGGTGACCCCCGGTACCGCGGTACCGGTACCGCCCGCGGCCCGGCCGGTACCGGCACACCGCGCCCCGGTACCGACGACCGACACCGGCGGTACCAGTACCGACAGCGGTACCGGTACCGCCGGCCGGTACCGCTGGTACCACCGGCTCGGCCGCCGGTACCGCCACACCGGTACCGGTACTGCCACCGCCGGTACCAGCCTCGCGGTACCGGCCGACGGGGCAGTACAGGTCTTCGGTACCGGTACCGGCGACCTGGTACCGGCCGCCGGGTACCGGTACAACCCGGTCGGTACCGAAGCAACGATCCGGGCCCACCTGCGCGACCTGCCGGTGCCGGCGGCCGGTACCGCCCGTCGGCACCGCAAGGCGGCGACCGGCACCACCACCGAGCCGGTGACCTTCCTCGGCCGGATCTTCAAAGCGATCAGCACCATCTTCGAGATCGCCCCCCTGGCCGCGCCCCTGTTCGCCTCCGGCTGGTTCACCTACCTCGTCGTCACCGACGAGTACGGCCTGAGCCAGCCGTGGCCGATCGCGGTGACCATGGTGCTCGGCCTCGAAGGTGTCGTCTGGACCCTCGCCAAGCTGTACGAGCAGCGGCTGGTCGCCGGCCACTCCACCATCGCCGACCGGCTCGGAATCCTGTTCGTCGTCAGCGCCATCGGCAGCCTCATCTACTGGCACTCCATGGTCGAGGCCAAGGCCCGCACCGCCGAGGCCAGGGCCGCCGCCGTGCTGGCCGGCATCGACCCGGACTTCGTCGTCGCCGCCAAGGCCGACTGGCGCGGTGCCGCCGTCGCCGCGTCCATGAGCGCGCTCGGCGTGTTCGTGTACGGGCGTAGGGCCAGGTGGAACCGCCGTGTCGAGCTGGAAGCCGAAGGCCGCGTCGACATGCAGGCCCTGCGGATCGGTCTCTGGCAGTGGATCGTCTCCCCCTGGGAGTCGACCTGGTCGTTCCGCCACGGCATGAAGTACCGGATCAAGCGCCCCACGGACGCGGTACGGGACTGGCGGCTGTGGAAGGAGATGGGCAAGCCCAAGCTGTGGCCGCCGGCCATGACCGCCGGTACCACCGGCACCAGCACCGACGAGACGGTACCGGTACCGGCGTGGATGCTCGCCGAGCTACTCGGCAACGCCGCCGGTACCGGTACCGGCGGGGACCTGGTCGGTACCGGGTACCCGGTACCGACCTCGCCCGGCCCGGCCGGTACCGGTACCGGCGGTACGAGCTACGTACCGGTACCGCCGGCGAGCGTTGGCGGTACCGCGACCCGTACCGCCTCCGGCCCGGCCGGTACCGGAGCGCGCGGTCCCGGCGGTACCGGTACCGGTACCGCCGGGGACTCGGTGACGATCAGCCAGTACCGGCAGCGCAACGCCCACCGTCTCGACAAGATCCGTAAGGTGCTCGACGGTACCGACGGCCGGCCGGATTGGCGGCTCGCCCCGGAAGCCGACCTGACCCTGTCCGTCATCACGGCCGCCGGCGGGTTCAGCAACCGCACCGACGCCGCCCAGTGCAAGTCGGTCCTCCTGGCCGACCGGCAGCGGGAAGGCGGATAAAGATCGGCTAGCTGAACGGTTCCACGCCCATAGACGTGACCCTGAGCATGATCGATGCTTTACCTGGCACCACACGTACCAACTAGCACCAACCTCCCCAAACAGCCCAGATCCCGACAAGAGGAAGACGCGACCCCCATGAAAATGCTGACGGCGCAGACCCGGGCCGAATGGCACCGAGGCAACCCCCTCCCCGAACACCCGGTCCGGTCCAAGCCGGCGAGGCCGACGTTCAGGTTCCTCGACACCCGGGCGTGGCGGCTCCACACCCGCGGCGTGTGGCTCCTCGTCGCCGCGTGCCTGCCCGCCCTGTTCCTGGTGGCGTTCTGGGTGACCGCCGACGAACTCGGCATGATCGGCTGGGGCATGACCACCGCGGCGGTCCTGATGGTCGCCGTGGCCACCCTGTCCCTGTGGGCCGCCCGCGCCGTCGAGAACGCCACCCGCAACCGGGCCGACCTGAACGCCGCCGCCGAGGACGCGTTCCTGGCCTTCGACGGTGTCGGACCGGACCTTCCCCCGCCGGCCGCGGCGGCCGCCGCACCCGTCCCGACCGGTCCGCTGCCGACGCCCGCACCGTGGGTCGGCCCGAACATCGTCTGGCCGACCCGGCAGGAAGACATCCACGAGTCCGGCCGCGAATACGACGACTACGCGGAGCAGGTCACGGCGGAGGTCGCCGACCCGGCGCCCGCCGCCGGCCCGGCCCGACCCACCCGCCTGTAACCCGACCAAGAGGTGAATATCGTGAGCACCCCTCAGAACGTTCCGACCCAGCCGGCCGGGCACGGGCCCTACCCGGTGTACCCGGTCGTTCCGGGTGCACCCGTGCCCGGCACCCCGGGCACGCCCGGAGCCCGGCCCCGCGGGGATGCGGCGTCCCGGATCCAGCGGATGCCGCTCGGGCCGCTGGTGGCCTCGGCTGGCCTGATCAGCCTGATCGTCGTCCTGGTCCTGTTCGAGCTGTTCCCGCCGATGATCGCCCTGATGATTCTGTGTGTCCTGATCCTGCTGGCCATCGGGATCTGGTACCTGCGTCAGCGCCGCGCCGCCCGCCGCCGCCCCGGCCCCGCCGGTGCGCGCGGCGGGGCTGCCGGGCCGGGTACCCGCCGCGGCGGGAACCCGATCAGCCGCATGCTCGGCGGCCGCGGTGCCCGCCCCGGTGGTGCCGGCGGCCGCCCGGGCGGTGGCGGGCTGCGCGGGATGTTGCCCCGCGCGCTCGGCGGAACCCGGGGACGCCCCGGCGGCGGCACCCCCGGCGGTGCGCGGGCTGCGGGTGGCCGCCCCGGCGGCAAACTCAACCCGCTCAACTGGGGTCGCAACCGGGCAGCCGGTCGCGGCCCTACCACCGGTCCGGGCGGCAGCAAGGCCCCCGGCCGGTTCAACCCGTTCAGCCGGAGCCGCGGCGCGGCCGGCCCGGGTGGTGGACGGCCCGGGGGCGGCGCTCCCGGCGGTGGGGGACTCGGCAGGTTCAACCCGTTGAACCGGTTCCGTAGCCGGGGAGCTGGCGGCCAGCCGGCGGGGGCCAAGCCCGGCGGTGGATCATCCAACTCGCCAGGAAGATCCCCCGGTGGTAGCGGCGGCGGCCTGTTCGGGGGCAAACTGAATCCATCCAACTGGAAACGGAACAACACGACCGGGCGCGGCCCGGCCGGCGGGGCCTCCCCCACCGGCGGAGGCCCGGCCGGCGGCGGCGGGGGGCCGGCTCGGGGGTCCGCTGGCGGGGGACCGCCACCAGGCCCCACCCTGCGCCGCGGTGGTGGCGGCCCCCCAACGCCGCCCCCCGCCCCCCGGCCGGGCGGTTGGTCCCGACCGGGGGGTGGCGCTACCCGGCGGGCACCGGATCCGCCCGCAAGCGGCGGCGGTGGTTCAGGAAGCGGAGATGGAGGCAGTTCGGACATGGGCATTGAACTTTCCGACGACAAGGTCAGCCTCATCAAGTGGGCACTCGGGTTGAAGGCCGCCGCCGCCGCGGGCGAGGCCGAGGCCAAAAAGTGGCGTGCTCTTGCCATGCAGGCGGAACAGGAGCAGCCGACCGAAACGGCGTTGATCGAGCGGCTCCGCGCGCAGGCCACCCGCTACACGGCGGCGTTCGAGCGGATGAGCAAGTGGTACGAAACCATCAAAAAGCAGAACGAGCCCGACTTCAGGGCCTACTTCACGCCGCGGCACGGGTCGCTGCATCGGGAGGCCCGGTCGGATACCCGGCGGGCGTTCGACGGCAACTAGAGCAGAAAGGTGGCCCACCGTGGGAACACACAGCTACGACGACCAGACCAGCACCTACAAGTGGATCAACGGCCTGAAGGGGCGGGCGGGTGGCGCTAACGTGCTCGCCCGGGGCGTCCAGATCCTCGCCCACCAGGCGCAGGACCGCCAGCCGGTAACGCCGGCGTTCGCCGCCGAAGTTGCTGCCGTATCGGCCCTCCTGGGCAAGGCATCACTCGAAGCGGGCGAACTTTTCAAGGCTGCCCGGGCAGCTCACCGCCGTGACGTTGAACGGGTGGAGAACTACCGCAAGAGCCCGGCGGTAGAGACCAACGCCGACGTCACCGCAGCCAGGCGCGACGGCATGTAGCTGTCGGTGGCCGGGCCCACCCCCGGCCACCGACCCCCGCACCACCGAGACGTTGAGGGAGGCGAGACGGATGCCGATGCAGTACAACGCCACCATGTCCGGCGGCACGGCATGGGGGGCGGTCAACGGGTTCCTTACCGCCTTCGCCGTGGCCCTGCTCGGGTCCAACTGGAATCGCCTCGACCGCAACTGGGGGTGGTGGCACGACCGGTTCGGCCCGTTCCCGATCTGGTTCCCGATGGCTGTCGCCGCCGCCGCCGCGGTCGCGGCGGTCCTGGTCGGCAACCACCGCGGCACCACCGCTTCCAACATCCGCTTCCGCGCCGGGTGCTGGCTCGGCGCGGGCGTGTGGACCACAGTCACCATCCACTACGGCTGGTCCGTGATCGGGTTCGTCATCCTTACCGTCGCCGCGGTTCTTGCGGGAACCCTCGCCCCCGCGTTCGGAACCTTCACTCCGCCTCCGCAGCCGTCCATGGACAGCGGAAGCGAGATCACCAGACTCACCCGTTTGATCAACAAGTTTGCCAACATCAAGCCCGAAGACCAGCCGACCTTGCAGAAGGTCCGCGACTGGGAACCGAAGGACGCCGGCGTCACCTACAAGGCAGTCGGCGCTCCCGGCACCGACTTCAGTTGGCGCACGCTGCGGGAGATCCAGATCAGGTTGGCGGCCGGGCTCGGCCTGCCGGAAGGGTGCCCGGTCCAGTCAGAGCCGGCCGGCACCACCCAGAACGAAGCCCTTGTGATGGTTTCCACCCGGAACTACCTGGCCGAAGACGTCTGGTACCCGATGGACATGACGCCGCTAACCGTCACGGAAGACTTCCCCGTCGGCCGGTTCCTTGACTCGGCACCGACCGACGTCGAGTTGCGCCAGGCCGCCGGTGTCGTGGTAGGCCAGCGCGGCGGCGGTAAGACCATGCTGCTTCACAACATCACCGCCAGCTTGATTCGCATGCCGGACGTCGTGGTGTGGCACATCGACCTCAACGGTGGTGGCCTGTCCGCGCCGTGGACCATGCCGGTAGCGATGGGCGAGGTGCAGTACCCCGGCGTCGACTGGGTCGCGTCAACGCCCGAAGAGGCGCTGATCATGGCTGAGGTGGCGCTGGCGATCGCGAAGGACCGCAAGCGACGCTACGCCGGCGAGCTGGTACGCAGCGACGACGACGTGCTCCCCGTCCGACCCGGCCTACCGAAGATCCTCATCATTGTCGACGAGAGTGCCGAGGTCACCGGCGAAGACGCCAAGAAGAAGGCCCAGGCGGTGTCGGCGGCGTTGCAGGAGGTGCAGCGGATCGGCCGCGCCATGTGCGTCGACGTCTTCTTCTCCGTCCTGCGTGGCACCGGCGATCTGCTGCCGGCCGGAATCAAGAAGCAGGCCGTCCTGTCGTTCTGCACCCGGGTGCGCGACGAGTCGGAACTGGCGTTCGTGTTCGACTGGAAGTCGGGCCTGGACCACGAGGCGCTCAAGGAGCCCGGCCAGATGTACATGCAGCGCGGCTCCGGCGCGGTCAAGATGTTCAAGGGGTTCCGATTGAAGCCCAGCATGATGATCGCCATCGTGCATGCCATGCAGCATGTCCGGGCCCAGGCCCAACTCGACGGCCCCGCGTTGCGGGTCGCCGGTGACGCCTACCTCCAGCGGTGGCAGCGACCCGACGCAGTTGCCTACCTGGCGGGGCTCCGCGGCGAAGACGGCCCCGACCCCGGCGACGGTGGGGGCGGCGGCTACGGCGGCCCACCCGACCCGGACCCGGACCCGTATTCGTCCGGTGGCGACCCCGGGGACGACGCGCTCGCCGAGTTCGACGCCGCCATCCGCGAGATCGAGGCGGGGGAGAAGCCGGAATCGACCCGGCCGGCGGCACCGGTGCGGGAGGCAGCACCGGCAGCACCGGCCGGGTCGATTCCCGACGACGTGGTCCAGCGGATGCTGAACCAGATCGAGGCGCTCCCCACGACGGAGGCGCCGCTGGTAGACCCGGCCCCGGCGGCGACGACGCTGGCCGGCCCGGGCCTGCCGGGCGGCCCGGATCAGGCGTCGACCCGTGGCCCCGTCCCCCGGCGGGCGTTCATCGAGCAGCTACTCGAGCGGGCCGGTCGGGACGGGATGCGGACGGGGGACATTGTGCGGCTTGTGATGGCGTCGGGGCTGAAGGTTCGGCGCGAGGCCACGATCAAGGAGGACCTACAGGCTCTCCTTGACGCGGGGGTCATCACGCGGAACAACCCGGACGGCGGCGAGACGCACGGCATGTACTGGCTGAGCCGGCTGGTCTGACAACCGACGAGGCACCTGCCCCAGGGTTCGGGGGCAGGTGCCTCGTCGGTGTTTCGGTGGGTCAGGCGGCGTAACGCGACGGGTAGACGTCGACGTCGTCGTCGTAGTCGTGGTAGTCCGTCGGGGGTGTGTCTTCGCCGTCGGGCCGGTACCAGCCGTTGGCGGCGTTACGGGCCTGTGCACCGGTGGTGGTCGGCCAGTCGCGGGCGTCGTTGACGCCGTCTTCGACGAGGGCGAAGACCTGGTCTTCGTCGATGCCGACGGACAGAGCGGTCGCGGCAGCGGCACGGAGCATGCGCGCCGCGCGGTCCATGTCTGTCTGCCAGGCGTCCTTCATGTTCTCCACGATCCCATACACCTCCGCGTAAATACAGGCAAGTGCTCGCTGCCGGCGTGTCGCCAGCCACGTTCAGAACATCCGTGCTAACACCCTCCCTAGTTGTGTCGTACCCCGGCTTCGGGTAACATCAACTTCTCCGAGTGGCGAGAACTGGACTCCCACCCCGGACCGAGATGGAGCACCACATGCTCACCGCCCCTACCCCCTCCTGCCCGGAGTGGCGATGACCACCACCGTCACCCGCCCCGTCGACGCCGACCGCTCGCCGCCCAACGACCTCAACGCCGAAATGGCCGTCCTCGGCGCCATGCTGATCTCCAAAGACGCCATCGCGGACATCGTCGAGATCCTTCAGGGCAGCGACTTCTACCGCCCCCACCACACCGCGATCTTCGACGCCGCCATCGGCCTCTACAACGACGGCGACCCGGTCGACGCCATCTCCGTCACCGACGCCCTCACCACCTCCAACCCCGCCGCGTTCACCCGCATGGGCGGTGCCAGCTACCTCCACGACTGCATGCACGCCGCCCCCACCGCCGCCAACGGCGGCTACTACGCCGGCATCGTCAAAGAGCACTCCATCGAACGGCGCCTCATCGAAGCCGGCACCAAGGTCGTCCAGTACGGCTACGGCACCGCCGGCACCGGCCTCGACGTCACCGAACGCCTCGACATGGCCCAACGAGCCGTGTACGACGTCGCCAACACCGACGCCACTGACGGGTTTACCGCCCTCGACGACCTCCTCCAACCAACCCTCGACGAAATTGAGGAATGCGGTGCCCAGGGCGACGGCATGCGCGGCGTCCCCACCGGGTTCACCGACCTTGACCGGCTCCTCAACGGGCTCGCCCCCGGCCAACTCATCGTCGTCGCCGGCCGGCCCGGTCTCGGAAAGTCGACAGCAGGGCTGGACTTCTGCCGCTCGGCGTCGATCCGGCACGGCCAGGCCAGCGCCATCTTCTCCTTGGAGATGAGCAAGGTCGAGGTGGTGACACGGCTCCTGTCCGCTGAGGCCCGGGTTCCGCTGCAAGTGCTCCGGTCGGGGCGGCTGAACGACGACGACTGGACGAAGCTGGCCCGCCGCATGGGCGAGATCAGCGGGGCGCCACTGTTCGTCGACGACACGCCGAACATGTCCCTCATGGAGATCCGGGCCAAGGCCCGCCGGCTCAGGCAGCGTCACGACCTGAAACTCATCGTGGTCGACTACCTGCAACTCATGACCGTGCCGAGGCGGGGAGATTTCAACCGCCAGAACGAGGTGGCCGAACTGTCGCGGGGGCTGAAGCTACTCGCGAAGGAGGTCGAGTGCCCGGTGGTCGCGGTCAGCCAGTTGAACCGCGGCCCGGAACAGCGTACCGACAAACGCCCCCTCCTGTCCGATTTGAGAGATTCGGGCGCAATCGAGCAAGATGCGGATGTTGTCATACTTTTGCACCGCGACGACTACCACGACAAGGAATCCGTCCGGGCAGGCGAGGCCGACTTCATCGTGGCCAAGCACCGAAACGGACCGACCGACACCATCACCGTCGCGGCGCAGCTTCACCTGTCCCGGTTCGTTGACATGGCCATCGTCTAGTTGCGGAAAGGGCCACCCATGACCGACACCGACGTGCGTTCCTCACCCCGTGCGGCCGCAGGTGAAGCCATGCGAACCATCACGATCAACGGGCACGACGTGCTGCCCTGGGACCAGCTCGCTGCGGACCGGCGCGAGCTGTGGGGCGACCGGGCCGCCCCGGCGGTGACCGCCGCACTCGACGCGGTCACCGTCCACCACCTCGATCAGCTCGCCCTCGTCCTGTACATCCAGCACCACCGGTGGGCCGGCACGTACACCGACGAGACCGTACGCGGCTGGGAGGCCGGTGAGCAGCACGTGGACCGGTGGCCGTGGCGCCACCAAGCACAGACGGTGATGGCCGCGGTTGCCCTGCTCGTCAGCCGCTGATTGTGCCGTACCCCCGAATCGGCTAACGTAGGTGGTGTTCCCCGAACCCCGCCCGGCAGGAGACGCCATGCCCACCAGCCGCACCATCCGAGCCGACGCCCCCGGACCCGTCCTCGTCGACGCCCACACCCGCAGCCTCACCGTCCACGTCTCCACCGTCCCGAACCTCGCAGTGGCCGAGCTGACCATCTCCACCGACGACGACAGCGGCCCCTCCGCCGACCTGGTCAACAACGCCCACCTCGACGTGCTGCCACCGGCCGCCGACGAGAAAGGAATCGGTGGTGTCCGCGGCGGATACCAGCCGGTGGTGTCCCGGCCGCAGACCTCGACGCGGTGGTCCGAACACATCCCGCCGAACCCGGGGCAGACCCGCCCGCGGCCGGCACCGCCCGCGAGCTACCACCGACCCGCCAGCCCGCGCTCCAGCCGGTCCAGCGGCGGCTGGCTGGACAGCGTCCTCGACGGAATCGGCGACGTCTTCGACTAGCCGCAGCCCGTCCCTGCTGTTCAACGGCCCCGCCCACCATCGAAGGGATTCGTGTCGTGCCCGACGCATACCTGACCCCAGACCAGGCTGACATCTACCTGGGTGCCAAACGTGACCAGCTCACCCGCGCGGTCGCGGACGGCGACCACGCGGCCGCACTCGACGTCGTCCGCGGCGTCCGTGACGACGGATTCCCCACCGTCGCCGACGAAATCCACGACGGCGTGGTCCGCATGCTCCCCGCCGACACCGCCGGTCTGGGCTCCACTTCCCCGGAGCCCAGACCGGCAGCGGTTCACCGCTGGACAACCGCGTGTGACGTAGCCGCGTGCGCAGCGTGCGCCGAGGGCAGTCGTCCCACCACAGAGGACGGTGAGTGATGGCTGAGGACCTGATCGGCCCGTTGACCGCCGCCGAGTGGTGCGAGTTCCGCCTACGCCCGGGCGACGACCTGCTGACATGCTGCTCGGTCACCTCCGAGTTCCGGGACGAGATTTTCTACCTGCTCCGCATGGGTGGCGACGACCGGTTGCTACGGGACGGGTTCCGCGCCGCGTACTACCGGATGGTCGACCACGGTCTACCCGACGGCCGTAGTGGGGAGCTGGTCGGCCGGCTGGCGACCTACTTCCTCGGCGACCCGCCGGAGCCGAAACAGGACATGGACGATATGACTGTCGAAGAGATGCTTGCCGAGTTGAAGCGCCGCCAGGACGCCGACGCCGGTGACGTGCCCGGCCAGACAGCCGAGTGAAAAACAGCAAGTTGCAGAGAGTGACCACCACAAAGGGGACTACCAAATCATGGCCGGAGATACCACGATCACGATCATCGGCAACCTGACCGACGATCCGGAGCTGCGGTTCACGCCGTCCGGTGCGGCCGTGGCCAAGTTCCGCGTCGCCTCGACGCCGCGGTTCATGGACCGGCAGACCAACGAGTGGAAAGACGGCGAACCGCTTTTCCTGGCCTGCACCGTGTGGCGGCAGGCGGCCGAGAACGTCGCCGAGTCGCTGCAACGCGGCGCCCGGGTGATCGTCTCCGGCCGGCTCAAGCAGCGCAGCTACGAAACCCGCGAGGGCGAGAAGCGCACCGTCATGGAGTTGGAGGTCGACGAGGTCGGCCCCTCGCTCCGCTACGCCACCGCCAAGGTGCAGAAGATGCAGCGCACCAACGGGGGGACCGGTGGCGGGTTCGGCGCGTCGGGTTCCACACCGGCAGGCAACGGCGGGGGAGCGGCCGCCGGCGGCGGCGGCTACGCCGACGATCCGTGGGCCAGCGGATCCCCCGCCACAGCGGGCGGGGCAAAGGCGGGCGACTTCAACGACGAGCCGCCCTTCTAACCGACGAAGGAAAGGGCAACGCTGGTGCAGGTCTCTGGCGGGGACGTTCTGTTCATCACCGACCGGGCAAGTGTTCAGTTTCGCCGTCCCATCCTTTTCCGGGTGATCCGGGAAGAGCCGTGGTCCACCCCGCAGGGGTGGGTGTGGCTCGACGGATACGAGTTGAACAAGACCTGCGACGCCGTGTCCCGGCGTTCCATCTTCGTACAGCGGGCAGGGCTGATCCGGCCCCGCCAGAACAGTGCGCCGGCCCGTCTGCTGAACAGCTACAAACCGCCGCGGCTGTAGCGCACGATCCGAGAAGGCGTCGGCCGGTGGTGAAGTTTCACCGGCCGACGCCCGTATCCAAGACCAGAAACAGGGAGGCGCAGAGGTGGCGTTTACGTGGACGACGGTGGCCGGCACCGGCCCCCGCGACATGACCGGCCCGTCCGGCTGGACCCGCACCAACCTGGACCAATGTGCCGTGTGGCTGCGGGAAAAGGCAGGCACCGTCACCGCCGTGTCCGGCCTGGCCCGCGGCTTCGACCTGTGGTGGGGCGCCGCCGCGGTCCGGGCCGGCCTCGACCTGTGGGCAATGATCCCGTTCGAGGAGCAACCCGACGGGTGGAAGGACGTCGACCAGGCCGAGTGGCGACGCCTCCGAGCGGCCGCCGCGCGGGAAACGGTCGTCGGCGCCCTCGCTGGCGCCGCCGACCGGCGGCGCCGCGCGATCGATCTGTACCACGCCCGCAACGACGCCATGCTCGAGGTTGCCGACGCTGTCGTCACCGGGTGGGAACCCCACCGGCGCAGCGGGGGAACACACTCCGCCCTGCTCAAGGCTGCCCGGCGGGGCATGCCCGGTATCCACCTTGACCCGGCCCGGCCCGGTGTCCGGTTCCAGCTCCCCACCCTCGCCGAGCTCCAGCCCCGTCGGCGGGCCCCCCGGTGACCGCCGTCCCGGCCGAGCTACGCCCGTACCGTGTCGTCGACCGGTACCAGCGTGGGTGGCTGACTGCGGTGGATCCGTGCACGACCTACCCGCCGATCGGTGGTAGCCGGGTGTGGACGTTGGCCGCGTTGGAGGAATGCCGGGCGCCGCTACGCCCGGTCGTGGCCGCGCCCACTACCGACCGGGACGCCCTGGTGGCCATCCTGGCCGAGGCGGGCCGCGACGCGGTGTCCACGGTGGCGGCGGCCCTGTACCGGGTGGCCCGCGCTTGTTACACCGCGGACGGGCACGACGCGCGGATGGTGGCCGGGCGGCCCGGGTCGTGGGAAAGCATGCTGCTGCCCCGGGTGGCGTGGGAGATCGGTATCGACATTGCCGGGCGCCGGGTTCACCCGCGGGCGTTGGCGGTGTGTGAGCGGACCATCCATTCGTGGGTGTTCACCGCAGAGTGGTATGTCGAGGTTGCCGAGAACCTGGCGTCGGTGCTGGGGGAGGTGGTCACGGTGCGGGGTGGCTATCCGAAGGTGTGTGATCAGTGGATTCGTCAGCATGCCCTGGCTGACCGGGTGGAGGCGTGGGTGACGTCGACGGTGTGACACCTGGCATGCCACACCGCACCGGCCGGTCTTGCCCCGTACCCAGGGTACGGATACTCTGGGTGTTTGTAGTTGCCGAACCCGTTTCCCCACGGACCCATTCCATACCCATCGAAGGACCGCCCATGGCCAGCAAAACCGGCTACGTCAACTCCGGACAGTTCTGCACCATCGGAGATGTCGGCGTCACCCGCGCCGGTACCCGCCTGGAATGTATCGCCGTCGACGGTAAACGTGCCCGCATGCGTATGCCCGCCGGCGAAACCGCCAAGTCGAAAATCCGCAAGCGGGAACGCCGCACCCCTGCCGACCGGGCCGCCGACGCCCTACGCCCCTCCGAGGTCGGCCACCTGCGCCGCCTCGCCGGCCTGCCCTCCGACCAGGCGAAGATGCGCCGCAAATCCCAACTCGACAAGCTCCGCACCGCCGGGTTCGTCGACGACCAGGGCGACCTGACCGACGCCGGCCGCGACGCGTTGCGCCGCTGCGGCCAACTCGACGACACAACCCCGAAGATCGACCGCTCCGACAACGCCGTCACCGACTGGTCGACCTTCAGCGTGTGCCCGACCTGCGGTGCCGACCTGACCGAGCCGTGCCACGACCTGCGCGACCGGGGCAGCCTCAACGCCACCCCGCACGCCGGACGGCCCCACCAGGCCAGCGACACGCTAGCCGAGATCGACCAGCGGGTGGCGGGCAAGAAGGCCGCGGAAGAGTACCGGCTGGAAAATCACCCGGCCGCGTACGACCTGCGCAACCACCCGGACCGGTTCGTCGGCAAGACCGTTACCGTTACCTCCCCCAGCTACGGCGGGACGCCGGGAACGACCTACACCGGGGAGCTGGAGTCGGCGCCGTACACCCCGGGAATGTCGCACGTCGTGGTCCGGATCAAAGGCGTCGACGGCACGGTCCGGTTGGACCCCTCGGCCCCCGTCACCGTCCACGACCGGTCCGCCCAGGCCGGTACCGACTGGTCCCGGTTCGGTATCTGCCCGGCCTGCACCGCCGCCACCGGCCAGCCGTGCCACGACCTGGGTTCCCCCGGCTCGCTGAACGCGACACCGCACGACGGCCGACCCGCCATCCTGAACCGCGACAACGAAGCCGCGGCCGATGTCCGTGCCCGGGACATCGCGGCCGACAAGAAGCTGTCCGACGTCCTGACCCAGGCCGACGAGGACGGCGACCTGACCAACCACGACCTGGACAACGCATGCTCGCTGGGCCTGTGGCACACCGGCCCGTGCGTACCGAAGGACGGGCCGGCCCCGCCCGCCGACGACGAGGCCAAGTTCCAGGCAACCCGCAGCCGGCAGGCCGATATCGACGCCGGCCGGGCCGCGGCCAAGACCGCGGCCGAGGTCGACGAGCTCCGCGCCGAAGGCCACGACGACGTCGCCCGGCAGCGGCTCACCGACCGGATCGGCCACGACCACCCCAACTGGACTCCTGACCAGGTGAAGAACGAAACCGACCGGATCATGAACGACCCGTGGGCCGACGCCGCCCAGCACCACACCACCCCGATCGGCGCGGCCGGCGGCACCGAACCCTACGACCCGGCCCGGCACACCGCCATCGGTGACGCCCCCACCGCCGGCACGCCGGTCACCGTCGTGCGGCCGGGTGCCCAGTGGGGGAGCGGCGACGACACCACCCCGATCGAGAAGGCCCACGTCGCCGACACCGGCCGGCCGGTACCGGCCCGGCTCGACCCGTCGCTGCCGGTCGAGGACCGTATCCGCGCTGCCTACGACGATCTGAAGAACCGCAAGGACAGCTACGTTCCCGTCGCGGACCTGCGGGCGGCCCTGCCCGATGTGCCGAATGACCAGTTCGACGCCACGCTGCGCCGGATGAGTCGCGCCGACGGGGACGCCTACACCGTGCCGGAGTCCAACCAGAAGGCACTCACCGAGCACCGGCGGGCTGGGGCGCTGTGGATGGGGAATCAGGACAGGCACATCGTTTCCTTCCCGGGTCGTGACTCCGAACCGACCGGGGCGTTGGTACAGAGCCCGGGCCAGTGGGATGTCCTGCCTGCCGATGTGGCCGAGCGGGTCCGTGAGTTGTACGGCGATCAGGCGATGCCCAGCCGTGCGGCGGATACCGGCTCAGCGATGCCGCAGGCCGGTCTGTAACCCCCTTCGGTAGACGAACCGATCCCTGACCCGGGCCGCCCCCAGACAGATTGGAGGTGGCCGGGCCGGGGCCAGCCCCGAACTTCCCAAGGAAAGGATCACCCGTGACCGACGTCGAGGCGGCAGTGGCCACGTTCCACCGGTTTCTGGGGCAGCCCGGACCTGACCGGCCCAGCCTGGAGCAGCACGCGGCCCGCCGCGACCTACGGATCGCCCTCCTCGAAGGGGAGACGGCCGAACTGGTGGCCGCGATCCGGGCGGGTGACCTGACAGCGATCGCGCACGAGCTCGCCGACCTGGCCATCGCCGTCTACGGAACGGCCCACACGTACGGGCTGCCCCTGAACGAGGTGGTGGCCGTGGTCCACAGGTCGAACATGACCCGGACCCCGACCGCTTCCGGCAAGGCCGTGAAAGGTGTCGGATACGTGTACCCGGACGTAGGGAAGGTTCTCGACGCGGCGGCCGCGCGTCCGGATCAGCGGCCGGCGTTCCGGTTCCCGACCGGCCGGCCCGAGTGGCTGGGGACGTTCCAGGAGTGGCCGTGTGGGAGCTGCGGGAAGGAGGCGGATGACTCGACGAAGCATTTCTGCCGGCCGACCACCACCCGCCTCTAACATTGTGCCGTACCCCTGAATCGGGTACCGTAGTGGTCGAATCTGACCGCCACAACCAAAGGATCTCGCCCTCATGGACACTCTTGACCCCGACATGCGACAGTTCCTGGGCAGGTACCTGGACCAGCGTGCCGACGAACGCCGGCAGAACGCCGACCACGCACTGATGGCCATGACCGAACGGGAGCGGGCAATCTTCCGCGAGGCAGCCGTCATGGGCTACGTCCTCGGCGTCCGTTCCGTCCCGGGCAGCCACAACCAGGAGATGCCGACCGACGGCCGCATCGCCTACTCGACGCCATCATCGGCTCCGGCGTCGCCGACCTGTACCCGGTCATCAACCGCATCGCCCGCAAAGCCGCACGCCGGCGTGCCCGCAAGGCCGCCACCAACCCCTGAGAGGACCTGTTATGCCCAGATGGCTGAAGTGGGGCCTGATCATCGGCGGGGTGGTGTGGCTGGCAAGCAACCCCGACACCGCCGTCGATACCGCGGTGTCGATCGCTGAGGGCCTCGGAACCCTGTTCGGCAAGCTCATCGACTTCGCCGTCAAGCTGTTCGACGGCGTCGGAGACGCCGCATCGTGAACTGGGAAGACTGCGCCGCCAATACCGAAGGGAACGGATCACGATGCACTCCGAACAGCTGAGCCGATGGCTGGACCGGGAGGTGGAGCAGGAACGCAACGCCGACCTGGACCGGCTCCTGGTTGACACGGCCGCCATCCCTGGCGAGGTCCGCCGGCTGGTGGAAGCCGCCATCCGGTTTGGCCAAAGCAAGATGGCCGGCGACGGCTACCGCCAGGTCTACGACCGGGAAGAAGCCATCGCGAAGCGGCTGGCCCGCGTCGAAGCGTTCATCCGCTCCCACCGGCCGCCGCAGACCACCACGGCCGGTGTCCCCGACGACCTGGTCGACGCCATCCGCGCCGTCCTCGCCGACAATCCCGACTACCGGGGGCGACCCGGCCTGGGCACCAACGCGTTGCGGAGACGGATCAAGCGCCACCACCCCGCCGTGTACGAGTGGCACATCGCTACCGAATCGTGGAGCCACTTCAACGACCACGTGCTCAAGTCGCTGGCCGACGCCGGGATCCTGCGGGCCGACCCGGACGTGCGGTCCACCGCCGGGCCGCGCTGGCTGCTCGGCGGGGACGCTGCGCCGCGAACTGGGACGAAGGGACTTACTCCATGACCGTTATGACGGAAGACCAGATCAGAGAGTTCGTCGACGACGCCACGAGTACCCCCGGCGACAGGGCAACCGCGACAGAGATGATCACCGCCCGGTGGCTGAGGGACCAGGCGGCGGCGGCCGAGGAAGCCCGCGACGCGATCTACGAGGAAGCCCGCGACAGTTGGGACGGAACCTGACGTACCGGACGCCTTCAACAAACGAGAAAGGCAGACAGAATGACGACCGGCCCGATGCTGTGGATCGCCTACGACCCGAGCGTTTTCGACCACGACAAGAACCGCGAGCAGTTCAACGGCAAGGAACCCGCCTGGGGTGAGCCGATGGACGACCACCTCGCCAAGCAGGGCATCGACGTGCCGCAGGTCGGTGATGAGTTGAACCTGCGGATGGGTGCGCGGACCGTCGTCCAGCGGCGGTTGGAGGCGCCCGAGCGCGACGACGACGGGAACAGGGCTACCGACTGGTACTGGACAGTCCTCGTCAGGTAATAAGCCCCCCAAAGGGGCGCAACTTTACATAACGGGCATTATCGAACTGTGCTTGACTGTCCAGGACTGTCCTGTACAGTATGGGTTATGGCGAAGTACCAGAAGGACAACCGGGTTCGGGTCATCGACCCGGCCGACAGGCGTAAGCGGGTCAACGGAACGGTGGTCAGCGTGAACGAAGGTCGCGGGCCGCTGGAGTACGTGGTTCTACTGGATGACGAAACGGTGCCGATGGCCTTCGGGCCGTCAGAGATCGTTGGGTCAGCCCGGGTAAGTCAGATGACGAAGGCGGAGACGGAGGCGCTGGCCGCGATCAAGGCGGCGGGCACCCTCTACCCGCACAACGGCGTCAGCATCACGACCGTGGAGGCGTTGGAGCGCAAGGGCCTTGTGGCCGTCACGCGTCGCCCCCCGACTCGGCAGTACGGCACGCTGGGCACTCAGGGTGGCCACGGTCGCATGGTCGCTAACTGGTCGGTCACGGCAGCATGAGCCAGCGGCGCAAGACCCCGTACACCAGCATCAGCGTCACGCCCGAGGCAGCCGAAGCTATGCGCCGGCTGGCCGTCAGCCTCTCGTCTGCCGTCGGTTTCCGGATCAGCATCTCGGGCGCAGCGCTGGCCGCCGAGAGGCTGACGGCCGGTGTCGACCTGGCAGCCCAACACGAAGTAATCAAGGACGCCATCGCCCAACCCACCATCAACTTGACATAAGAGACATTACCGAACAGGAGGCAGGATCATGGAGAAGTTTTCAGTCAGGCTGCTACGCGCGCTGGCCGGGCCACCGGACCCGCCGAATCCGTACCCCGGTGACGACGCGCCGTTCTGGCGTCGGCTGCTGTGGGCGTTGGCCGGAGGCTACCGGTGACCGACATGAGTACCGACTTCTGGCTTGGACTCGCCACCATCCCCACCATCGCCGCCGCCGTGCTGCTGGTGGTGAAGGTGCGCCGGTTCGTCCGGGACCGCATCCAGAACCTTCGCGGCTTCAACCCACGAAGGACCATCCCGCTGGCCGCCCGGCTGGCGGTGGCCCGACGGGCGATCGTCTGGTCGACACCTCGGGTGGCGGTCGCTGTCGTCGTCGGCACCGACTACGACGCCCACCGGCGGGCCGAAGCGGCGCTACTCGACGTATTCGTGCCGCTGACCGATGACGACATTCGTCAAGGGCGGGGCTGATGGGCGCCGTACCTGCCGAGATCGCCAACGCAGTTCAGCAGCTCGATGACGTAGGCATGCCGGGAATCGACGGCCGCATCGTCGCCGCGGTCCTCGCGGCTCATCCACACCTGGTGCACGAGGCCCAGGAATGGGGATGGGGTGACACCGAGGTCCGCGACGGTCTGTTCGTCAGCCTGTGGGCATACCTGACCGGCGGCGACCCTCACGCGCGAGTCGACGAGTCCGAACGAACCGAGCAGATTTACGCGTCCCAGCGTGCCTGGCTCTCGGCCCGATCGAACGCGGAATCGCCGTGACGACCGAGCCTGCCACGGTAGTTGTCGAGGACCGGGCCGCCGACGCCCGGCAACTCGTCAAGCACCTGATGGTCATACGGATGGGACACGGCGTGAGCCAGGAAAAGCTCGCGAAACGGGTGGGTGTTTCGCAGCAGGTCCTCAGCTCCTGGGAGCGTGGGGTTTGCCGACCTACACGGCGGTCGCTGCGCCGGTGGGCGTTGGCGCTGGGGCAGGAACCGCTACCTGAGCGGCTCCCGGTCCGGGACAAGTGCGGTACCACACCCGGCTACCAGGTCCACCAGCGGCGCGGCGAGCCCCCGTGTGACCCGTGCACCGATGCGAACACCGAGTTCATGCGGGCGTACCGCGCGGCCCGACGCGGCCTGTCGACGCGCCCAACCGAGAAAGGCAGATCATGACAAGCCAGTTTCCACCGACGGACGTGGCGAACTACGGACTGCTGAACCCGGACCAGATCCGGTCTGTGTTCCGACGCGGCCGCGTCGGGCCACTCTCGCCGGGCGAGCAGATGATCCCCAAGGACGACCAGGGTGCGGTCGTGGTCTACGGCCACCCCGGCGCGAAGATCGCCATACATGGCGCGCGCTTCTTCGGCGGCGGTACCGGCGAGGTTTCCGAGGTTCGCAGGGTTTTCCTGCTGTTCACCGAACGGCCGTTCGACGGGCGCGAAGCACCACCCGGATCCACGGTGTGCTGGACGGTGGTCCCGGCGGGCACATCCGACGCTGTCCCCGCCACGGTGGTCATCTTCGCCGCGGACCGGCCTGCGGCCGCCGCTGTCAAGCCGGCCGGCCGGGTACCCGACCGGAACGAGGTGAAGGACATCCTCGGCGAAGGGGTCCACACCGGGCTCCGCAAGGCCGTCGACAGCTCCGCCGCGTGGCAGACACACCAATGCATCACCAACCTGTCACCGGCCGAATGGGACCGGGTGCTGAACTTCGCCCTCGACGGCCTGGCCGCTGCGGGCTACCACATCACCAGCGACCCCACCCAGTGCGGAGACTGGCCGGCCCCCTGCAACTGCGACGACCCGCTGCTGCACAACGGGCACTGATCGAGAGACGTGAACCATGACGTTAACAATCGTTGTCGACGGAGGCGACTGGGTCATCGCCGAAGAGGACTACGACACCAACTACGCGGACGCAGACCCCGACGGTGACGGCCCGTTCGAGGCAGACCCCGGCCACTGGTGGGACTTCCACGACGGCTGCGAAGAGGGCGAAGGCTACTTCGACAGCGGCACCGAAACCGGCCGAACCTACTGCGGCTGCGGCTTCTGGTACGACCGCTACTACTGGGGGCTGTAACCCGAGCGTTACCGGCTCCCCGACCTGACCGTTTCCCCAAGCGTTGACAGGAGAACACCCGACGTGAACATCAACAGTCCGACCGCCTACATGACTGACGACCCGGCCGCGGTGGCTGCGTTCCTCGCCGCCTGCGCCGCCCAGGCCGAGTTCGCCCGGAACGTCCACGCGGCCGCTGCTGCGGTCGGGAAGAACATCGGCGCGATGCGTGCCAAGAGTGTGTTCGGCAACGACGAAACCGTCGGGCTCGGCACCGACACCCCCGACGACCGGCCGGCCGGCTGGGTGTACTCCAAGTCGAAGGGGTACCTGGTGCCCGGACGCGGCAAGGCCGGCGATGCTGCGCGTGCCTGGTTGAAGGCGCACCAGCCGCCGGAGGACATCTACACCTGGACGGTCCTGGCCGGGTTCGGGCTGCCCGCGAACGACATGCTCGGCACGACCTCGGCCGGGTTCCGGATGGGCCGCCCCTCCGTCGCCTACCACGACGACAAGCTGTGGGCCCTGTACCTGGGCACCCCCGGCCTGTGGTGCGAGTCCAACCCGAAGCCGGTCACGTGGACGCCGTGCAAGGTGAGCGAGTTCTACATCGCGTTGGAAGCGTCCAAGGAGGCCGCCGCGACCGCGCGGGCCGCCGACACATCTGCCGGCCAGGAGGTTCCTAGTGCCTGAACAGCCCGCCATCACCGACCAGGCCATCCAGGCGTACATCGCGGCCGTCATCCGTGAAGCGCCCGCTATGGTCGGCTACCTCAGCGACCGCGACGTCCGCGCCGGCCTGGCCGACGCCGCACCCCACATCGCCGCCCAAGCCCTCCGCGACGCCGCCGAGGAGGTACTCAAGCCGATGCGCGAGCGCTCGAAGGCGTACCACTACCGAGCAGCCCTGAGCCGTGCGATCGAGAGGCTCACAGAGCGAGCCGACGAGCTGGGCGCGCGCGGCTGTAACGCCCCGCCGCGGACGCTTCGGGAGCGGTTCATCGCCGCAGGCATCCCCGTTCCACCGCCGTTGACCGACGAGCAGCGGGCCGACCTGGATCGGCGCCTGCGCGAAGCCGACGAAGCCGCGGAACGGCATTATGCCCAGCGCCGCGCCACCGGCGACCTCGGCAGCCACGGGCTGGTGCTGCGGACCCGACCGGACAGCGACCTGTACCTGATCTGGTCGACGATGTGCGACGCCCCGATGTGGATCGGCACCGGCGACCAGCTCGCCGAGGTCCTCGGCACCGAGCACCACGACCGGATGGTCCGCGCCGCCGAACACGGCACCTCGTCGCATGACGGAGACGGCGGCTGGAACGACACCGGGTTCGTTGCCGAACAGGTCGGCTGGCTCCCCCGGGGCCGGATGCATGAGTACACCCTGGCCTACCAGGCGGGCGGCATCGACGCCGCCAAGGAGTTCCTGGACCCGTTCGACGACTGACGTCCAGACCCCACCGTTTCCCCAAACGAAGGAGAAAGTCCCATGTCCGAGCAGGACACCACCGCCGTCGTCATCGAGTTGGAAGACGGCGTCACCCACCCGATGACCCCACCCGCCGAGCTGGGCGAGGCGTTCGCCGCGGTCATCGCCACCGCCCTGTCGTTGTCGCCCGCCGACCGGGTCGAAATCGAGCAGAAGCAGATCGACTCGATCCCGGACGGCGAAGACGCCTACTGGCGCCTCACCGACGAGATCCACGAGACGTTGGAGGATGCCGGCCTGGCGTGGTCCTGCCAGTTCGGCGAGCCGGACCACCCGGCCGAGGCCGGCCCGTACATCGACACCCTCCGCGACCACGACATGACGGGCGCCTCGTACGTAGCCGCCGCCGTCCTGGCCCGCGACCTGGGCCTGATCGTCGAGGCCGACTTCGCCGCCGTCACCGCGTGGTGGGTGGCGGCCGGGCTGCCCCTGCCGCCGCCGTCCACCGTCACCGGGGCCGGGTTCGCCGCCGACGCGGCTCAGGTCAAGCAGAACGCCGCCGACCTGAGCAGCAACCGGTACCGCATGGCGGGCTGGCCGAAGTCGGCGGTGCGTTGATGCTGGACGCCAAGACACGTCCCGGGACCGTCTACATGAAGGTCACCGTCGGCGGTACCGACCGTGTCTTCACTGCGAAGGCCTCCACCACCGGGGACGTCTACGACCTGACCCGCAGGCTCCTGGCGGCCGCCCAGTTCGACGCCCAGCAGTGGGCGGCCGAACACCGCAACGTGTTCACCCCGCGGTGGGTACTCCACCCCCGGTCGTGGCTTCGGGCTGCTGCCCGTGCCGCGGCCGACGACACGGCGGGCTCGTCCTACGCGGTGGTCTACGCCTACGCCCTGGCCGAGGGTGAGACGTTCGAGGTTCGCGTCTCCGCCCGTGGCGACAACGTGTCGGGCGGGAGTATCGCGATTTCCCTGGTCGGGGCGGCGCAGAAGGCACTGTGGGACAAGCTGTGGAATGCCGGCACGGCAGCGTCGCGGCGCGTCCCGGCGTAGCAAGTTCCCGGCTGGCTGTCTGGCACAACACGCGCCCTGCAACTACGGAAGGTGCAGGGCGCGTGTTGTGCCGAAACGGGGGTACGGGTACAGTCAGGTAGCGCCATAGCCACGTGGGAGGAATCCACAGTGATCTACCACTACTTCGTCAGTTTCCGCGTAACCGGAGCCGTCCATACGGGGACGCCTGGCCGGATCGTGATGCAGGTCGACAAGCCGCTGAACGGCTCCGGCCCCCACGCGCCGCGCGATCTGGACCCCGCCGACGTTGCACTGATGCCGACCAAGGAAAGGTGACCATGACATTCACGACGGAGGACCTGGCCCGGATGACGGCCGAGGTCCGCGAAGTCAACACCGCGCTCGGCTGGCGGGCCGAGGACAAGACCTTCGGCGACTTCACCGCGCTGCTGCACAGCGAGGTGTCCGAGATGCTGAAGGACTACCGCGTCCACCGGCTGGCCGACGCCACCAAGCCGGCCGAGCCGATCTACCGGGACGAGGAAGTGCCGAAGATCCGCACGAGCGACGTTTACACCACCGGACGTGTCCTGGTCGGCCACCGCCCGGCCAAGCCCGAGGGTGTGGGCAGCGAAGCGGCCGACGTCCTGATCCGGCTCCTCGACCAGGCCGACGTGTCCGGCCACGTACTCGACCCGTCGTGCCCCCGCTTCGACGTGCTCTCGCCGATTTGGCGCGCGGCACGTACGTTCGGCGACTACTGCGCCTTCCTGCACCACTGCATCGACGACGCGAACGTGCAGTATTACGCGATCGAGTCGGCGCGAGGTACGGCGCGAGGCCTGGAGATCGTGCTGGAGGCGTTGACGGCCGTGTGTGAGAAGTACGGCATCGACCTGGCCGCCGAGTACACCCGGAAGATCGCCTACAACAGGACCCGGCCCTTCCAGCACGGCGGCACGGTCACCGACGCGGTGACGGCATGACCAGCGGCTACTACCTGGCGGCCACGTTCGAGCGGCACGCCGAGATGCGCCGGTACCGCGACCAGTTGGAATCCACCTGGCCCGGCCAGGTCAAGGTGACCAGCCGGTGGATCGACCTGCACGGCGGCGACGAACTGGAGGCGTCTACCGCCGCGCAACTGAACGAAGATCCGACGCGGTGTTGGAAGTTTGGCCAGGCCGACGTGGCGGACGTCAACGGCGCCCACGTGTTCGTCCTGTTCACCGGGGACGGGCCTTCCGCCCGCGGTGGCCGGCACACCGAGTTCGGGCGGGCGCAGGAGCAACACGACCAGTACAACGTGCCGCGGCTGGTGATCGTCGGGCCGCGCGAGAACGTCTTCCACTGCCACCCCGACGTCGAGGTGTACCCGGACTGGGCGGCGTTCCTCGCCGCCGAGAAGGAGCGGTACCTGCTGCCCGGCCAGACCAGGCCGCCGGCCGGCGCGGCGACGTGTTCGATGCCGACGATGCGGGGCACACCCTGTGTCCTGCCCCCCGGGCATTCCGCCCCCAACATCCACGACGACGGCAGCACCGCCGGCCCCGGCAGCCTGGGTCGCCACCCGGGTGGGGCCTACGTCCTGGACGTGGACTGATGCCCGAGCAGTGGCTTCACGACGTGGCCGCCATGGACCCGGCGGGGCTGCGCCAGCTCCGCCGCCGGCAGGCCGGGACGGTGACCGCCACGGCCGCCGCCGCGGTACTCGCCGCCGGCGCCGGTGGCTGGTCCGGGGAGCCGATGTGGTGGCTACTGTCGGCCATCCTCACCGGCACGACGGCGGTGCTGCTGTCCATCATGGCCAGGGCCGCCGTGTGGCGGTCCGGGTACCACACGGCCCTCGCCGACCCGTACGACGTCGACGCCGGCCTGGCCCGCCTGCATACCTGGGTCCGCCAGCAGGACCCGCCAACCAGACCCGGACAGAGCTCGTAACCCAACCGTCGAAGGAGCCGACCATGGCCACCTACACCCAGATCCTGCCCGCCGTATTTCCCTACGCGATCACGTTCGACACCGCCGCCGAGGCCCGCGCCCTGATCGCGAGGCTGATCGAGCCGACCCCGGACAACCCGAGCGGCGACCGGGGTAGCAGCTTCGCCTACACCGCCCGCCAGCCGGAGTTCACCGTCTGGATCTCGTCGGCCAGCCGCGACCGGATCCGTGACGAGATGGGCGACTACGACCTGTGGGCCCGGACCGAGTCGCCCCTCCCGTCGCGGCGACCCGGTTCGACCAACCGCGACCCGGGCTCGACCGTCGTCGGCTACCACGCGGGGGACCTGTGAGCGCGACCCGGTACACCGCGTTCAGCTACACCGGGGGTGGCGGCAACTTCGACACGGGCCAGAAGACCGTGGGCCGGTTCAACAACCGGGCCGAAGCCGACCGGGCCGCCTACCTGGCCGTCACGTCCGATCCCGGCCTGCAATCGGCGAGCGTCGTCGGTGACCGCGGTGTCGTGTACTACATCGACCGGGCCGAAATCGCCAACGGGGCCTGCCGGCCCCGCCTGACCGGCGACCCGTCGCGGTGACCGCGGCGTGGGGGCAGATCACCCCGGTCGACCTGTCACTTCTGATCAGCACACATCTGCCCCGGGAACCGGCCGCGTGCGTCGTGTGTGGCTCCACCATGACGGTCGCCTCCTGCGGCGGTAGCCGGGCCACCAAGTACGTGTGCGGGATGGCCGCGACCCACCTGACCCGGCTCGCCACCGCCGCCCCAGCAGTACAGGCCGAGGTGTCCGACCACTATGCCCGGTCCGCGCAGTACATCACCTACCACGGCGACCACACCGTGGTCGACGTGGCCCGGGAGCTGCGGGCACTGCGAACCGCGCTGGGTGACGACATGACCGTCCCCGACGGGGCCGTCCACTACCCCCACGGCCACGGCCGCAGCCGGTGCGACATGTACCTACGCCACCTCGGCCACGACCGGTGGACCACCGAATCCGACACCACCTACACGCACAACCCGGCCCACGCCGACCTGGACGGCGCGGCCTGACAGCCCCCGTACGGGTGTCTATGCCGTACCCGCGAAACCAGTACCGTGGTCCGGCAACACCGACCGCCATTTTCCCCGAACGAAGGTAAGGACACCCATGGCAGACAACACCGCCGACCTGGACAAGTTGTCCCTCGACGACAAGGACCCCACCGCCCGGGACATCGACGAACGGATCAGCGAACTCGACGACGAGGTGGACTCGCTGAGCGTGCGCCTGGATGCACACCAGCAGTCTATCCAGGCGTTGGAGGCAGACCCAGGCGGGCCGGAGGTCGGGCTGTGGCTGGCGGTAATCGCGGTATGGGCGTCGGCCGCCGCTGTCCTCATCACCGCCATCGTCAACCTCGGTACCCTCCCCGCCGAGGACCGGGCCGCGTTCGTCCTGTTCATGACCGCGGGCCTCAGCGTCGCTGCCGTGATCACCACTGTCAAGCTCGCCAAGCTCGGCAACTGGTAGGCGGCCAGCATGCCTGTATCGCCCGTACCCCGCCATGTGCAGAGAGACTTCGACTACATCGAACGCCACACCGACCACATCCCGGACCTGACCCAGATTTCCGGGGACCGGTGGCGGCTGGTCATGGACTCCGGCGACGGCCGGGTCGTCATGACCCTCGACTACGTCGTTGAGCCCGGCTACCGGCCGAGGTGGCGCCGGGGACCGTCCACTCTGTACGTCAACGGCGAGCGCCGGCCTGTCCTCCGCGACAGGGGCTTCTTCGACCTGTGGAACGGGGTCGACCCGGAAGCGCCCCTGCCGGCCCGCCGGGAGCCGTCGCCGCTGCCACCGGCCGCCGACGTGCGACAAGCCCCGGCCCTGGTGAAGACCACGTACCGGATGTGGCAGGACAAGATCGGTGACCGGGGCGAGTTGTTCCTCGGACGCGACGGCCGGAGGTGGGTCCTCGCGTTCACCACCGACCGGATCTCGATGCAGTTCACGTTCCTCGCGGAACGTCGCGGGCGGTGCGCGCCGAGCCTGGTCCGGCCGTTGGAGCTGTTCGTCGACGGGGTCGACAAGACCGCCGAAGCCGAAGGGGAGCTGGCGAAGGCGTTGGAGTTGGCGTTCCCGCCGCCGCCGCCGACCAGCCCGGCCCCGGCCGCGGTGACAGCCACCTCGGTGAAGGTCCGCAACCAGGCCGTCATCAGGACCTGACCGTGCCACGCCGAAACCGTCACCATTCGAGCCCGGCCCGGCCGGTCAGCCTGCACGGCGCGGAAACGGTCCGGGACTGCACCGACGGTGTGTGGATGTTCCGGGCCGTGTCGGCGTCGGCTGCGGCCAAGCCGTACCGGTGTCCCGGCTGTAACCAGACCGTCCCGGTGGGGGTGGCGCACATCGTGGCGTGGCCCTGTGACGACCGGGGCGGAACCGCCGACCGCCGCCACTGGCACAGCGGCTGCTGGCGCCGCGGAAAACGGGACTCGTTTTAACCTGAACCACATGAACCTGGCCCTGATCGTGGCCGCTGTCGCGGTCGGTGTGTTCACCCGCCGCTGCCTTGCACAGTGGCTGGATATCGCTCTCGACGAGCAGTAGCACCGCGCAGGCCGGACTCGCGTGCCTGGCCTGCGCTGCCCTACCCTTGGCGACCAAATGTTCGTTTCTTCCTGGACGTGTCTGGAGCCGACCGCCATGGCCGACCACCCTCCTGCCCTGTCCGACCGGGACAGGCTTGTCCTGCACGAGCTGCTCAACAACTGGAACCGGGCTCGTACCGCCGCCGACCTCGGCCGCGCCATCCGGCTGCCGGCCGGGGCGGTCGCCGACGTTCTGCGTGGCCTGGCCGACGGTGCGTGGGTGGACGTCACCACCATGGGCCGGACCCGGTTCTACCAACTGGTTGAGGCGCACCTGCCAGCCGCAGCGGCCGCCGTCGGGCGGACCACGCCGCAGATCCCCGCATCTGCCCCGCTGCCGGTGGTCGACCGCCCGGCCAAGCCGCCAGCGGCGGCCGCCGCTGGCGAGGATCGGGTGTGGACGGTTCCGCAGTTGCGGGCTGCGGTCGCGCGCGGTGAGGAGAAGCCGGCGACGCTGGCGTACGTGGAGAAGACGATCGCTGCGCTGCGGGAGAGAGCCCGCGGGGAGTAGCCCGGGTCGGGCCGGGGTTCAAGGTCGTTTCACCTGTAAGCGCCCATGCCTGACCGCACCACACGATCACCACCTGACATGAGAGGGCACAAGCCGGTGTTTCGCCGTCTCCGCACCCTGTTCCTGGCCGCCGCCGCCCTGCTGCCCCGAGCCCGGCCCCGCCACGCCGGCCGTCACCGTGTCCGCCCGTAATTCCCCACAACGCATAGACTCGCGTACCTGCATGTGGGCCGCCCCAGCTTCCCCGGCCGAAAGTCGGGGCGGCCCACATGCAGCCGCGGCGGCGAAAGGGGGCCTCCGACGTGGTCAGGCAAACGTGTACCCCTGCGACCGGTACCGGCGAAGCCATCCGTTCACCGTGTGCGTCGGAACCCCCAACTCGTGGGCAACCTTGGCCGGCCCTCCCAGCCGCTCGTGCATCTGCTGCAACTGGCCGGCCTCCGGAGCTTTCCGATATGGCCGGGCCGCCGCCGGGCCCCGGCGACGCTGCCGCGGTACCCGGACCGCCGCCGCCGTGGCCGCAACCGGCCCGCCGCCGCCGTCTGGTGCTGCCGCCGCTGCGGGAGCTCCGTTGTCGGGGGCGGGCCGGGCCAGTCCCAGGTCCCGCAACACCGTCAGGTCCAAATTTTCCAAACCCAGGTCTCCCCCGTCGGCCGCGCGGAGCGTCAACTCCACAACCCGCTGCCCACGGCTGTCCTGATCGACCTTGATGACGGCTGAAAAGCCGCTGTCCTCGTCGTTCACGGTGATGGTGCGCAACACAGCTCCTTTGCACGTGCGCCGTGCGGCACTGACGGCCCTGTATGCGTGCCGCGATTTACGCCACAGAACCACAAAATCTCCGGAATTGCCAAACTGCCCGAACAGCCACGCCCGCGTCGTAAACTGTCCTTCCACTGCACGGGCGCCACACAGAGGAGATCATGCATGTCAGCAGCACCGAAGTCCGCCGCAGGTACACAGCGGACACTGCCGAACGACCCGGATGAGCTAATCAGAATGTGTGACAAGGTCGGCTGGACCTCTCGAACCAGCCAGCGGGGAATCATGGTTTCCCTGCCCGACGGATCCGACGCGACTCTCATCCCGGCCCGGATGAAGGCCGGCCCGACCGCCCGCAACGTGCACTCCAACCTCCGCAAGATGGGCATCGACCGGGCCTTGGACGAGTGGGAAGCCAAGGAGAAGCGGGACCGCGGCGCCAAGTTGGACAAGGACCGCCGCAAAGCTGAAGAGGCCACCCGCAGGGCCGAAGAGGCCGCCCGCAATGTCATTCCCCACATCGTGAAGTTCGAGGCCCCCGCCGCCAGCCCGGCCACCAACGGCGCCAACAAGCCCATCCCGACGCCGGCCCCGTCCGACCCGGTCGACCCCGACAACTGGCCGAAGCCCGGCGGGCCGATGGAAACCATCGACGTCCTCGTCACCCCCGAGATCGCGCTCGACTGGCTGACCCGCCCACTGGCCCGCCTCGAAGACGGATCAACCATCGAACAGCGGCCCCGCCGCGAAACCTGGGTCAGGCAACTCACCGGCGAAATGCGGGACGGAACATTCCTGAAGACCCCGCAAGGGATTTCCCTGGCCGCCGCCGAGCCGGTCAACACCGGCGCCCCCGTCGACGGGCAGCACCGGCTACAGGCCATCGTCGAATCCGAAATCCCGCAGGACATGCGGGTCACGTTCAACGTGCCCCCGGAGTTGTTCCCCCTGTTCGACATCGGCAAGCCCCGCACCGGTGGCGACATGCTCGCCATGCGCGGCGAAAAGCAGGTCCACCACCTGGCGTCGGTGTTGAAACTCATCGCCGTGTGGGAACTGTGGCGGCTCAACCCGCAGAAGTTCCCGTCCTGGAGAAACTGGTCCCGTGTCAACGTCACCAACGCCGAAATGGTGGCGGTCCACAAGCGGTGGCCGAACGTCGGTAACGAGATGCGGATCACGAAGGCGCTGATCGGCAGCCCCCTCAAGTACGGCAACCAGCCCGCCTTCACGCTGTTCCGGCTGTGGCTGCGTGAGGTATGGCCGGAAGGCTGCCAGCCGACTTCCGATGGTGGCCTGTCCTACGTCGACACGTGGATCAACGACCAGGTACGGCTGGGTCTGGGAATCATGGAGCAGGACGACCCGGTCGGGGTGCTCCGCAACTGGATCAACGGCGGGAACGCCAGCAAGATTCCCGGCGCTGTCCGGGAGCTGTCTCTGCTGGCCCTGCTCCGCTCCTGGAACGCCCACGTCAAGAAGAGGAAGTTCGCGTTCATCCGCGTCGGCAAGGACGACATAATGCCGGTGCCGGTCCCCGGTACCCAGGAAATGATCGACAGCATGCGCTGACCCCCAGCACACCGCGGCCCGCCACCCCTGACCAGGGGTGGCGGGCCGCGCACGTATCTGATCTTAGCCGGCGGGCTTGTCCCGGTCCCGCAGCGCGATCACATCATCCGCCCGGAACCGGCGGTGGCCACCCAACGTGCGGATCGACGCCAACTGGCCCGAGGCAGCCCACCGGGTGACCGTTTTCGGATCAACCCCGAACATGTCGGCAACCTCCGACGGCGTCATCAGGTCCTCTGTCTCACGTTTCTTCCTCACCGCCGCCCCTCCCGCCGCACGATCCACGACACCACCTCGCCGGGGCGGTGCGCCCCAGCCAGGTGCCGCATGATCGGGGCCATCCGCCGGGCCAGAATCCCACCGCACATCGGGCAACACACCAGCCCCGTACGCCCAGTCACAGGGCACCACCCGGGTTGGTGTCGACGACCTTCGAGTTGGCGTGCAGTACCAGGAACCCGCACCGTTCCAGCCGACGCGCCGACCGGACCACCCGCTCCTCCGACACCCCCAACACGGCCGCCAACCCGCCGGTGCCGGCACCCTCACGGCCCTGGTCGGCGGCCAGACGCAGCACCCGCCAGTCGAACGGGGTCAACGCCACCCGTACCGCGACCCGCGCCTCCACCGACCCGGCCGCAGTCACGACGGGATCCCGATCCACGCCAGCATCCCAGCCAGGACCAACCCGCCGGCGAGCCACGTCAAAGCCATGTGGAACATCAGGTCCGCCACTTCCCGCAACGTCAACGGCTTCACCCTGAACCCCCGTTGTTGTCCAGCCACACCCGCGCGTCACGCAGGGCGGCATCCAACATTTCCCGACCAGACCGGCGGGCACCACGCCCCGCCCGGGTGGCAAGCTCGACCACCTGAGTCTGTTCGATCACCACCGAACCACGACGGCCGTCGATGGTCACGGTGATGCGGTCAATCTCGGCTTCCACGACACCCCTTCCCGGTGCGTCCACGCCGTGAGGGGCGGCGGTCCCGTGATCAACGGGTCACCAACCGGTCAGGTCACGACCCGACGGGGAGAAAGGGACGAACAGCCCGCTACGCTCACCCCCATGGCAGGGGATTTCGACCACTTCCGGACCCGGCTGACGATCGAACGGCAGCTCCGCGGATGGTCCCAAGCCCACCTCGCTACCCAACTCGGCGTCAACCCGTCCGCGGTGTCCCAATGGGAACTCGGCCACCGCCGCCCCACCGCCGCCAACGCCCACCGCTGGGCCGCCACCCTCAATGTCCCCTTGCCGGACGCCACCGACGGCTGGTTCAGCCGCCTGGACCGGATGAAACAGCCCGTCCACGGCACCCGCAACGGCTACCAGTGGCACCAACGCAACAACGACCTCCCGGCGTGCGGGCCGTGCCGGGACGCCGGCGCCCGCTACACCGCCGGCCGTAAAGCGGCCCGCCTCCAACGCGAAGCGGCCGAACCCCCTCAGATACAGGGCTCGGCCGCTTCACACCGGGGTGGGGCCAGCTAGTCGGGCTTCCCGGCGAGCCCGACCAGCAGATCCCGCAACTCCGGGTTCATCTGTTCCAACACCTCCGGCGGCACCGGCAGCCACCCGTGCCGCCGTAGCCGCGCCGCCGCAGTCTCATCCCCCCGCCGCCGGTTCTTCGCCGACGCGTTGACCGTGTTCGGGTTCTTCGGCCGCGCCATCAGCCTGCCCCCAACGCGGCCAGCACCTGCGACGGCAGCAGCATCGTCCCGGCCCCGTCGGCGGCCTCGGCCAACGCCCGCACCCGCGCCGCCGGCTTGTCCACCGGCGACACGTACGGCCGGTGCAGCAGCATTGCTTTCACACCGGCGTCGGTTAGGCCCGCCCGCACCCTGTACGGCACAACCCCCGACGCCTGCCACACCAGCCCCAACCGGTCCAACACCCCGATCTGCCGCTGCACCCGCGACGGGAACGTCCACAACCTTTCACCGAGCCGATACCGGGCCGCCAACACCTCCAAAATCAGGTACTGCGTCGGTGGCAGACCACCCACACCGACGTCGGCTACTGCCTCACCCATCGACGTCCTCACCTTCCACCGGCACCAACGTCCAGTCCTCAACCACGATCACCGTGCGCCGGTACACCTTCCCCCCGAACCGCTGGTAGCTCACGGCGTCTCACCGCCCTCGGTCATGGCCCGCGACAACACATCCGCCGTATACGCACCAGCGCACCGCCGACCCGTTTCCGGATCGTTGTGGCCGGCGAGCTTGCCGTGCCGGTCGCGACCTATCCGACGCCGGCAGCTCCAGCAGGTGGACGCCTCGCCGGAACCGAGGTCGCTGCCCTCGGGCTCGACCGGGCACCGGTGATCGTTCGGCAGGCACGCCGGCACGCAGCGCGGGGTGTACTCGCCCTCACGGCACGACGTCCCGGTTCCGCGGTAGTGCTCGCAATCAGCGTGCGGATGCGGCCGATCACCGCCCTCGACCTCCCGAAGTACCTCCCGGGCCACCGCGATCGGCTTGTCATACACCCGCGCGATGTGCGCGTCGTACGCCTCCGGCGTGTACTCCGGAGGCCTGGTCAGCACGGGCCGCATCCGGTCGATCCGATCGGCGGTCGTGTCCAGCCACTCGGCGACGGCCACCGCGACGGCAGGGTGCATCATCTCGATGTACGCGGCGTTGGCGGCGTTGCTCATCGGCTCGTCGACGACGTAGCCGAACTCCTGGCCGGCAAGGTTGAACGCGACCAGCCGGTCACCGCCGTCCAGGGAACACCACGTTCCCCCGGTCGCGGCGGTCGCCTTCGCGCGCAGGCTGGTCGCCGCACGCCTCAACAGGTCAGCAAACATCAACGATCACCCTTCGGTTTGGCAGCTCTTCGCAGAACACGGACAGGCAGATCGGCCGTCATCCGGTCGCCTCCGGGCGGGCCAGCACCGTTCCCGGCGCGTGCTCGGCGTGTGCCTCGGCCGGGATGGCCAGGCAGTGGTGCGGCAGGTACACGGTGGCCCCGGTCAGCGACGTCGCCTCAGCGAGTACGACCAGCGTGTTGGTCTCCCGGAACACCCCGAGCAGGTGGAACCCGGTCAGCCGGGCGTAGCCCAGCACCGCATGCGGCCACGTCGCCACCTCATTGCAGTAGCCACACGTCATCGTGCCCATGCCGGCGTCGATCTCGAACTCGCCGTCCTGCCGCGGCGGCACCGCAGCCGCCTCCTGCTTCCGTAGCCGCTCGGCGGGCCGCGGGCACTCGGCCGGATACCTGCCGATGTGGTGTGCCCAATGTCCGTCGGCGAACACCGTCGGCGTCGCGCACTCCGGGTCCGGACACGCCGACCACGTCTCGATCGGCACCATCTCGTATCGCACCCCCGGATTCGGGTGGGCCCGACGCAGCCCCGCCACCGTCGCGGCAGCCTGGGTTTCGGACCCGACCGTGTCCCAGTCCCGGCGGGCACCCTTAGCCCGGATCTGTGCCGCGTCCTCGTACCGCTGAAGCCGGCGGGCCTCCCCGATGTGCCGCCTCTTCTTCGGCCACAACGCCGGCTCGGCATCACCCTCAGCCTCAACCGCGGCCGCCCACGCCTCCGGGTCCTCGACGATCCACAACACGACGTGCGTACCGAGCCACTCATCAACCGGGCGGCCGGTGTCGGAGTACACCTCCTCCCCGCGGTGGGTGCTCAGGTAGGTGCGGGTATCCCGCCGCGGCGCCCGCCCAACCACGACGTCCTGGCCGGTCATGCCGGCACCGCCGCCGCCAGCTCGCGCCGGATCGTGGGAAGGTCCGTCGCCAGCTCGGCTACGACCAGGTCGGCGTGGTCGCCGCAGCGGATTGCCAACGTCTCGTCCGGGGTTCCCCACACCAGGTCGACACCGTACAGGCGGACACATCCACAGCTCAGGTGGTACACGGTCCCGCCCAGGCCGTGCGACTCGCGCCGCACCACCACATGGCCGGCCTCTTTCAGGTGACGCAGGTACCGGGTCGAGTTGACCCCGATCCGCCGACGCTGTTCCCGAACCTCCGGCGGCGTCAACAACCCCAACACCTGGGCGCGGCCATCGGGGAGCCCGTCGATCGCAGCCCGCACCTGGTCGGCCGGCAACGTCCAGTCGACACCGAGCGGCCCCAACCCGACGGCGGCAGCCTTCGCAGCGGCCCGGGTGTGGAACTCCCCCGGGTGGGCGGCCAACCGCGACGCCTCGTGAAAGACGCGCCACCCGTCGAACCACTTGGCGACGGACAACCCGACCGGAATGCTCGCCCGCGTCTTCACAACACACCACCCGCAGCGTCGGTCTCGCCGGTGTCGTTGCCGCCCACCCGGTTCCGGGCGGCAGTCAGCCGCGGGCTGTCGCACCGGGCCGGCTCGTTGATCGGCAGGTCGGCGAAGTCGGCGGCGGTCAACGGACGGCCGAGACGTCGCTCCAGACAGCCGATACACAACGTGGGCGGCCCGCCGACCTCGGCCCAGATCACGTCGAGAACCGCATACCATTCCCAGGTGCCGGTGTGATCGCAGCCCTCAGGACACGGATCCCACGCCGCCGCCGCCTTGCACGGCGCGGTGTCGGCGCCGCAGTCGACGCAAATCTTCGGCTCTTCCTCTTCCTCTTCGTCATCGTCGAACTCGACCGGCTGCCGCGACTGCTGCTGGGTTACTTCGACGAGCTCGGCGCCGAGACCCTCGGCTACCTTCATAACGGCGTCGATCAGGTAGTCGGAGTACTCCAGGTCGATGTGGGTAGCGGCCCCGTCGACCGTTTCCACCGTGGCGGAAACGCCAGCGGGCCCAGTTTCGTCCCGGGTCCAGGTGATGGTCAGCTTCGGCTTTCCCACCGTGGCGGTCATGACGGACCGCCCTCAACGCCAGGTTGCGGCCTGTCGATCGGCTCGACAGCGGCGGCGAACAGGTCGCGAAGCCAGGGGGGATTGTCGGGGTCGGTCTGCGACGCGTAGGCCGTGGCTACAGCGTTGCCGGGCGTGCCGTCCTTCTTCAGCTTCCACCCGGAGATGGTGGATGGCATGAACGCCAACTCCCCGTTGTGCCAAACCAGCTTTACCTGGAAGGGGGCGGCGGGCCGGCCGGCGAGGTCCATGGGGTCGGCACCGGTGACGGTGTAGGTGGCTTCGGTCCGGCGCGAGAACGCTTTGAGAGTGGTGACGGGGTTCGATGTGGCGGTCATACCAAACACGCTACACGTTAACGTCTAACGTGTCGAGCGGCCGATCTGCTATCGAAGCAACAGGGCATTAACTGCGTCTGACCAGCACAAACACGATCGGCCCAACCATTGACGCTTGCCTAAACGATCACGTCATTAATAAGATGCCTTATGCCAACGGGTGAAATCGGGCAATCCGTCGAGCCAGTGCAGTGCCGTACGCCTCCCGCTCACCCTCCGACCGACACCCCGGACCCCGTCGTGATCGAGGCCGAAGTTGTCGCCGACACCGGGGCCGCGCCGGGCCGCAGAGAGTTGATCGTGCGCGGGCGGGCAGCCCTCGCCGATCTCGACCGCAACCCTGACGACTGGGTCGACGCCGACGTCGACGCCGAGCTGCGTGACGCCATGCCGCGTAACACCCGGCTGGCCTACGAGTACCAGTGGGGTCGCTGGATCTGGTGGTGCGGCACGAAGGGCCGCGAGCACTGCCCCGCCAGGCCGGGCAGTGTGCGGCAGTACATCAAGGAACACTGGGACATGACCGACGCGCAGGGCCGTAAGCGTGGCTGGCGGGGCCGGCCGTACGCGCCGGCCAGCGTCGAGCAGGCCGTGTACGTGGTGTCCGCGGTGCACCAGTGGTTCGGGTACGCGTCGCCGACGAAACACCCGTCGGTGAAGTTGCAGCTCAAGGCGTACGACAAGCGGTGGAAGGCTGCCGGGTACCGGCAGCGGAAGGCGTACGCGCTGACGTTGGAGGAGAACGTCGCGGTCGCCCGCACGTGTAGCCGGGCCACGGTGGGAGGGGTGCGTAACGCGTGCGCGTTCCGGCTCCAGTGGGACATGGGCGCGCGGGTGTCCGAGCTGCTCGGGGAATCCAACGAGGCCGGGGTCTGGCGTGGGCTGCGGATCGGTGACCTGCGGTGGGAGTCCGACGACCGGGCGGTCATCCACATTGCCCAGACGAAGACGCACGAGTCGCGTGACGTCGCCGTCGAGGCGACCCGGTGGCTGGTCGACGACAACGACCAGTTCATCGACGAGGCCGGCCGGCTGATCCCGCTCGACAATGCCGGCGAGCCGACCCGGCCGCCGGTCCCCCACCCGTACGTCGACGTCGACCCGCTGATCCTGCTGCGCAGCTGGTACGACCTGCTGGTCACCCGTGGCCAGGCCCACCCGGACGCGCCGCTGTTCCGCGAGGTCGCCTCGACGGGTCGGATGCGGAAGGACGGCACCCCCGCTGGTGGCATCCTGCCGGGGCCGTGGGGGTACGAGGCGTTCTCGATCGAGTTCGACCGGTGCGTACGCCGGGCCAGGGTCCACGTCGACCCGGTCACCGGTGAGGAGCGGCACATCACGTCGCACTCGAACCGGTCGGGGCTGATCACCGAAGCGGTCGACGCGGGGGTGCCGGCGGAGATTCTGCGGCTGCGAACCGGGCATGCGGCCGGGTCGCGGGTGCTCCAGGGCTACTACCGGTCGGGTCGCAAGTGGGGGCGGCACAACCCGGGGACGGTCATCCGTAGGACCCGGCGCCGGGCGGTTCCTGCCTGAGGCGGTGGGGCGGCGCGGCGTGTCGGTCCCCCAGAACGTAAACGATCGGTACGATGTAAACGTGCCGAAGAGTGAATCGTCCCAGGTCAGCAAGCCTCCCGCCGACGTCCGGGTGCCCGTCGCTACCCGGATCCGTATTTCCGCCGTCAAGCAGATCGACGACTTCGCCGCAGAGGAGAACCGCCCCCGGTCGGCGATGCTGCGAATCCTCCTGGCCGAGGCGGTCACAGAGCGCCTCCGCAAGCGGGGCCGCCGGTGAGCGCACCTGTCGACGAAGTCCGGATGGTGATGGTGGCCGGGTGGTGTGCCCGCCACGACTGCCGGCGGCCGTTCGTCGTGGCGCACCCGGTCCGTAACGTCGACGGCTGGCCGACCACATGCTCGAGCACCTGCGCCCGCAGGTGCGCCAAGCGGCGCCGCGGTTCGCTCCTGGCAGCGAACCGCCACGCTGTCGCCGCGGCGGGGCGGCGGTGCCGGATGTGTTGGAACCGGCCCCGGGTCGGGCCGAGCCCGGTGTGCACGCCGTGCTGGGTGAGCGGGCGCGAATCGGCGACCCGCATGTGCAGTGGCAAGCGGCGACTCGGGATGGATGCGGCCTTGGACCGGGCCGGTGCGGCGGGTGTCTTCGAGGGCCGGGACATGGAGGCGTACTGGTGTCCGGTCTGCGGGTGGTGGCACATCGGCAACGCCGGGCCCCGGGAGGACCGCAAGCGGCGGGTGTTGGCGGCGGCGATGTACGTCGACACGCTCGACCCGGGCCGGCTGGAACAGTTGCGGTCCGCCTGGGAGCCGCAGTAGCCGGTCACGCCGGGGTGGGTTCTGGGTTGGTGCGTAGGTACAACACCCGTGTCGGGTGTTCACCCATCGCGGCGGGGCACCAGAACACGGTCGGGAATTCGGCCAGGACCACGTCGGCGATCTGCGGGGCGTAGTCGGCGACCCCGACCAGCCGGAACGAGGGGTGGGTCAGGGCGTCGATGATGCGGGCGCGTGCTTCGGCCTGTGCTTCGTCGACCGCTACCGGCACCCCGTGCCCCCTTGCCCCGTCTCTGGTGGTTCGCGACGCAGCACACCCGCGGGTCGCGCCAGCTGGCGCACGACGCAAGACGGTCCTTTGAGCTCGGCTCACGGCGGCCCTTGCCCGAGGGCGCAACCGTGGGTGTGCTGCGTACCGGCCACCCTAGCCGCGGTGGTGGGGTGTAACGGGCGAAACGCCGAACCACCTGCCGCATTTCCGCGAACACCGATGTGGGCGAGTTACGCGAGTGACTTCGAAGATCACGCTAGGGTGGCCGGTGAGGTTGTGGCGCGCGGGCAAACACACCACACACACGGCAACCCCCTGGCGGGGTGGGCCGCTGCCGTCGCGCACCATAGCTGTGGCCGAGTGCGGGGGGCAGCGATGTGGAAAACGGTGTGGCGGGTGGTCAGTCGTGGCCTGTCCGAGCCGGTCATGTGCGAAGGCCACCACTGGCATGTGACCGGGCGGGGCTGGGCGTGTTGTGCGTGTCCGGGCCGGGCGTCGGGCCGGCGGGGCCGCCCGGCCGGCCCGGTGGGCCAGGCGGTGCGGTGCAAGTCGCCGGTGGAGGCGACGGCCGGGTTGGAGAAGTGGCTGACGCAGATCGCGCCGCCGCGGGTACGGTTCGTGACCCGGCGGAACAGCCGGGACCGGGAACTGGTGTAGACCCGCCACCGGCGGTGCCGCAGGTGCGGGTCGAGATTTGCGCCGGTGGACATCAGGTGATCGTTGAGGCGCCCGAGTCGTTGGAACAGGTGGAAGCGGCCGCGATGCGGCTGTGGACGGCCACCGACGACCCGCGTCTGCTGCGAGGGTTCGGCCCGGTCGGGTTCGTCACGGAACAGGTCGGGGCTCCGATGCCGCCGGATCTGACGTTGCCGGGCCGCCTCACCGAATGGGAGTGACCTGTTATGCCGATGCACGTTGCTGAACCTGTCAGTACCGACGACCTGGTTAAGCTGTTGGCCACGTTGGTGGGGCCGGTCGAGGTGATGTTGTCCGCCGTCGCGGACGGCGCGGTCGGGGTGATGCGGACGCTGCTCGACCAGGCGTTCGAGCATGGCCGGGCGGCGGGGCTGGCCGACGCCGAACATCGGGTGTCGAAGGTTGTCGGGACCCGGGCGGTGGACACCAACGGCATCGACGGGGTGCTGGTGCGGTGCGGCACGTGCGGCGGTGACGGGCTCCTGGTGCAGGCCGACCAGGGGTTGGACCCGGGCGCCGGGGTGTACGACCCGGCCGCCACCGCGATCATCCCGAAGATCGGCAACGATCCGACGGCGACGACGAAGTTCTACATGGACCCGCGGCGGCGGGACTAGCCGGCCGGCAGGCCGGGGCACAGCTCGACGGGGGAACCAGCATGCGCAGCCAGATCGTCAACTACAAGAACCGCAGCCCCGGACACCGGCGGGGGCGGCTGGTCAACGTCGGGTTCTTCCTGCACCAGGTGCCGCGGCCGTTGCTGGCGTGTGCCCTGCTCGGGCACCGCTGCGTCGTCGACGGCTACGACTCCCGTGCCGCCATGGCCGCGCCACCCGCCGACTTCGAGGGCAGGCGGCTGCGGTGGGTGGTGTGTTCCCGCTGCGGGGACCGGCCCACCCCGCAGGGGGCGTTGGACCCGGACCGGTGGAACCTGGGTGAGAAGTACACCGGCTGCCACGGCGACTACGTCGACCCGGCCCGGTACGGCCCGTTGAAGGACCTCAAGTTTTATCCGCCCGGCCCGTACCGGTGGAACGACGCCCGCGGCGAGCTCGGCGGGCAGGTCATCGTCGGCCGGCAGGAGATGGGGATCGGGTTCGGGTTCAAAATCGGCAACGGCGGCTCCGAGCAGCCCCTCGCCGCGCACCTGCATCTGGGGTTGTTGGGTGCCCTGTACCTGCACACCGGCGGCGGCATCGGCCGCGGGGTGCAGCGGCGGCTGAACCCGGACCGGCCCGGGGTGTGGAACTCCCGCGTCGTCGAAGTCGCGCTGCGCCGCGGCACCCTGTCGTGGAAGGTGTGGGCCAAACGCGACGAATACAGCCGCACCGACCCGTGGTGGCAGCAGGGCCGGGTCAACCTGCGGCCCTTGGACGTGCTGCTCGGCCCGAAACGGGTCGACCACCGTGACGTGCCCGGCGGGGTCGCCACCCGCATCGTGCGGATGCCCGAAGGGGACTACCTGGTCGGGTTGAAACTGCAACAGGTCACCGTGGGGCGTCGGCGGGGCCGGCGCCGGCGGCTGCCGTACGAGGTGGACTGGTCAGCCCTCGGCAAAGGGATCCCCACCGAAGGGCCACTGCGGGGGCGGACGTTCGGGGCGTCGGTGGCAGTGTCCGACCCGTCCGTCGACGCCGGTACCTGGGCGGCGGAGGCCGCCGCGAAGGTGGCGGCGCAGGTCGCGATGTGGCGGACCCGGGAAGGGTGGGAACCCACCGGCCTGGTCCAGGTCGACACGGTCCCGGCCGACACGGTGCAGGTGACGCCGTGACCGTGGAACGGCACCTGCTGGTGACCAACACCGACGTTGCTGATTTGACCGCCGCCCTGTCCTGGGCGGTCCGGGCCGTCGACACCGAGTTTTCCACCGCCACCATGGTGAAGATCGTGGTGGAGCAGACCATGCAGTGTGACACCGACGAGGTGGACTGGCGGTACGTGTGGTCCGCGGCGGTCAGCGGCTCTCTCGACGAAGAGGCTGAGTCGTGAATGCCGACCGGCCCGAACGGATCCCGTACGAAGACATCGCGGACATTGTGCGGGAATGGCCGACCCCACGCGGCTATGGCCCGTTCATCGCCGGGAAGTACCAGGTGCCGTTGGCGACCGCGCGGCGGTGGGTGTACCAGACCCGGCTGCGTGGGCTGTTGCCGGCCGGCACCGGGGACCGGCCGTGCCCGTCGTGTGCCGGCAGCGGCGTCGCCCATTGGGGTTCGAGGCGGCGGACCGCATGACCGACACCAACCCGGACCCCGACGACACCGCCGTCGACAACGACCCCGACCACGACGACGGGGTGGATGAGGGGCGGTACACGCCGCGGCGGCTGTGGCAGGCATTCAACACCTGGATCGACACGTACGCCTGGACCATCATCACCCTCGGCGTCGCCCTGATCCTGCTCGACGTCCTCATCGTGTTGACGTTCGTCCTGTTCCAGGTATTCCGATAGGGCCCCGGACAAAGTGAAGCGGCAGCTTGCCCCCGCCAGCTGCCGCCCCGAACAGACCCCCACTCCCGAGGTGTCCGACCGCACACGATAGCGGACGGAGACCTGCCATGCCCGAATCCCACACCGTAGCGGCGTGTGTGGTGTGCCGCCGCCGCGAGCCCCAGTCCGGGCAGGTATGCGACCCGTGCCAGGCCCGGATCGTGGCCGGCCTCGCCGACCTGGTCGACAAGTTGGGCCGGCTCCACCTCGCCGTCGTCCCATCACCGGCCGCCGCCGCCGACCGGGTATCAACCTCACGCACCGGTGCACCTGTCCCGGCCCGGATGGACGCCCTGTCCCTGGTCGGCCCCGGCAACGAATCGGTCACCGCGATCCTGCACCCGCTGGTGCGGCGCTGGTCCACGTCGCGGATCGTCACCGTCACCACGGTGCGCGCCAACCGGTTCCACATCGACGAGCGGGTCATCACCGACTGGTTCCAGGAGGTGGCCCGCGACGACGCCGGCGCCCCGCTCCTGGTCGCCGACGACGACCAGGTCGGTGTCCTCCCGCCGCGGGAATGGCTCGACTCGTGGGTGCGGGCGTGGCGGGCCCATTTCCGGCACCACCCGCCCCGCCGCCGGACGCGGCCCGCCGCCCCGGCCGCTGCCGTACCCGTGCGTGGCTACGTCGACCCGCTGCGCCGCGAATGGGAAACCCGGTTCGGGGAGCCGGCCCGCGACGTCGCTGTCCACACCAACGTCAACTATTTGGCGACGTGGCTCGGGCAGGCCTGCGAAGACGACGTCGGGATCGCCGCGTTCTCCCACGAACTACGCCACCTCCTGGCCGAACTGACCCGGGTGCTGGGGGAAACCCCCGACCAGCAGTGGCTGGGACGCTGCCCGGCCATCATCTCCGACCCGGACGGCGGCTCGGCGGCGTGCGCGGCCGGGCTGTGGCAGGACCCCCACGCCTCCCAGGTCATCTGCCCCCGCTGCCACTCGACGTGGGGGCCCCGGCCGGTGGAGCTCCTCCACTTGGCCGCCGAGATCCGGCGGGTGTGGCCCGTCGACCGCAGGCGCCGCTACACCCGCACCGACATTGGGCAGCTTCGCACCTTGTCGTGCCCGGGGTGTGCCGGCCCGGTCAACATCCGGTGGCGTGACGTCACCGCCACCGTCGACACCGAACCGTGGTGGCGGCCGGAACGGGCGGTATGCCCGGCCGGGTGCGACACAGAAAGGCTGATCTGACATGACAACAGCGTCGCCAGACCCGGACCGGGGCAGCGTGTGGGTAGCTGCGGTCGGGACGCACTACCTCGGCGAGGGATGGACCGACCTCGGCTACATCGACGAAACCGGCCTCGTGCCCGATCCGGACCCGCCACCCGCCCGGGCACCGGGCGGCACCGCCGACTTCGTCGACCGGCTCGACGCCGCCGTCGACGGGCGCTGCGGCTGCGGCTGCGGCACCCCCATCACCGACAGCTCCCCGTCGGCGTACTACGCCACCGCCCACTGCCAGTCGGCGTGGATGAACCAGCACGCCACCAACCCGGGCGAGGTGTACTCCCGCCCCGACGCCGCGTCGGTCCTCGTCGGCTCCGACGACACCCCGATCCCGCTGCGCGAGCCGGCCCGGTCCCCCACCGGCGGCGGGTCGGGTGGCGCCAGCGGCGGGTGGGCGCCGCCGGGCGACCGGTTACAGGTGTACGGGCCGGGCACGCTTCCCGACTTTCTGTCCTACCACCGGTGGTGCGACGGTTGCCGCACCGCGACCGTGCCGGTCATCGTCGAAGACGACACCCACGACATCACGGTCGTCGGCGTGTGGGAACCGGTCCGGTCCTACCCGACGGGCCACCGCCAGTGGTGCTCGGCATGCGAAGCCACCTCGGCCGGGCCGGTGTACCTCCCGACCGTGGAAACCGACCGGGGCCCGGTCCCCGGCTGGCTGTTCACCCTGTCCGGAAGTTACGGCCGGGTGTCATCGGCCCTGTCCCGGCTCGCGCTGGACCGGGCCGCCAACCGGCGGCTCCTCGTCGACTCGACGTGGCGCAGCATGGAACGCGACCTGGGCCGCTTCGAGCGGGAATGGTCCGGTCGGGCCGGGCGCCGGGCCGCCGCCGACCGGTGCACCGACCCACGCCTGTGATTCTCACCTGGGACGGGGAACGTCCCCTCGCCGACGCCGACATGTTGGCCTCCCTGTATGAGGTGTCACCCCGCACGGTGCGGCGGCACTGCACCCCGGCCCGGTACCTGCCAAGGGTGGGGCTGCCCCGCGGTGTCGGCGGCACCGCCCTGTATGACGCCATCGCCGCCGGGGACGCCCTGGCCGGGATCGCCCCCCGCCCCGAGCGGACGCTGGCGGCGTTGCGGTACCGCGCTGAGCAGGAACGCAAGGGTCAGCGGGGACGCTGACACAGATCCACAGACAACAGGGGGTTGCGTCGTTCCCGGGGTACGGGGTACGGTAGTGGAGCAAGTACGGCGGAGGGGTTGCAACCCGAGCCGGGCGAGCAAAGCGATGGTGTAGCGGTAGCACCCCGCCCCGAGTACCCCCGCTGGCAGGTGGGGGGAAACGGGCGGCGGGCCAGGTTCGAATCCTGGGCGCTTGCGGAAGACACGGCGGGGCACCGGCCGTGTCACCCCTGAAGGACACCTCTACTGCCAGGTAGGCGGTGTTCAACCCACAGGTGCAAGGACCCGGAAGCTAGCGCCGGGAACGAACTCCGGTACCGGGGTACCGGTGCGAGGACGGGGGGAACAATTTCCCCTTAATCCGCCCAGGAAGGGCTCCCGTCAGGGAAGCACCTGGGACCGGCCTCGCACCGGGCGCCGGAACCACACTGGGGATGCATGGGCAAGCCCAACCGGGCCGGCGGCAAGCCGGCAACCGAGGGAACGTCGGTTCGACTCCGACCATCTCCACAGGGCAATGCTGCTGAGCACGCTCCCCGACCCCCACACCAGGGGCACGTCGGGCCTAGGGCAAAAGGCAGCCGGCGGCGACCGTAACCGGCACGAAGGACGCAAGGCTCAGGAGGGCGTCCCACGAACGGCTAGGGATGAGGCCGTTCACCCCGTTCCCCCGACGGAAGGGCACCCGACGATGGCCGACAGGACGCTCACGATCACCCACCACGGTCAGACCTTCGACGTGGTCCGGCACAAGCCGAAGTACACCCACCTACGCGTCCCGTCCAGCGACCCCGACCGCGACCCCTACGACGTGGTCGTGGACAAGGACGGCGCCCGCTGCACCTGCAAGGGCCACCTCTTCGGCAAGATGTGCCGGCACAAGAAGCTGGCGCAGAGCCTGGCCGGTCAGACCAGCTAGAACAACCCGCACACCCGTTTCCCCAACGGAAAGGATCCCCACCATGTGGTTGCTGGACATGCTGTTCGGCAGCTCCGACGACTCGACCGACGAGGTTTACGGCGGCGACGACGGCTACGACGGCGCCGACTGGGAAGACGACTTCGACGGCTACGACGAAGACGAGTTCTGAGGCGATCGCCGTGGCCTACCTGGTGTACGACGCCATCAACGCGGTCTTCGAGGTGTGCTGCGCCGACGACGGCTGCAACGGAGGAGTGGTCGGCACGTTCGACTACGAGGACGACGCCGACGAGTACGCCGAAGACCACGAATACGAGCACGACGTCGCCGCGTACGCCGACTACAACGGGGAGGTGTTCTGACCGGGTGGCCGACTACCACTACGACGAGCTGTCCGACGCCTACGACGTCTACTGCGAAGACGGCTGCAACCCGAACAACGACGGCTACCTCGGCAGCTTCGACGACGAACGCGACGCCATCCTCACCGCCGACAACGACGAGACGTACCACTACGGCTAGCGAGGTGCCAGCCGGGCACCGGTTCAGCCAAAAAGCTAGACGGCCACCGGCCGAGCACCTACCGTGACACCCAAGCATCACCGACCAGCAGGGAGCCCCACCGTGACATTCGGACAGGCCAACGCCCACCGGCAGCCATTGCTGCCCGGCTGGCAGGCCATGGCCGAATGCCCGTCGCGATCCACGACCGGCGAGTACGCGAAGCAGGCCAACCTGGGGATCAGGTGGCGGATGTAGGCGCAGCACATCGAGCGCCGAGAGCCGCCCTCCCCCCACCGGGACAGGGCGGCTCTCCCGTTTGACCGGACAACTCCACAGCACCCTTTCGGGCGTAGCTCAACTGGAAGAGCAGCGGTCTCCAAAGCCGCAAGTTGCAGGTTCGAGTCCTGTCGCCCGGGCGTAACACGAACGGTGCCCTTGATGTCGGGCGCGCACGGCACCATTTGAAAAGTCCATAGTGGATGGCAAAGAAAATGTTGCCGCTCACCCGGGCAGGCCCCAGGGGCTGCCGAGGTGAGCGAGGACGCCAACCCGGAACCCGCACCAGCCACCGGCACAGGTCCCCAGCATCATCGGGGCAGCACCAACGGCGGTGAACCGGTCGGGATTCGGCGGGGCGTCTACATACAGCAGCAAGCTGCCCCCGTCACGAACGGTAGGGGTAGTTGCCAGGCGGCCCGTGATTCAGCGAGCGGGACGCGGCCGGCAGCAGACGTCGCCGGGCCCCGAGCCGACCCCGCAAGAGGGGCCGGAAGCCGGACATAGGGCCGGCGCCCGGCGGCGTCAACGGGCCTGTAGCGCAACTGGTAGAGCACCACGCTGGCAGCGTGAAGGTTGGCGGTTCAAGTCCGCCCAGGTCCACAGGGAGCGTCCAACAACGGTCTCCCATCAATCTGGTACCGCCGGGATAAGAGCCCCCGGGGGGAGCTGGCGACCGGCCCTGCACCGCGGCGGGATGCACACCTGCCCCGGAGGCCGTCTGGTCGCCTCGCCGGTCTGGCATGACCGGCGGGAACGGCGGTACCTGACAACTTCAACCGGCCTGGTCGCCGGCAACCTCCCGAGTCCTCGTGTCGACACGAGGAGGAGCCATGACCGCGTTGGATGAAGCGATCGAGCAGTTGCAGCTCACGGAAGTGTTCGCCGCCGGCGAATACGACTACGAGTGGTGCGAGTTCAAGGCCTGGGTAGCCCCTTCGGGACGCTACTTCTGGTTTGCCGACTCGGGTTGCTCGTGCCGCGGGTACGGCGAGGACTCGTTCTACTCGGTGTCGGACTTCAGCGATGGAGCCCGCTCGACGTTGGAGCGCGCCTTCCGGGCCTGGCGGCAGAGCAGCGGCAACGGCCCGCTCGAAGGTGTCGACGAGGCCATGGAGAAGCTCCGGCAGCTCCGGCCCTGACGACACCGCCCCTTCGGGGGCACCCGGTCCGCTAGCTCAATGGAAGAGCATCTGACTCTTAATCAGCCGGTTCCCGGTTCGAGCCCGGGGCGGACTACCAGGTACAGCAGTGCGTAACGCACCCCACCGGGGTGTGGCGTGGCGAGCACCGCCGACCGTGGGAGCGGTACGTGGTGTGGCGCCGGGCAGGGCTCTCCGTGCTCCCACACGCGATCCCGCGGGCCGGTTCCCGCAGCCGAACGTGAGTCTGTGCCGCGTCTGTACCTCAGTGGTCAGAGGACCGTCTGCTAAGGCGGAAGTCGCGGGTTCGAATCCCGCCGGGCGCACGTCGTGCCTAGGAAGCTCAATCGGTGGAGCATCCACGTTCCCGAGCCGCAGACCGTGTCGACGCGGTCACGGCGGCCAGCGCGTACGAGCTGGGGAAGGTGGAAGGTTGCGGGTTCGAGTCCCGCCCTGGGCCAGCACGTGGTTCGCAATGCCCGGCTTGCCTCCGGGTATGTCGCCGCCTCAACGGGCGGCGGTGGGTGTTGCCGGGGTTCGACTCCCCGGACGCGGATCTAGGCTCCCGCGTGGCCGGATGCCAGCCGACGAACCACCCTTGCCCTCCTGGCGTAACCGGAAGCGCACGCGGTTGAAGCCCGCGAGGTTCCCGTTCGATTCGGGAGGAGGGTACTTGCGGAGAGAAGGGGAGCGCGGGTAGTCCGCGCGGAGATAGGCATCGTCTTCGGGCTGGCCTCCCGGGACCACCGAGCCCGGCCACGTACACCCGTCCCCCTCTCCGCATTCAACCCTGCGGACCTGGTGAGGCTGGTGCTCACGTCGGTCTTCCAAACCGAAGACGCGGGTTCGATCCCCGCGGTCCGCTCAACCCTCACCCATCGCCTGCACGTACAGGGCGCGGAAGTTGGGGCAGTCGTGCAGGACCGCCACCCGCCGGGCGGCTTCGGCCTTGCCGGAGCTGACCTGGGTGATGGGGGCCATGACGACCTGCTGCCGGCCGCGGACCGCAGACCGGCCCGGTACCCATCCCGCTTGGCCGGCCGGGAGATGGTCGGTGTCGACCGGGTCGGCGTCGAACAGGCGCCGCCGCCCGTCGCGGCAGCGAAGCCACTGCACGTACACGGGGCAGTATTCGCATCGGCGGATGGCCACGTCGAACGCAACGACCAGGTGCCGGCGGCGGTTACCACCCGATCGGCGTCGCCCGCCAGGCCAGCAAAGGTGGACATGTCCCCTCCGGTGGGGACAACGACTTGGTTATCGGTCAGGACCCGGTTAGCCGGTTAGGTTCCACACCACCACCCGGCATGATCAGCACGTGGAATTAGCGATCATCGCAGCAGCCCTCATCGTGGCCGTGGCCATCATGTTCGTCGGCACCCGCCGCAACTACCAGCCCCGCCGCTACCGCCCCGCCGGGCAGCCGGCCCGCCCACCAGCACCGGCCGCGTCCGCACCGCTGAAGCTCCCCGACGCCGGTCCCGACGTCATCACCTACCGGCTGCCACGCGCGCTGCCCACCCCGAACCGGGCATGGCGCACCACCGGCAGCCGCCGATAGCGTGCCCGGGGTCAGTCGCAGGCGGTGCCGTCCTTGTCACGGTCCAACGCAGGCCGGTACCCGTCGTCGCGGCCGCGACGTAGAGGTGCCGCACCCGCCTCGCGGGCGGCCGTGCAGTTGGCGTAGTACCGGTCCCGGATATCGGCCGGTTCCACCGGTTCCGGAACAGACGTAGCCGGCGGCGGGGCGGCGGTCGTGGGCGATGCCGACGGGGCAGGGGAGCTGACCACCGCGGTGAACGTCGGTGTCGGTGAGGTGAACGTCGGCGACGGCCGCGGCGAGTTCACCACCCGGATCGGGTTCGGGTCCGGCTCCACGTCGGTTCCGACACACGACCCGATCCCGGCCAGGCACGCCAACACGGCGAGGATGCCACCGGAGATGAGAAGCCCGTTACGGGTGGTCGGATGCACGAAGGTCTCCCTTGCCCTGGTGGCCCAACTGGCAGAGGCGCCGCTTTCAAAAGGCGGAGGTTGCGGGTTCGACTCCCGCCCGGGGCACGTAAGCGTGACGCGGCCCGGCCGGTGAACGGTACCGGCCGGGCCGCGCAAGACAGCATAGTTCCCCGCACTGTCCGTCAGGTAGACGGCATGACACCAACTCAGCGGGAACTCGTCACCGAACTCATCGTCGCCGAACTGGCCGGTATTACGGCCGCCTCCCTCGCAGCTGGCGCCGACCCGGCCGAAGTCGTCGCCGAGCTGGACCGCCGGATCCGGTCGATCAGGGAAAAAGGCGCCCGGTAGCTCCGGGCGTCAACGCCGCCGTAGCTCAGCCAGGTCGGAGCGCTTCCTTGGTATGGAAGAGGCCGGGAGTTCGAGTCTCCCCGGCGGCTCGTCACGTGGGTAGCAGCGGGAGGAACACCCGCTGAGGTCGATCGCCGGGCCGGTGGAAGCAAGCTGCCGACACTGCCCACGTACAACGCGGACGTAGCTCAGTTGGAAGAGCCCGGCGTTGCCGACGCCGAGGTGGCCGGTTCGAGCCCGGTCGTCCGCTCACGACTTGATCCACCCCACGTGAAGGAGGTGATCCGGGGTGAGCCAGGTACTCGTGCTCAACGCCGACTGGGGCCCGCTCCACTGGGTCACCATCCGGCACGCCGTCAGGATGCTCGTACGGCAGGTCGCCGAGGTCCACGAGGCCGAACCCGATCGGCTCATCGGCATCTTCCCGCTGCCGCGCGTCGTGCGGCTCGTGGCGTACGTGAAGACGAAGTGGCGACACACCCGCGGCCCGGCCTGGTCGAGGCCCGGTGTCCTCGCCCGAGACGGATATACCTGCGTCTACTGCGGTGGATGCGCGTCGACCGTCGACCATGTCCTTCCCCGTTCCCGTAACGGCGGGAACACCTGGTCCAACACCGTCGCCGCTTGCGGCGGCTGCAACCAGCGCAAGGGTGACCGCACCCCGGCCGAGGCCGGCATGAAGCTGCGGATCGTCCCGGCCACGCCCACCTGGGCGTCGCTGCTGCGTTGGTAGCCCGGTGGGGCGCCGCTCTGTGGCGGTGCGGCGCTCCACCCATTCCGCGCTGGTGCAACTGGCAGCACGCTCGGCTCTGACCCGAGAGATTGGACGTTCAAATCGTCCGCGCGGAGCGGGATGAAGTCACACCGTGAGTCAGCGAGCCGGGGCGCCGGGGCGCTGCCAATACTCGGTCCCTGAACGGATCCCGGGTGACGGAAGCCTGGCCCAAACCCGTGACAGTCGGAGAGACGACGACACCCCGGAGCGACGGGGGGCAACGAGGTGCGGGGCCTTGCCCGTGACCGCCCTCGGCCACCGGTGGAAGCCCGGTCGCGACGCGGACCGGGCCAAGCAGGGACCACGGTGCACGGTGGGAGCCCGTAAAGCGACTTGGTCGGCTGTGGTCCACGGACGCGTGGCCTGCTCGCAAGCCTGGAAGTGCTCTACCCGCGTGAAGAGGTACAGGGTCCGGCACCTGCCCCGCCGGAGGTCACCGGTAGGACTGGCGTCCGGCGGAGCTTAATCCGAGGTGGCGGGTTCAATTCCCGTTCGGTGCACGTAGGGAAGCTGGGCAACAGCCGTGAGGAACCGCAGGATCTTGTGAGGGCAACCCTCGACACTCCCGCAGGCCGACACCGGCGCGTCATTCGTTGCAGGGCCCAGCACGTCGCCGTGGGTGGCTTGGTTCCCCGGTGGCACAAGGTCATCCGAAAAGGGCGAAGCCCCACGGGGAGCGTCCCCACCAGTAGAACGCAGGCCGGCAGCACCGGCACCGCGGGGTTTATCCGGCGATCGCGACCGGAGAGTGCGAACCCGCCACGCTGGGAGGAGACCACCTGGTCGCTGTAGCTCAACAGGTAGAGCAGCGGACCACCGGACGATAGGTACGCGCTGAACAACGACGCCGTGCCTGGCCGCCTCTGTTGGACTCTGCGCCGCATGCGGGACGTACGCCTCGGCTCCAGTCCGGTGCCTCCGTGGGTTGCGGGTTCGAGCCCCGCCGGCGGCCCTCAATTGTCGTGTAGCTCAATTGGTGAGAGCACCCGCACCGAGCGGGGCCGGGCGACGGCCCGGACGGATGCCGGTTCGACTCCGGCTGCGACAGCTCGTGGAATCGTGTAGCTCAACTGGCAGAGCACCGTCGTGTGGACGTAGCCGGCCCCTCAGGAGGAGACGGCCTAAGCGCGATACCCGGGCGATGCGGAGTTCGATCCTCCGCCACGATCCCCACCAACCGGCGCCCATCGTGGACGGTCGGGTGATCCGGAGGTGTCGGCGTATCTGCCAGGGCGATCTGTCGTTGGCTAGAGGCCCACCGTGTCCACGCCGAAAGGATCACCCTGTGCGTCGGTTCCGTTATCTGGCCCTGTCCGTTCTGGCGATCGGGCTGGCTACCCTGTTCGCGCCTACCGCTGCGCACGCCGCGGTGACTCCGGGGGCGTGGTGTAAGAAGGCAGAGACCGGCGCATACGGCCAGTCAACCGACGGCGACTGGTACCGGTGCACCCTGAACGCCGGGGCCACGCTTCCCAAATGGATGCCGTCGTCCCCGCCGCCGCCCGGGCAGAACCCCAGCGCTCCGGCCCCGTCGAAGCGGACCCCGGACGGGCCGTGCCTGGACAGCGAAGCCGGGCAGGAGTTCAGCACCTCCGCGGGCAAGCTGTACGTGTGCCAGAAGAAGGGCACCAGCTACGCGTGGACCCTCGTCACCGGCGGCGACGACCAGCCGGGAACGCTACCAAAGACCGGCGTCGACGGGCGGGTCGCGGCCGCAGCCGGCACAGCGCTTGTCGCCGCCGGCGGTGGCCTGTTCTGGGCGATGCGCCGCCGCCGTGTGAGTTTCCAAGCCTGACCCGACCCTGAGCAAGCAAGCGAGCCCGGCCCCCCATCACAGGGCCGGGCTCGCTCTGGTCGGAACGCCGGCGTAGCTCAGGTTGGTTGAGCAGCGCACTTGTAATGCGAAGGTCGCCGGTTCAAATCCGGCCGCCGGCTCGTTCGTCTGGGTAAGGAGGAATGTGGAGCTGGACTTCTCCGAGTTTCACCCGACCGGGGACCACTGGCCCGGCACCGCGCGCTGCCAGGCCCTCTACGGGGGGTGGCGCCGACACCTGTACCTGGCATGGGTGTTTCACCGCCGTGACCAGGTGCTCGGCCCGTTCCGGAAGGTGTTGTGCTGCCCGTTCGGCCGGCACCGGTGGCAGGTCTGGTACAGCCAGGAGGAGCACGGCGGCCCGGCGCAGGTTCACCCGCTGTGCCCGGACTGCGAAACCACCCGGCTCCCGTCCGAACACGACGTCGACAACAAGCCGGACCTGCCATGGCTGGAGTAGCCGGACTCATCTTGGCTTCCCGACGAGAGGAAGAACAGCGTGGAAGGTGCACCAGCTCCCGAGACGTAGAGAGCCCGAAACGCGGGCTCCCTACGCGAGGGAGCAGACGATGTCCGACACGGACAAGGACCAGCCCTGGTGGGTGACCGCCGAATGGTGGGAGCCCAGCCACACCTACTGTGACGTGTCCGCCTCGCGCCCGTTCGGCGCGCGTGGACCCCGCCGCCCGTGTAACCTGCCCGCCCGGCCGGTCGTCGCCCGTGACCGGCCCGGGTTCTCCGGGTGGCGCCGCGAACCCCGCTGCCGCTGGTGGCCTGTCTGGGACCGGCCGGGCCGCCGGTACGCGCTCGGCGGCGTGCCCCGCTGGTTCGTCCACCACGTGTGGACCGGCGCCGAACGGGCCGCGGTGCGAGACGACTGCCGCCGCGCGGCCGCCGAGTACCACGCCACCCGCGAAGTCGACACCATGCCCAGCGTCAGGCAGCATCGGCACAACGCGATGTGGCTCTGGGACTGAACCGAAGGGAGAGCCGACGTGGTCTACCCCCGACGCTGCCCGGTCTGTTCCGCCCCGGGTGGCTTCCACGACTACGGCGTCCACGCCGATGTGCGGCGCCAGATCGCCGAGGCCGCACCCGTCACCCCGGACGAGCCCGGCGAGGACGGCGGGGTGGTGACGATCCGGACGGACGACAGGCTCTAGCCTCGCGTCCGGGATGTGGGGAATTGCCGGGGATGCATTACGGGTGGTGCGTCCGTTTCGTACGCGGAAGGAGCCGGTTCGAGCCCGGCCCCCCGGCTCCCCCACATTGTGTCGCTCTGGGGGTACGGGGTACGCTGAGCCAATGCCTATCGACCTGAGTAAAACCCCACTGGCCGACAAGTACGCGGCCGCCGGCGTCAGCCTTCAGAAGAAACGCCTCGACGGTGTCCGCGCCGCCGTCTACCTGGTCCTCGACTTCTCCCGCTCCATGCGCGGCTTCTACCGCGACGGCTCGGTCCAACACCTCACCGAGCAGATCCTCGCCCTCGCCGCCCACTTCGACGACGACGGCAGCGTCCCGGTCATCCTGTTCGACAGCTACGCCCGGGAACCGGTGAACGTGTCGGTCGACGATTTCGCCGGCTCCATCGGCCGGATCGTCGCCCAGGCCGGAACCATGGGCTCGACCAACTACGCCTCCGCCATGCACATGGTCATCGGCCACCACCGGGTCCACGGGGGCGGCCAGCCCGCCTTCGTCATCTTCCAGACCGACGGATCCCCCGACTCCAAGTCCGCCGCCGAACAGACCCTGTGCGCCGCCGCGACGATGCCGATCTTCTGGCAGTTCATCGGGTTCGGCGACGACGAGTTCAAGTTCCTCCGCAAGCTCGACGACTTGAAGGTCCCGAGAAAGCGCGTCGTCGACAACGCCGGCTTCTTCCCCGCCGGCTTCAACCCGAAGGGCATTCCGGACGGCGTGCTGTACGACAACCTGATGTCCGAGTTCCCGCAGTGGCTCACCGCCTACGGCCGGTACGCCCTCGGCCGGTAGGCATCTGAACGTGGTGGGGCCGGTCCGTACGGCGAGGATCGAGAACAGCGGCTACGGCACCGCCCGCGCGGCGAGCCGGTTGGGTGCCACCTTGCCCGGGTGGCCGCTGTCGCCGGCCCCACCACCCCGGAACAACTGAACAAGCCCGCGTAGCCCAACGGCAGAGGCGCCCGGCTCAGACCCGGGAGGATAGCGGTTCAAATCCGCTCGCGGGTACGACCGGTCGTCGGGACGGCCCGCAGACCGCGATTGACCAACTGCTTACGTCCGTGGTGGAACGGTAGCTACGCCCCCGGTCGTGTAGGTTAGGCTGTGGAGTATGGGGAGACGAAGGTCCTGGACAGACGCTGATCTAATCGAGGCGGTACGAAACGGATCAAGCTGGAACCAGGTATCGCGTCTTCTGAGACTCAGCCCCGGTTCTGCCACGAATCAGACGATTCAGTCTCACGTCGCGCGGCTCGGCTTGGACATTGCGCACTTGGCGCAGCCCCGATTTCGCAACCCCGCCAGGGAGACATTCCACAACGGGGTTCAGCAGGCGCTCCGGGCGGCGACGACGCCCGGAACGGCGCCTGTCAGCATCGAGGAGACCGCAGGCCGGGCCGGGGTCGACGCTGGAGTTCGGCAGGTTCTCGACCAGCTCGACCAGTCGGTGCGCGCCTCGTATTCGATGGCTGAGGTCATTAGGGGCATGGGTCTTCCGGTCGGCGGCTCCTCGTACGACCTGATCAAGGAAAGCGTTGACAAGCTGGGGCTGGATTCATCTCACTTCCGCCCGTCGGCGTGGATGGACGAGCCGGTTCCGCCCGTGGCGGTTCCGTTCCAGGTCCACGAGTCTCGCGGTCACCTCCGGCATGCCGGGACCGCAATTGCCAGCTCGTGGTTCCTCGCTCGGGGGTATGCGGTCTCACTTCCCATCGAGCCTGTTGCGTACGATTTGGTCGTTGAATCCGATGAAGGCCTGAAAAAGGTCCAAGTCAAAACTGCCGCCCATCGCGGATCTAGAAATGGCCGAACTGAAGTACAGCTTCTGTGTAATGCCTACAAAGCCCGCCAGTTCGCGCCCGACGGCCCCTCGTGTGGCCGGCGTACGTACACCGCCGATGAAGTCGACCTGTTCTTCATCGTGACGCTGGAGAAGGTTACGTACCTGATCCCATTTGACGTGGTCAAGGGGAAACGGTCCATCGTGCTTGATCAGAAATACTCGAAGTACCGCGTGTAGGACGGACACCAGCTTTCGTGGCCCAACCGGACGCACGCACGAGGGCCTGTAGCTCATCTGGTAGAGCACCCGTTTCGCAAGCGGGAGGCGAGCAGTTCGAGTCTGCTCAGGTCCACGGCCGCCCAGCGCTGGGCGGCAAGTCAGCTCGCGGTAGGTGCAACTCCCGCGGTAGGTGCAGGCGGAACGCCGTGGCCACGGCGCCGCTGACCCGTTCGACTCGGCCCCAGGGGCGCGAGCTGGCGAAGGTTCACGAGTACGCGGTGCAGGCCAGCAACATCAGTGCCGTACACGGGCGTGGTGAACCACTCCTCAGCCAACCGCCACAACGAAGACGAAAGGGGACCGCCAGTGGCCGACTTCGATGTGCGAACCGCTGACCTGCGCGCTCTCAACTCGATGACGAAGTACCCGTCGATCCCGACCTACCACGCCCTGGACCCGAAGAACGGCAACCTCCTCGAAGACCCCGTCCGGTTCACCGGCCACGTCATCGCGACCGAGAAGGTCGACGGCACCAACGGGCGGATCATCCTCCTCCCCGACGGCACCTACCTGATCGGATCGAGGGAAACCCTCCTCTACGCCAAGGGCGACCTAATCGGTGACGCCACCCTCGGCATCGTCGACGCCCTGCGTCCCATCGCGGACGGCATCGACGGACACGTCGACCCGTCCGGGGCGGTGCAGGTCCTGTACGTCGAGGTGTACGGCGGGAAGGTCACCCCTGCCAGCAAGCAGTACACCAGCACGGGCCGGGTCGGTGCACGACTGTTCGACTCCGCAGTGATCCCGGACGCCGTCAGCATGCTCGACTGGCCTGTGGAGCGGATCGCGTCATGGCGTGACGCCGGCGGCCAGTCCTTCCTAGACGAGGACGACCTGGACGCGTGCGTGGAGACGGCCGGTGTGGCGCTGGCGCCTCGGCTGTTTACGATGCCGGCCGCGGAGGTACCGACCGACGTCGAGGGCATGGCGAAGGCGTTGGCCGATTGGCTGCCTGTGTCGACGGTCGGGATCGACCGCGACGGTGGACGCCCGGAAGGTGTGGTCCTGCGTACAGCCGACCGGGCGGTGATCGCGAAGGCCCGCTTCCAGGACTACGAGCGGACCCTGCGCCGCCGCAAGTAGCCCCCGACGTTCCACCCTGTCCCAGGGATGTTCTAGGACAGGGTGGGCACGGGCCGGTAGCTCAGCGGACAGAGCCCGGGGCTTCTACCTCCGGCGGGCGCGGGTTCGAGTCCCGCCCGGCCCTCGCGGTGGAGTCGAGGATGGCGCGCAAGCTGGCCTCGATCCGTTCCGGGGTGTAGTACCGGTCGAGGGCTTCGTCGATCTGGCGCATCGTGATGGCGATGACGGCGTCGACCTGGTCGGCGGTCAGAGTGTCGATGTTCTTCATACCTGTGTAGTGCGTTCGGGCGCCGATCCGTGCAACCGAACCGCCAAATTGTTCAACCCGAGGGCTTCAGCCCGGGCAACCTTGGCCGATTCGACCATGGGTAGGTCGCTGCGTTCTCAGCGCGGTGCAGCGGGTTCGAGTCCCGCATCGGCTACAGCCCGCCTACGGCCGTGGGGGAAGCTGGCCCTGGTGACGTAGAGCAGTTTGGAGTGCTCGCCGCCCTGTCAAGGCGGAGGTCGCGGGTTCAAATCCCGTCGTTACCGCGCGCACACGTGCGAAGTCGGATAGGCCGGCACCCGGTATCCCGGTGGCCGTCTGGCGCCGGCCGGCCCCGTGCACGGGGCCGGCCACCCCTTCACACGCAACGAGCCGACCGCCACCCTTTCGATGAAGGACACCAGCCGATGAGTTCCCTGTTAGAAGATCTGACGTTCGCCAGCGCGCTGGCGAGGAAGCTCGGCCGCATGGTTACCTTCGCCGGCCGAGTCGGTGACGCCGTTGTCAAAGGCGACGGAACACCGCAGACCAGCCTGGACCGGGCCGTGAACGCTGCCTTCCGCACCGAGGTCGGTGAGCACCGGCCCGACGACCTCGCCTTGGGGGAAGAGGACACGGAGGAACACCGGACCCCGCCGCCCGGCGCCCGTGTCTGGGTGTGTGACCCGGTCGACGGGACGTGGCTACTCCCCTTCGGCCTGCCGTACACGGTGGTTTCCGTCGCGCTGGTCGTCGACGGTGTCCCCGCCGTCGGGGTGGTCCTGGACCCGCACACCGGGCGCAGCTTCGAAGCGGTCACCGGCGGTGGTGCATATGAGGCCGGGCACCGGCTCCAGGTCAACACCGTTCGGGGGCTGCGCGGGTCAGTCCTGGCACTTCCCTGCGGCAACGTCCCCGGGATGGACGTAGCCGGGATGCACCACGCTGCGGTCCGGTCCGGTGCGGACCTACTCTCCGTCGGGTCGGCAATCCACGACGCCACCCTGGTCCTGGGCGGGTTCGCCGCCGGGTACATCTACCCGTACAGCTCGCCGTGGGACATGGCCGCGGTCGCCTGCCTGATCGGCGAGGCCGGCGGGAGAATCACAGCACTCGACGGGACCGTCCAGCGGTACGACCAGCCCATCCGGGGTGCGGTCGTGTCGAACGGGTTCATGCACAACACCCTGCTCGGGCTGGTCGCCCGGCACCGGACCGGGTAACCCGTCCCTGTCGTCGTAGCTCAGTCGGTTAGAGCACGGCCCTGATAAGGCCGAGGTCGAGCGTTCGATTCGCTCCGGCGACACCGAAACGCCCCCCGGGTTACCCGGGGGGCGTTCGAGAGGGTCCCTGGCTAGAGACTCCCCGGACGATACACCCGCCCCTCTTTGCCAAGGTCACCGCCGGTGAAGAAGTGGGCACCGTGGGGTGAAATGTAGGTACCCGTCTGGTTCTGTGCTTGTATCAGTCACTATGACGGGACCCCGCACGGCGAAACAGATCGCTGCCCGCATCGAGGAAGAGATCCGCGCCGGGCGGCGCCCACCCGGCGCCCGGCTACCCACCCAGCCCGAGCTTGCCGCGTTCTATCAGGTCAGCCGGATGACCGCGGCGCGGGCGTACAACCTGCTCCACGAACGTGGCCTCACCCGCGGTACACCCGGCTCCGGTACCTTCGTACGCGACCGCCGGTCGTGGCAGGACACCACCACCAGCAAGCCCTCGTAGCTCAGGGGATAGAGCAACGGTCTACGGAACCGTGTGCGCGGGTTCGATTCCCGCCGAGGGCTCAATGGCGCGACACTTCCAACATAGCTCACGACATGTAGGATTGAGCTATGTCTAGAGGCGTAAAACGGCAGGTATCAGATGACGACCTCAAAGAGGCAGTCGTCGAGTCAGGTTCTTGGAGGGGCGTTCTTCGCGCCCTTGGATATGCTGCCACCAGCGGTGGGCTATCAGCCCGACTCCAAGGCCGGGCACGAATCCTGGGTCTTGATACGTCTCACTTTGCCGGCCAACGTACATGGTCGAATGCTGAGTTGAGCGAGGCAGTAAGCCTGAGCGGTACGTGGACCGAGGTTGTCAGACGGATGGGCTTATCGGAATCAAGACCAAATACGACGAAGGTAAAGGCATGGGCAATTCGGAGGGGCATCGAACATTCGCACCTCGCTCGATACGGGCAGGTGGCGCGAGGAGAGATGCCCTTCACCGCCGAGCCGTCTACCCGTTTCCTGCGCTCCGCCGCTCCGTCGATGGCGACAGCCTGGTTCATCCGACGGGGTTACTCAATCAGTTACCCAACCGAGCCGTGCTCGGACGATCTGATCGCAGACTGCGGTGGCAAGCTACACCGGATTCAGGTAAAAAGTGTGACAGTGCGCGACGGAGCGGCCTGGATCTGTAACCTGACGCACCACAACACGTTCCGGGGAAGCTGTGTATACGACCCGGACGCCGTAGATTTCTTTTTCATCATCGATGGCGGCGGCGGGTACCACCTCATCCCCATCGAAGACATCGCGGGCCAAGGGGACGTTTCTCTTCCCCGGCCTGGTCGTGAAATTCCCTCGTACTGAAGCTGCGGGACGTAGTTCAGCCAGGAAGAACGCCGCGCTGGGGGCGCGGAGGCCGCAGGTTCAAGTCCTGTCGTCCCGACGGTCGCACTAAGATCGCGTTCATGGCCGACCCGTTCGAGATTCCTGGCTTTCCTGACCCACGATCGGTTCATCTCCGGATAGTCATCTCGGCAGCGATGGACGCGCATGCAGGTGGGGCATCCGTAGAGGCGAGCGTTACCCAGGCGGCGGTGAACGGTTGGTTCGAGGGGCATATCGAGGGCGAGGCGTGCCGGGGTTGTGCTGCGGCTGAGCGGTTGCCTCCCGTGCCGAACTACCCACTGGAATAGCTCGGATAGCGTGCTGAGCAGGGGTTGGAGCGTCACGCCGGCGGGAAGTCCTTCCACGACCGCGACTCCGTCGGCCCTTCCTGCCCCTGGTAGCGGGAGCCGAGCCCGTCCGTCCCGTACAGCCGGTCGACGGGTGACGACACCCGCAGGACACACAACTGGCCGACCTTCATGCCGACCCACAGACGCAGCGGCAGCGTGTTCACGTTGGACAGCTCCAGGGTGACGTGCCCGTCGAAGCCCGGGTCGATGAAGCCGGCGGTGGAGTGAACGACCAGTCCGAGCCGGCCGAGGCTTGACTTGCCTTCGAGGCGGGCGGCGAGCTGCCCACCGAGGCGGATCCGTTCAATGGTGGTGCCCAACGCAAACTCGCCCGGGTGTAGCAGGAACCCTTCGTGCCCGACCCGGATGAGGGTGGTCAACCCGTCCAACCGGACGGCCGGGTCGATGTGGGTGTGCTGGTGAGAGTTGAACACCCGGAACAGCCGGCCGAGACGGATATCGACGCTGGCCGGCTGGACCAGGTCCGGGTCGTACGGGTCGAGGCTGAGACTGCCGGCGGCGATCTCACCCTTCAGGTCACGGTCGGAAAGGATCACGACCGGCAGCCTACGGCGGCCAGGGCCGGACATCGGGATGTGGCGCAGCTTGGTAGCGCGCTCGCTTTGGGAGCGAGAGGCCGCGGGTTCAAATCCCGCCGTCCCGACCACGTAACATGGTCAACCTCATCGTGGGTGGTGAGAACCCGGCGCCTGACCGACACCCAGGCGCCGGGACCAGCGGGTTGTGGTGCAGCTTGGTAGCACGCCGCGTTCGGGACGCGGAAGTCGTCGGTTCAAATCCGGCCAACCCGACGTTCATCAACAATACGGAGCCGTCACCTCCAAGTGACCGGCATCGTTGATGCCGGTCATGGATGACGTTAACGACCGCCCCCTTCACGAGCTGATCGGTACGCCGGATAGCCCGGGACCGTTCAGGTTTCCCCGCTTCCAGCACAGTTCGACGTGCCGCGAGAACCGCGACCTGCTTCTTGACCCGTTCCGGACGGACGAAGAGGACCGCCCGGAGACCCTCCGCGATCTTCCCTGCCTCTGCGACCGGGGCAACTGGGAGTTGGTTCCCCGCGGGGGGGGCGAGTGATCGGGACTGGGCGGCCGAGCCGACGTGACAGATCAATGCCCCCCTAATCCGGTAGGGGTTTAGGAAGGAAGTCTTGAGGGAGGGCACATGGAAGGCGCGAGTCTTGTCGACGAAGTACGGGCGTTTATGCAGGAAGCGGAGGATATTGCCGACGCCTACCGGCGGGCTCAGCTGAGGGACGATGAGGAGGAATATGCCCAGGGTGAACAACAAGGGGAGGACTTCAACGTGAGGTTCTCCGCGTTCGCGCTGCGGGCCGAACGAACCCACGCCATTCCGCGCCGTGTGGCCGACGAGGCGGGCGCAGCCGCAACGCTGGTTCGCCGGGCCGTACACGGGTATCCAGACCCGGCCTTGAAGGCAAGTGCCTGGCGTGAGATTGCATCCGAGTGCGAAGGGATCAACGCGGTGCTTGATGCGCTCCCTTGATTCCTCGGGAGGGTAGCGCTTAGTGGTAGGCAACCGGTCTTGAAAACCGGGCCACGGTCACCCGTGAAGGTTCGACTCCTTTACTCTCCGCAGAGCGGCCGAACTTCGATCCGGGGTGGCAGCTCCAATCCAGCCGGAGCCCGGTTCGGGGCGTACCTGGTGACCCACCTGTCCGCGTTGCGGCGCCACCTGAACCGGACCGACTCGATCGGGTGTTCCTGGCCGTCGAACCGGTCGACGACGACAGCAGTCCAGCGTGGCCGGACGCCGAGGAAGGCGCACAGGATGGCGTCGAGCATCATCCGGCCAGGATAGGACCCCTGGCTACCCAGCTCCCGGTAGCTCAATGGACAGAGCACCCCGGTCCTAACGGGACGGTTGCGCGTTCGAGTCGCGCCCGGGAGGCACAAGGTACCCTGCAACCGCCGGCGGGCCGCCCCGGATTCATCGAGGAGCTTCTTGGCAGGATCAACTCGCCTGGGCGGCCCGCCGGCGCTCCCTGAACGCCGACACACCTTCGGCCACCGCCGCGGTCGCGGCGAGGGCCACGGTCACCCGGTCCAGCGTCGGTTCCTGCACCCACGCCACCCACGCGGCCACGGCCGCCAACACCAGCAGAATCTGAATGGTCCTCACCACGGTTCCCCTTTCGACACCTCCGATCGTCGGGTGCCGACCCGGGAATCCATCTGCGACAAACCTGAAGGTCATCTGAAGTACGCGCGCCGGTAGCACAGCGGCTTGTGCGGCAAACTTTTAATTTGACAGGCGTGGGTTCGAGTCCCACCCGGCGCACGCATGGAAGTGGTACGTTTGAAGGACGCAGCGTGGTGGAGCAGCTCGGTAGCTCGTTGGGCTCATAACCCAGAGGTCACAGGTTCAAATCCTGTCCACGCCACCAGACCCGCAAGGGTCTGAAGTGCAACGTACGGCCCGGCCATCGCGGATAGGTGGCCGGGCCGTACGTATGTTCCGGTAGCTCAGCCCGGTAAGAGCACCGCCTCGACACGGCGGACGTCGGGGGTTCAACTCCCTCCCGGAACACCACACCACCACCTGGGGCGTACCGTCCCCCCGTATGGGTGACGAAGACGACCAGCTCCCGATCGACCGGGCCATGGCGGAGTGGTGGCTCGGCCAGGTCGAAGAGGATCTGAAGGCGGCGATCGCGTCGAACAACCACGACTGCATCCGCCGGTTCACCGCCTACCGGGCGGTGGCCCACATGTTTCAGCGGACGTTGGACGCGGATCCGCGGGGTGCCCGGCCGGGGTTGCGGCTGGCGGTGCAGCGGCTGGCCGCGAACCACGCCGCCCGGGAGGGGTACAGCCGTGGGTGGCGCCCGTCCGGCTGGTAGCAACGCGCGTTCGGTTATGGGTAGGCCGTCGCTCTTTCAAAGCGGCAGAACGGGTTCGAGTCCCGTACGCGCGACCATTCTCCTGTAGCTCAACTGGCAGAGCAGCCGGCCGTTAACCGGAAGATCGTTGGTTCGAATCCAACCGGGAGAGCAAGCGGACGGCCCCGCACCGTGGGGTGCGGGGCCGTTGGGATGGGGCTTCGGCGGGGCTAGTCAGTCCAGGCCTACGCGACGAAGGTCGTCGGCCTGCGGATCCACGCGTTGACGTCGTCGGCCAGCGAGTGGACGGCCTGGACGACGGCCCGGGCCACGCTGGTAGTGGTCTTCACCGTCGTCTCGAACGATTCGGTGTTCTCGCCGATGCTTACGGTCGCGAGCACGGTAGCGGAGCCTGGCCTGTCGTACTTCTTGGCCTTGTCGCTCCACCCGTCCCTGGGGAGCCCGGCCCACCCGCGGGCGATGTCACCGGCGGCGGCGTTGATAGCGCCCATCGCGGTGCTGTACGGGTTTCCGGTGGTGGCGTAGCTGGTCTCGGTGTCGACGATGACCGCGCCGTCCGGCTCGGTAACGTAGATCCCCACGCTGATGACGGTCTTGTCCATGCGTTGTTCCTGCCTTCGGTTCGGCGAAACCCGCTCTCCGGGCCCCGCATCGAACCGCTATGGTACCTGGATTCGCGGGTACCACGCAACGTGTGGCGTGTGGCTGCCGGTCAGAAGTGGTGCCAGTCGCGGGAGTTGCCGTGGTTCGCGCGCACGCCGGGGCCCGCGGGGTGGGGTTCACCGGTGGCGCACGGCCAGTGCACGGCGACAGTCACCGGCGGGTACGGCAGGCCGGCCCGGGCTCGGGAGCGGGCCGTCGGGTCACCGCCGGGGCCGAGGTGGATGAGGGTGGCCCACTGCCCGGCTTCGATCGGGTCGGGGCAGGCGTGGCAGCGGTCGTCGGCGCCGGCCTGGAACGGGGTGAGGGCGGGTCGGCGCATGGGTTCTCCGTCGCGGCAGGCCGGTGTCTGACGCTGCCTTATAAGCAGCCCTAGTGGAGTTCGACTCTCCAGCGGCGGACGATCAAACTCCCGACCTGGAGGGTAGGTCGCGCAAATAGGTCGACGTGCGTGTTTGCCCGAATGTGCGTGAGTGAATACCGGGGGTAGTTCCGCAGATGCGGTTCGGTTGTCATGCTGGGGTTTGTCCGACGGTCTCAACGGTGAGGCGGTTGGGCTTGGGAAACAGGGTTCGGCAGACCCTTCGGCCCCGGCGGCGGCAACCCCCACGTTCTCCCGTCGGGGTCGATCCACGCCTGGCGGGTCTCTGCCCGTGTAGCTCAATCTGGGTGAGCGGCGCCGTCACAGGGCGAAGGTCGGGGGTTCAAATCCCTCCACGGGCACGCGGTTGCACCGATTCCGGGGTACGGGGTACCGTCGATGTAAGTCGAGTTCGCAACACACCACCCCGGTGTGAAAACCCGACCCCGGTCGGCGTCAGAACCCGCCAGGACTCAGGCGCCGGCCGGCACCACCCGATGGTGTCTGTAGCTCAACAGGAAGGGCGCCAGGTTGTGGACCTGGTCATGTGCGGGTTCGAGTCCCGTCAGGCACCCCAAGTGCGTCGTGAGCATCGGCCAGCTCAGCGGTTTGTAACACCGTCCCGAAAGGTGACCCGGTTCGAATCCGGGGGCGCGCACGTGAAGATGAACAGGTTGCTCAGGTTGTACCGCCTGGTGTACCCGCCGGGCCAGCCGATCCGGGCGTACGCGACGGAGATCGTCATCATGCCGATCGAAGACCGGCGCGGTGCCTGGCCGTACCGCTACTCGGTGTGGATCGGCGACCTGCTGCTGTCCCCCACGGTCACCAGGTTCGGCGCCCGGATGCTGGCCCGCCGTGTCCGCCGCGTCATCACCAACCGCCGCAGGGTTTCGACGTGATCGCGCTGCCGGAGGACGACACGCCGCGGGTCGAGTGGATAACCCGGGTTGTTTACCCGGCCGATCACGGGTCGAAGGTGGCCGGGCAGACGATCGACCTGGCTGCCGGCGGCGACCGGAAGCTGGCCGACCGGCGCCGCGGGTGGCATCTGCGGAACGGTGCGGCGTCGGCTGAGGTGATGACGCGGACGTGGACCCCGTCGGAATGGGTGAGGGCCGGGCAGGGTATTCCGGCGGGGACCATCCCCACCCTCTAGCGCAATCCGTCAATGTCCGCTCACAATCGGTGACATGGCGTGTCCGTTCCCCAGCCGTGGCCCGCCGCTGCACCTCGCCCCGTGGCAGTTCATCGGGTTCAACGAACAGTTCGACGAGTGGCAGGACCGGGAGAACCCGCCGGAGGACCTCGTCGACCAGGTCGAAGCCTGGATTTCGGAGCTTGCCTCGACCACCGACCCGCGCCACGGCGCCCACCCGGTTTCAGGCGGCGACGAGTTCGAGCATGCGGTGCAGGTGACCGACTTCGGCGTAGACGGCCGGGCCGTGGTCTGCACGTACCGGATCGAAGACGATGCCTACAAGGTGTGGTGCGTGCGGTTCGAGTCGAGCGACACCCCGCCCCAGGCCGGCCACTGACGAACCGTCTGGACTTGCCGAAGTTCCCCGGGCATGCTGGTGGTGTGCTTGACGCCATCGTGGAAACCATCGGGGTCGCGTTGCGGTCCGGGCTGTTCCTCGCCGGGCTCGGCATCGGGTTCGGCGCCGGTGTCGCATACGCCGTGTGTCGCCGCTGGTGGCGGGACTACAAAACGTCGAAGGGTCTGGTCAAGGGGCTTCGGAAGGGCGCCATCCGGTCGGTACCCCGCGTCATCAAATGGGGGGCGGTCGCCGGTGTGGGCCTCATCGTCGCGATCGCGGGGATGACCGCCACCGGCAACGTCACCGATGGGACCCCAACCCAGCCGGCCGGTGTCCCATCAGCCCCGTCTTCGTCGGCCCGGTAGCGTTCCGGGCCCTTGCCCACGTAGCTCAGCGGATAGAGCGCCTCGCTCCGGACGAGGAGGCCGTAGGTTCGATTCCTGCCGTGGGTACCTCGATCCCGTGACGTTCCCGGTGGAACGCGCCGCCTGCAAAGCGGTGGAACGGTCCCGGTTCGACTCCGGGCGGGATCTCGACGCCATCCACTGTGGACCTTCAATGCTGGCGGGCCGGCGCCCACCTGCTGCTCATAACGGCGGGACGCCCGGATCGACACCGGGGCCAGCGACCATATCCGCCCTGTTTGGGATTTCCCGCCCGCGCGCGCCGGACCCGCCAGTATCGTGTATTACGTATGCAACCAGGTGGAGGGGATTCGATGGGAACCGACCTGATCGCGGCAGCACTCCAAGCGGCGCTGGCCCGCGCCACCGACCCGGACCCGAAGGACGACCTGGACGTCATCGTCACCTTCCGCGCGACCGCGGCGGACCGGCTGCTGCTGACGTTCGTCGCCGATCACCTCGGCGAGTCCAGGTCGTCGTTCATCCGGAACGGGGCGGTCGACCTGGCGTTGGCCGTCATCGACGCGGCCGGCGGGCTGGACACCATGAAGAACGGCTACCGAGCCCGCCACGACCGGCGGGTGACCGCCACCGTCGACGCGGTGACGGGCCTGGTGCGGGGTTAGTCGGCGGATTCGGACGCCACCACGGTCTGATTGGCGGCGCCGCACGTCGGGCAGCGCCGCGGTACCCGCAGTGCCGGCTCGACGGTGACGTGGGTTTCCAGGTGGCGGATGTGTCCGCAGAACAGCCGTACCCGCCACCGGCGAAGCTCCCCCGGCGGCGGGGCAGCCAGCAGGGTCCGCAACTTGGCCATCTGCCCGCCGGTCAGCGGCGGGGCCTGGTCGACCGAGCGTCGGACCAGGTCGGCGAGCTCGTCAGTTGCGGCTTGGGCTGCCCGGTCCCGGTCGGTCAACTCGTAGTCTTCAAGCCATCCCATCTGGGCACCATAGGCGACCGGGCCGGGGCCGGGACGGGGTGTGTGTCGCATAGGTCCCCAAGTTACGCAATCATAGGTAGCTGTGGCTTCCCCCTACTTCGTTGTCGTCGAGCCCTCCGGGGTGTTGCGGCCCGTCCAGCAGGTTCCGACCGTCGACGTGATCGTCCGGGAGCTGTACCCGGCCTGGGTCGGGCGGGTATGGCTCGGTGAGCAGGTGCCGCTACTGACGCCGCTGGTCGCGTTTGTCGGCGACCCCCGCCCCGGGACTGTCCGGAACCCGGTCGGGTCGTGTCTGCTGTCGTGTCTGGGTGCTCCGCTTGGCCGGTATACCGGCCCGATCGTCATTACCGGCTGGAACCTGGATACCGGGGTGGCGTTGTCGACCGCGGCCCGGATCACCGCGTTCGGGTTCGACCTGGCCTTGTTGATCGCGGACACGGTCGACGACATTCGCGCTGCCGCCGAAGGGCTCGCCACCGGCCACGGCCCGGACTGGGACGGGGCGGTCCGGGCCCATACCGCGCGGGTGGCCGACCTGGAACCGACCCGCCCGGCGAGTTGGCTCACAGGGCACCACCCGGACGCGGTGAGAAGGGTGACAGTCGCTTAGGGACGCAAGTTGGCGTATCGTAAACAGGCCAACTTGCGTCCCTAAGCCGCAGGCCCGTTTCCCCCGAAGGAGCCCCACCATGTTGCGAAGAGTCTTCGCCGCCGCGTTCCTCGCGCTCGCCGTGGCCACGTTCGCCGCGCCGGCCGCCGCCCACGCCGGCCACGACCACTCGACCAACAGCTACCACGACTGCTGATCTGGTCTCGCCCCAAACGGGAGGCCCCCACCGGAACGTTCCGGTGGGGGCCTCCCGTTTTGTTACCGGTCCGGGGGGAGCGGGTCGGCGATGCGGACCTCTTTGCCTTGGCGGCCGACGGTCCACCCGGTCCACGACAGCAGCAGCAACGCCCGGTAGATGGTGGTTTCGCTGACGCCGTAGCTGCGGGCGAGTAGGCGACGTTTGGGTAGCACCTGGCCCGGTTGGAGCTTGCCCGCTCGGACTTGGGTGCGGATGTCATCGGCTATCGAGCCGGCACCCCACGCGCGGTGTTCCGACATGTTGCCTTCCCCCTTGCCAGGTCCGGCAATTCGATCAGCATGTCGCCTACCGGTCAAGCATGACGTAAATCGACGGGTGTGAGTACCGTCGGTGTTCGTTGACTTGGGGACGCAAGTTTGTCATCGTCCATGTGAGCCCCTTGCCAGGCGCTCCCTCCCGGTGGCCTCGTAAGCCCCCGGCCACCGGGAGGAACCACCCGTTTCCCCAACGCCAAGGTTGAAAATGACACTCAAGGTTGTCGACGTCGTCGGCGGATCCCTCCTCGACGAGGTGTGGGACCTGTACTACGCGGCGTTTCGTGAGTTGAACGAGATGACGGTGCAGCGGCACCTGATGTACCGGCCCGAGTTCGACGCTGTGATGGCCGATCCGCGGATCGACAAGTACCTCGCGCTCGACGACGCCGGCCGGGTGGCCGGCCTGTCGGTGTACACGAACCAGCTGGCGGCGTGGCCGTTGATCTCGCCAGCCTACTTCCGGCGCCGCTGGCCCGTGCATTACGCTGAGTATCGGATCTGGTACTGCGGGTTCGTGGCGGTTCCCGGGCACCAACCAGGCATCTTCACCACCCTGGTCGAAGCCATGTACCGGCACGCCGAACAGCACCAGGGGGTGATCAGCCTGGACATCTGCCAGCTCAACATCGACGCCCACCGCCTCGACAAGGTCATCGCCACGTGGCTGACCCGCATCTCCAACCGGAAGGTCCGCGTCGACCGCGGCGACGTCCAGACGTTCCGCATCTACGAAACCTGCCCGGACGGTGCGGCATGACGTCCTTCCTCCCCGACGAAAAGGTCACCACCGACGAACCGGCGCTGCGCCGCCCGTTCGGGTGGCAGCTCCGCCTCCAGCTCGCCGGCTGCCGCCAATCCGTCGTCAACGACATGGCGCAGGTCGAAACCTTCGCCACGCTGCTGTGTGACGCGATCGGCATGACCCCGTACGGCGGCCCCATCGTCGACCGGTTCGGCGTCGGCGACCTGTACGGCATCACCGCCGTCCAGCAGATGGTGGTCCAGCGACTCACCACCTCCGCCATGGTCATCCACTGCGACCCGCCAGACGGGGTGTTCATCGACGTGTTCTCGTGCCGCTGGTTCGATCCGCAGGCTGCGGCCGACTTCTCTGTCCGGTACTTCACCGCCACCGGCGCGGCGGGGGACTTTTCTGTCCGCCAAGCCCCCCCGGTCGGGTTCGTGTACAACTTCGGCACGTAGACGCGCGGGCGCGCGCACCGAACGGCCAAACGGCCGGACCCGGCGGGTCCGGCCGTTTACTGTGTCCCGGTGAGCGTGGATGAACCGATAGACCTGGTGCCCCGGTTCGGTGTGCGGGCCGAATGGGTCGCGGAGCGGCCCCTGTCCGCTGCCGTCGCGGCCGCTGCCGCCCGCCGCGCCGCTGACCCGGACGACGTGTACAGCTTCGACCAGGTGTGGGTGTCCGACGACAAAGGTGGCTACCGGCCCGTCGGCCGCCGCTGACCGATGGACACGAATGGCCGATCCGACGTCTGGTCCAAGGTGTGAACCTGCCACTGCCCTGCATCATCTGCGGCCAGGCACTGGAGTCGGCCGTCCCGGACGTTGTGCGTAACCCGTCCGGGAACCAGCCGCACGGCGGCACCACATTCTGGACATCTGGGCATTACGGCTCTACCGTGTTCGACCCTCAGAACAGCACGTGGACGCTGGAAATCAACCTGTGCGATCCGTGCCTGACCGCCCACGCCGGGCGGGTCCTGTCCGTTACCACCGTGCGGCGTACCCCGCTGCGGAAGACGGAGCCGTGGACACCGACCGACCACGAGCACCCCTGCCCGGCCACATGCGTCGAAGGCGTCGAATGCTGCATCTGCCACGAACGGGAGAAAGCGGCCGGGGAGGGCTAGCGGCTGTGCCGCGGCGGCGGTAGCAGACCGAGCTGGGTGTTGTGCAACGTCGCGATGTAGCGGGCAACCCGCTCGGTTGCAAGGTCCGCCACGATCAGCGCACCACCCGACCGGTCGTCGAGGACGCTGACCGGGTAGTCCTCGGTGGCGACCGCCCACCCACCGACCGTGTTGTTCACGACCGGGTACCAGCGCACCGCGAACGGGTTCACCCGAACAGGTTCCGCCTCCGCCGCCGGTTGGGTATCGACGCTGCCTGAACCGTCCACTGTGGTCGCCGTCCGGCCTGTCCCCACCCGTTCCGCATCGCCGTTGCCTGCGAGCCCGGTTGACTGTGCGTCTGGCACACCCCGCCGCCCGCCGTCTGCTCGGAGTCCTCGTTGAATCTTGGCCGTACCGGTCAAACCGTGCTTGCCTTTCTGGTCACGTCCGCGGCGGCCGCGCCACTCATCGCGGTCGGGGTTGCTGAGGGCGGGCAGGGGTGGACGGCAACAACCGCCGTCACCGTAGACGGCGGGGAGGTCGCCAGCTTCGCCCCGCCACAGCCGGAACCCGAGCCCGCCAACGTCGTCGGCGAACCGGCCCCGGCTGTCACTGCCGAGCCGAGCCTCGACGTTGTCGGCCCGGCCGACGAGGTCGAACAGGTCGTTCCACCGGTCAGCACGCCGCCGAGCCTCGACCCGGATCCGCCAGCGGGTGACAGCGGCGACGGGCCGGGCGAGCCACCCGCCGCCGAGCCGTCCGAGGACCCGGCCGAGCCGGTCCTCCCGTAACTCCCCGGCCGGCTGGCCGGGTGTACCACCCTCTGCAACCATCTCGAAAGGAAACCATGCGTAACCGCACGCGTCTGGCAGTCATCGCGATTGTCGCCGCCCTCGGCGTTACCACGATCGGCGTCTCCTGGGCCTGGTTCACCGAAACCCAGGTCGCCGACGCATCCGGCGGTGCCGGAGCCGACATGCTGCCGATGACCGTCACCGCCCCGGTCTACGTGTACGAGAACGGGCAGAACGGCCTGTACCCGAACCGGTGGGCCGACCTGAAGCTGACCGTGGCCAACCCTGCCGACAACAACATCAACGTCACGGTTACCTCGGTGGTGCCGGCAACGACCAACCCGAAGAACGTGAGCGCCACGATTCCGAACAGCTCCGCCAACCGGAGTTACTGCGAGGGTCTGCTCATCATGTCCGCTGGTCCGACAATCGCTGCCGAGGCCGGCGACCTGGTTCTCATTCCGGGTGAGTCGGTAGTGGTGGTGCTGGACAACGCAGTCGCGTTGGATCCCTCCGCCGACAACCGTTGCCAGGGCATGACATTCGAAACCCAGTGGAATGTCGTGGCGCAGAACAACTGAAGGCCGCCATCAGGCCTGCCACGTACCGGCCCTGGCCTGCTGGCGGGGACAACTGGGCTGGTAGTGCTGCTGGCCGGCGTGGTTCTACGCGCCGCTGGCAGGCGTCGGGCTCGTTAGGGTGATAGCGGGGCCGGCCGGGGACGGGGTCACGGGTTGAGCGCGCGAGCGTTCCCCGTGGCCCCGTTCGGTATCTGCCCGGTTCCAATCGCTGCGTTCGACACGTCCGGCCAGTTTGGTCGTTGTAGCCTCCGATGGCTCGACCGCCCCATGCCCTGTCCCCAACTGGAAGTAGATGCCTGGATGAGACCTATGACCGTGACCCGGACGTTGCGTTACCTGGCCGCCGCCGGCGTGGCTGCTGTTGCCGCGGCAGGTGTTGTCGGAGCCGCGTCGGTGGCTGGCGCGGCCGGCCCGGGCCGGCCGGTGGCGTACACCGGTGGCTGCCCGACGGTGAAGCACACCGACCTGGCCGGGGTGACGTACACCGCCGGTGGGAAGGCCGCCCTCGACGTTGACGGGCTGGTATTCACCACGACCGTCGTCGCCGACGCGGTGCAGTGGAAGTCGACCCTGGGCGAGCCGGTCGACATGGACAAGGTCAACGCCATGTCGTACCGGACCCGGAAGTTGCCGTTCTCCGACACGGAAGACACGGGCAACGCTGCGGCCCTGCCGGCGTACCGGGTGTTCCTCACCGGCACCGAGATCAACGACTCGGCAACGCTGGTGTACGAGCCGTACTACCAGCCGGGCGTCGGTAACCCGCCGATGGCAACCACGCAGACGTGGAACGTGCTCGCCGGGAAGTTCTGGTCGTCGAAGACGATCGGCGGGATCACCGCGGAGCCGGGCGGTTCGTACGCCGGGAACAAGACGTGGGCCGAGATTGTGGCTGCGAACCCGTCGGCGAAGGTCGTCGCGTTCGCCGTCGGTCAGGGCACGTACAACGTGAAGACGAAGGCCCGCGTCAACAACGTCGTGTTCAGCTCCAAGAAGAAGTGTGTCGAGCACACCTGGACGACACCGCCGGCACCGACCGGCACCGGCACCGGCACCGGTAGCCCGACCGCCACGGCGACCGCTACAGCTACGGGCACAGCGACGGTGGCACCCCCGCCGCCGGGTGGTGGCAGCAACGGTGGTCTGCCGGTGACCGGGGTCAACGTCGGTGTCGCGGTCGCGGTCGGGTTGGGTCTGCTCGGCGTCGGTGCTGTGGTGGTGTTCGTGTCTCGCCGGCGGCGGGTCAGGTTCGCCTCGTAAGTCTCCGCCGCAGCGTGGACGCCAACCACACTGCGGCGGCGCGCGGGTTCCGTGAGGACCTGCGGGGCTGGGGCCGTGGGTCGAGCACGTGACGTGTTCCCCGCGGCCCCGGCCCGTCTCTGCCGAACTGCCCCGACTGCACATAGTTCCCGATATGGTGGGTGGGTGAGCAGCAACCCTCCTGGCTGGGGTGAGATCGGCGGAATGCATTCCGGGCCCCCGCTGGTCGTCCACACCCCCGACGAATGCGGCGACGAACCGTGCTGCATCCACAACCCGTCCGAGCATCCGTTGCGGGACTGGCCGCTGCACTGGCGTGGCCACGTCATGGAACGGATCTGCTCCCACGGCATCGGCCACCCCGACCCGGACGATTTGGCGTGGCGCCGCCGCAGCGGGCAGCCCGATCCGTCCGTCCACGGCTGTGACGGGTGCTGCACCAACGAGAAGGGGGCGCCGTGTCCGGTGTGATGGTGGTGTTCGAGGGTGGCGACGGGGCGGGGAAAACCACCCAGTTGGAGTTGCTCGCCGCCGCGTTGACCGCGGCCGGGCACGACGTGGTCACCACCCGCGAGCCGGGCGGCACCCCGGTCGGCAGGGAGCTGCGGTCGCTGATCCTCGACGACGAACACGGCCCCACCCTGCCGGCGGAGGCACGTGCCTGCATGTTCCTCGCCGACCGGGCCGTCCACGTCACCACCGTGATCCGGCCCGCGCTCGAACGTGGCGCCGTCGTCTTGTGTGACCGGTTCCACGACTCGACGGCCGTCTACCAGGGCGATGCGGAAGGCATCGGCGCCCTCCACATGATCGGCATGTCGGCGTGGGCCGCTGGTGGGCTCCTCCCGGACCTGGTGATCCTCCTCGACGTGTTACCGGCCGTTGCGGCGGCCCGGATCCGGCAGCGGCCGGTGGCGGACCACATCGACCTCCAGCCCGACGCGTACCACCAGAAGGTCCGCAAAGGGTTCCTCCGGCTGGCGTCCATGTCGGCCGGCGGCGTCGACTACGTCGTCCTCGACGCCGACGCCCCCCGCGCGCACATCGCCGGTGAGGTGGCCGAAGCTGTAGACCGGGTGTTGGCGCTGCGGAAGGCGGGGGTCTGAGATGCGGGTACGGCTGGTCGGCTGGACCCATTTCGAGCCACCCGACGATGTGGACTGGTCAACCGACGCCGACGGTGGGCAGGCCCTGGCCGAATTTGCCGGCCGCGCCTGCTACCAGTCGTGGGCGAAGCCGAACCCGGCGACCGCGACCAACGCCGGCTACCTGCGGCACATCCTCGACGTCGGGCACCTGTCGGTGCTGGAGCACGGCACCGTCAGCTTCTACATCACCGGGGTTTCCCGGTCGCTGACCCACGAACTGATCCGGCACCGGCACTTCTCCTACAGCCAACTGTCGCAGCGGTACGTCCGCGCTGACGGATCCGTCGTCACCCCCGACGTGATTGCCACCGACCCGGCCGCCTCGGGAATTTTCAACGCCGCAGTCGAGCACGCGGAGAGGGCGTACCACGACCTCGTCGACCGGCTCTACGAACGGCTTTACGGCCGGCCGTCCGGCCGGCACCAAGCCACCGCGTACCTGCCGGACGGGTCACCCGACGGGGAAACCTGCCGGGAATGTGGCGGGCCGTGGCCGTGCCGGCCGGCGCGTACCGCAGTACGGAAGCTGGCCCGCCAGGCAGCCCGGTCGGTCCTACCGAACGCGGCCGAGACCCGGATCGTGGTCACCGGGAACTACCGGGCGTGGCGCCACTTCATCGGCATGCGCGCCACCGAACACGCCGACGTAGAAATCCGGGCGCTGGCGGTGGAATGTTTGCGGCACCTCGCCGGGGTCGCCCCGGCTGTGTTTGGCGACATGTGCATCGTCACGTTGGCCGATGGAACCGAGGTGGCCCAGTCGATGTTGCAATCCGGCGGTGGCGGGTAGACTCCACCACGGAACTCCAAGGATCTTCCTTCACAGACTGTGGCGGTCGGCTGAAGGAACCAGCGGCCCCAGGCTTCGGCTCGGGGCCGCTGTTTCACATCACGGGCCGGGTCGGCTCACACGACGGGCTGGGCCCGGGGTGGTGGTTGTCGTCTTCCCCCGACCAGGCCGGGGCGGTCACAGCGACGAGGACGGCCACGGCGAGGACGAGCGCGGCCGCTGCCGAGCGGAGAGGGTGGGTCACGCGACGTCCAACGACGGGGGCGGGATCTGGGTGTGCTGGTCGGCGCGGGCCAGGCCGGCGTCGGTGAGGGACCACAACACCCGCACGACGCCCGATGACAGGCGACGCTGCCGCGACTTGACCAGGCCGGCGTACTGCAAGTCCATGAGGACGGCGGTGACCAGCCGCGGCGGGTATGTCGGTGTGACGAGTTGCAGGCCGCGCGTGTTGCGGGTCTTCACCACGAGGGCGGCGATGATGGCGTCGCCGACCTCGTCACGCAGCGGGCTGCCGGGGGCGCATGCGGTGCACCGGTTGGCGGGCTGTCCCGGGGTCCGGCAACGTCCGCACACAGGCCCACACTTCGGGCATACGGGTGTGGTCTTGGTCATCCCGCAGCGGCTACACGTTGTCTCGTTCACACCGGGATCTTATCGGACCTTGCCGATCAAGGGCAGGCCCCGAGGCCGGGGTGTGACAGAGATCGGCCCCGCCCGCGCCGGTGGCGGGTCGGGGCCGATCTCGGAAAGGGGGCGGGGTTACCCGGTGGCTATGCCAGTACCAGCTTCCGTTCCAGGTCGTTCCCGGTCAGGCATTCGACCAGGGCCGAGGTGATGATTTCGGCCACGCACGGGGTGACCGCGTTGCCGTACAACCGGGCGTTGATCCGCTTCACCGTCGTCGACGTCCGGTACCCGGTCGGGAACCCCATCGCCTCGCGGATCTCGCCGATTTCCAACATGCGGAACCGGACCGGGCCGAGGACCCGGATCAGTTCCGTACGTGCCCACTCCTCGGCCGCCTTTTCCAGCTTGGACAGGTCGCCGAGCGCGGCAATCCCGTCGACCATCGCGTGTAGCTCAGCCGTCGACGAAGCCAGCCCGAACCGGTCGTGTGTGGTGAGCGTCCCCATCGGCCCGGCTTCGGCCGGGCGGGCGACACCGGTCCGGTTGTACGGCACCAGCAGCGAATCGGCCGAGATGATCGACTGCTTGCCCTGCGCGGTGATCGTACGCATCGGCTCGCCGGCCGGGGTGCACCGCGATTCATTGCCGCGTGCGGTGGTGTTCCGCATGACCAGGGTCGGCATGTCCGCCACGCCGTGGTGGAACCCCTGCGCAGACAGCGTTGCCAGCGGCTCCGAAGCTGGCCGGGCGCGGCCCTTGTCGCCGCCGCCACGCAGCGGCGTGATGAACGGCGCCAGCTCGCCAACCCCGGTTTCGTTTCGGCATGTCATCGTGCGGATCGGCTCGGTAGCCGGCCGGGCCAGCTTCCCGTTACGCCCCTCGACCGGGATGGTCATCGGGGGCACGGCGACCGCGTCGGACTCCCGCGTCGTACGGGCCGGCATCGGATCCGACAACAGCCGCGCGCCGGAGCCGTCCCGGCCGCCGCGCCACGTCCCGCCGACCGGTACCAGCAGCGGCGCCCAGAATTTCTGCACACCGACCGCGGTACGGTGCAGGGTCGCGAACTCAAGGCGCTTCATTTTCAGGTCGGCCCGCTCGTCGATGCGGGCACCCACCACGTTCGGGTCGATCGCGTCCAGGGCCGGCACAACCTTCGGGTACACCCTGCGTCCCCGGCATTTCAATGCCGGGCACCGGTAGGTGTACTGGGTGCCGTACGCGCCCATGTCGATGCCGGGCTTCTTCCACACCTGGACCGCTTCTACGATCTGGGCGCAGTTGTCGCACCACGCTCGCGGGCGCAGCCACTTGTCCCAGTCCGGGTCACGGCCGAGGCTCACGTGCCAGAACGCCAGGTACAGCCGGTTACGTGACTGCGGCGGCCGCTTCGACCGGCGTGGCTGGGCGTGCATCGAGTTGAACGCGATCAGCCGCGTCCGGTACCCGAGTGTCCACAGCTCCCGCAGGAAGTCGTCCCACTCGTGCCACAAGCGGCACTGGATGACGTTCTCCAGGAATCCCATCGGGACCGGGCGGCCCTTCTCCACCCATGCCCGCAGGTACCGGATCCCTTCCTTCATGTGTAGCCGTGACCGCTTGTACTCGACGCGGCGCTTACGTTCCGCCGCCGTCATGTTCGGCTTGGACAGGTCGACGAACAGGGCTGTTTCGGCGTTGGCCTTGTCGAAGTCGCGTTTCAACCCGTTCGCGTCCGTCCACGCCGGGCAGGCCGGCGAGTACGTGAACAGGTGACACCACGGCATCTTCTCGATGGGGAGCTTGGTCAGGTCGGCGTGGAAATGCTCGGCTTTCGGAAAGTTCAACCTGTGTGACGCGATGGCGTGCTCGTCGTGGTTGGCAGCGGCGATCGTCTCGACGTCCTCTACGGCGTCACACCCGTCGCTGGTGCCGCCGAGGCCGGAAAACTCGGAGTAGTGGGTGATAGCCATGGGTGTGCCGCCCTTTCGGGTGGGGTGGAGCCGTTGGGGAAACGGGGTGCTGCGGGTGGTGCAGGGGTCAGGCGTTCTCGTGGGGGATGCCGAGCAGGTCCAACGCTTCCTCGATCAGGGCGGCCGGGCCGTCACCTTCGTAGACGGCACCTCCGCCGGTGTCGTACACGGCGACGTAGTCGTTGTCGAGCACGAGCGAGTTGGCGCGCGACAACTCCCCGCTGTCGTAGGCGGCCTTCAAATCGGCCAACGTTGCGTACTTCATGCCGGTTCACCTTCCGTGTCGGGGTTGCTGCGCTGGTCGCCTCCGCGGCCGGGGCGGTTCTCTGCGTCGTTCCACCAGTCGCGGAACGCCTGCTCCAGGTGGGCGACGGACTGGCCCTCGTCGGGCCAATACTGGCGTTCCTGCTGGCCCGGCCGGACCGACGTACCGGGGAATGGGTGGTCTTCGTACCGGTTGGCGCGGTAGGTGCCGTCCGGGTTGGTGTTCTTCCCCTCGGGGAGGGGCTGGGTGAACCAGTAGTAGGCGTACAGGGTTCGCATCGAGATCGGCGGGGCGTGGGGGTCCTTGCGGCGGCGTTCCTCGGTCCAGAGCCGAACAATGTCGGTCGAGGTCAGGTACGGCAGCCGCCGATGGTTGCCGTTCACAGGGGTTCATCTCCTCACGGGGTCGGGTGGGGCTATTTCCAGGGGGACTTGCCGGTGGGGCGGGTCAACGGGTTCACCTTCGCCGCGTAGGACGTTTGCGGCCGGGTGGCCCGGGCCGGACGGGTGTTGCGGGTGCCGATGCGGGCACGGGTCGCCATCGCCATGATCCCGGCGGCCGGAACAGCGACCAGGAGCAGCGGCGCCGCCATCATGGCCCCGGCGGCGGCCACCGCGAACACGACCAGCCCGGCCAGCGAACACGCCACGATCGTCACAACCAGGCCGGGGCTCACCCCCACCCGGGAAGGGCGGGGGGAACGGGCCGGCGGAGCGGCGGGCGGCCACGCCGCGTACGGCTCCGGCTGGTTCGACGGGCCGTACGCGTTGCGGGGTGGCCTCACGCCGTCGCCTGGTCAGCCCAGCCAGATACGAACGGCTCAGCAGACGGCGCGGCGGGCTCGGCTGCCTTGGCGGCGCGGCGTTCGTGAATCTCTTCGATCCGGTGCATCGGCACCAGGTCGTCCCAACCCGGGTCAACCACAACCTTGACGGTCTTCCGGTTGACCCTGACGACCTCGTACCAGCCGCTTTTCGTGCGGATGTGCGTTGCGAACGGCAGCCGGGTCAGGTCCAGCGGCGGCACGGCCCGCACCGGCCGGCGCAGCGCGTCCAGCTCCCGCGCCAGCCGGTCGATGAGCCGGCTAAGCTCCCCCGCACGCTTCAACTGTCCGTCGATGCGGCGGCCGAACTGCTTTGTGCGGCTTGACCCGCCGACAGTCCGGTTGGACTCGGCGTGGAACCGTGTCCGGGCGGCGGTCAACTCGGCTGCCTTGGCCGCGATTGCCCGCGCCCGGTCGTCGCCGTGCTCGGGGAGGATCCGCCACGCGATGCCCTCGCCGGCCTCGTTCGCCGCCCGATACTGGTCGACGTCGGCCGGGTCCAGGCCCACAGCGACCGTGCGCCACATCTTGCCGCCGTCGGTACTCGCCTGGTGCTCGAACGTCTCGCCGGGCGTCACCGGCGTCGCCGCGTTCGGCGCGGCGGTCGGGGCCGGGTCGGGGGTGGCCGGGGCCGAAGCGTCGCCGGTGGTTTCCTCGGCCGTCTCGGCGGGCGTGGTCTTCGGCTCGGGGGCAAGGTAGTGCGTCTGCGCGCCGAAGCACGAGCGGACGGTGCCGTGGTCGGTGACGACGTCGTACCGGACCTGCCGGCCGCCGGAGACGGCGTTGAAGCCGGTCACGGTGGCGTGGACGGCGCCGGTCTTGCGGTAGGCGATGCCGGCGTAGCCGCTGGCGTCGGCGGGGTAGACGAGGATGCGGACGGGGGTACGTGCGGCGGTGCGTCGGCCGATCTCGGTGGTGGTGATTTTCCCCTTGGCAGTCATCTCGGTCCCCTCAATGTGGCGGTCACTAACACAACTCTATCAGACGTCGGGCCGGACACCGAATCAGCCCGGGAACAGCGTCAACTGCCGCCCTTTCTGTGGCGGCCGGCGTGCTTGTGGGTCGGGCTGGTGTTCCACCAGCGGTACAGACGGCAGAAGGCCAGCAACCTGAGGAGGCCAGCGAGAGGGTTCGGCATGGCGGGGGTCCTTTCGAGGGTTAGGCGGCGAACAGGTCGAGTTGCTCGTGAGCGGGGGTAGCCCACGACGTGCGGACCGCGGCGAGGACCTCCTCCCGGTACGCCAGCGCATACCGGAAGCAGTTACGGCAGTCGGTCAACGTCACCCGGTCCAGGGCGGTGTGCGTGCAGCCGGGCATCCGCAACTGTTCCTTGCGCGCCGTCGCGGACCACGCCTGCGAGTCCGACGACGCGAGTAGGTGCCCGATGCGGCGGAGCCCGTTGATACTGACCCCGAACCCGTGCATACGCATCCCCAACGGCGCCAACGTGCGGAACACCCGCTCAATGTCGGCCTGCCCACCACGGCGGCACACCGACCCGATCCCGACGTGCATCCCGGCCAGGTCCACACCCGCCCGGGTGTACGCGTCGAAGTGCCGCAGGTAGTCGTCCGGGTGCCAGCCCTGCAACACGGGCAGCCACTGCACCATGTCGAACTCGCCGGCCAAATGCAGATACGAGTCGAGCGTCATCTCCTGGTGCTGCGCCACGGTGAACCCGGTACGGGCCAGGACACCCGGCTCACACGGCCAGTCCTGGATCGCAACGAAGTCCGGCGGGCCGACGTCGTCGATCAGCCTGACCCACATCGAACCGTAAAGGTCCGGCTCAGCCGACCACGGGTGCTCCGCACTGTCGCGGCCCATCATGAGTGCCGCGTACGCACCCGAATCACCCGCCCACGGGCAACCCATACGGACCGGGAACCGGTCACCCCGGGTCCGGTACCGGGCCAGGGTCGAGCAGGCGATGAACGTCGGCACCGGGGAGCGGACCATCTTCGACGGGTGCCCGGTGCCGGTGTAGTACGTCATCCGCCGGGCCGGGTCCGGGTGGTCATCGGCCCGTGTCCACGGCGTGATGGCAAGCTCCCAATCCGGCAGCCAGTACGGCCCGTCGGGGGCGTCCATCACGCCGTCTTGTCCGGTGCCGTCGGATACGGGTGGGCGTCCATCCCGACCGTGGTACGGCGTCGCGCGCTCCGATCGCCGATAGTCCATACGTACCGGTGGTTCCCCCGGTGCCGAACGGCGCGAGCGTCGACAGCGGCCAGCGCACGGCGCAGCCACACCGCCGGGGCCTCCCCCGCCGCCGGGTCCGGGGCGCCAGCCGCGACCAGGCCGGCGCGGACGTGCCCGGCGCCGCGCTCCCCGCCGATCAGCTTCGCCCGTGCCCGGTCGGAGAACACCCGGCCGTCGGGCAGTAACGTCAGTGTGCGGGCACGTCCACGCCCCGTGTACGTGGCGTTCAGCGCCTTGTACACGGTTCCGACGTGGCCGGGCATGACCAGCTCCCCGCCGACCGTGCGAGGCATCGGATCGGAGAACGCGACCACGCCACGCACGCCCGCGTCGGCCGCGTACGCGAACACCCGAGCGACGAACCACGATTCGGCGTTCGCCGGCACCTGGTCGAGCAGTACCAGCCGCGACAACTCCAGCGACTGCCGGTAAGGCTCCAGCGCCGGAAACGGGCCGGTGAGAACCGTGCGAGACATCGGCACGCCGAGGACGGCCACCCCGACCAGGCGGGCACCCTCGAACAGGCCCACCCGCAGCGACGCGGCCGGGTAGGCGCGGCTGTAGTGGTGCGCAAGCACGAACGCCCGCGCGGTGGCCTCGCCGATCGGGTGTACGGCGTAGCGGCGCGGGTTGAACCCGCCCTCACTGGTCGGGCGCCACGAGTGCATGTGCTGGTTCCACCGCTGACACCAGGTGCCGTCAAGGGTGAGTTGGCCGTTCACGACGCACCCCAGGTGGACACGAACAGCGGGAGCTGTCCACAGCCGGGCGTGTCGCCCGGGTCGTCGTGGTGGCGGTCCCACGGGCCGGTGTCGGCGTGGGCCGGGCAGTGCCGGTCGGTTTCCCAGTCGCGGGCGAGCACGCGCACGCCACACGCCGGGCATGCCGTCCAGCGGACCACGAACCCTTCCCTGCCCGGTTCGGGCTGGACCGAGGCGAGCGCCCGCCCGTTCTGGAACGTGTGCCCGATCTCGCGCTCTACCGCGATGTACTCGTCGGCGACCTCCGGTGACAGCCTGCGCGCGATCGACAGGTCCCGGCTGGAGGCGAGGACACAGAACCGGCACGACAGCCGGGACATGCCCTCGTCGTAGGCCGGGTGGTACGGCACCCCCGACGTACGGATGTCTGCCCATACCTGCGCCGTGGTCAGGCCCTGGATCGGTAGCCAGTCGAAGACGTGGCGCTTCGTGCTGGCCGACTGGCGGGCGTTGAACGAGAACGGCGCCAACTCCGCGCGGCGCTTGCTCTCCCCTGCCCGGAACCCCATCACCTGGAGCACCCGCACCGGGCGGCCAAGCGACCGCGTGTCGCGGATGTGTTCGCACATCGCTTCGATGGCGCGGCGGCTCGGAGCCGTCTTGTGGTCGCTGGTGCAGTACCGCAGCCCGGCACCCGGCCACCCACGCACGCCGCCGTCACGCTTGCGGCGGGTGGCAACGTCGTCGAGCAGGTCCACCCCTTCCCGGCGCGGGATTGCCAGCGTGAGCCCGTTCCGGGTGGCCTGCTCGGCAGCCAGTTCGGGCACCTTGGGCCACTCGACACGCCCGCCAAGGTCCATGTGCATCGCGACGGCCAGGTGCAGAAGCCCGGCCGTGTTCAGCGCGAGCACGGCAGCGCGCATGGCTGTCTGGGAGTCCTTGCCGGCGCTGGTCTGGACGACGACCAGGTCCCACCAGGACAGCCACCCAGCTACGTCCGGTCCGGGCGCGTCCGGCGCCGTCATGCACGGCGCCGGGTCGACGACCAGAACCCGGCTCACAGCGCACCGCCCCAGGACGACACGAACGGTGTGGTGTCGGGCTCGCCGGCCGGGGCCGGTGTCAGCGGGGCGGTGTGGCCCCACCAGATCGACTTGCCGGCGTCGGCGAGCTTGCGTCGCTTCTCCTCCCAGTCGAACACCAGCCGGCCGAGCATGTTCTTCCACGCCGGGCCGTGCCCGTCGCGGGGTGTCGCCGCGTGCGCGACCTCATGGGCCAGGAGGTACTCGACCAGGTCCCGGTCGCATTGGAACACTGCCCAGTGGATGCCGATGCTGTGCGTGCCCCGCCGGTACGTGCCCCACGTGCGTGGGCTGCGCGGGGTGTGCGGGCGGACACTGATCCGCAGGCCGGGCTTGACCCCAAGCCGGTTGACCATGTCGGGGGTGTACCGGTCGATCCACGCCTGACCCTGCTCCCGGTACCACTCGATGATGGTTGCGGCGCTGACCGCGTCACGGCGGAGCGTCAGTTGGTAGCTGCGGCCTCCGGACCAGCCGGGGTGGCCCGGTTCGGCCACGATCGGGACGCCGGGATGGGCCGTGGTCAGCCGGTTGCACTGGCACGGGCAACGCCGGCCGGTGTCGCTGTCGTCGACAAGTTGCAGCTTGTGTGAGATGCCCAGCAGCTTGAACCCTTCCCCGTTGACCAACTCCTTTGCCGGGTCGGTAGCGGCCCGGTCGGTGGCGGCGCGGGCACCCTTGAGGATCGCGGCCCGGCGGGCGCCGACGAACGCGGCGAACCGGTCCGGGGTGCACGCCGGCGGGACGGTGAACACGACCAGGCCGCCGGGCTCGAACGTCGCTCCGAGCGACTTGCGGCGCGGCCGGATCTCGATGTTCCAGGACAGCGACGCGGGCAGCTTCACCGCGTCAAGCGCGGCGGCGTACGCGGCGATCGGGTCAGCGGCGGGGGCGGGTGTGTAGGGCTTCCACCCGTGCATGTTCTCCCCCGCGTACCAGCGGGTTTCCTTCGCGTACAGGTCCGCGACGGCACCCCGGGTGCGGGCGGTCTCCGCGTCGACCTTCCGGTCGAACGCGTCCAGGACGCCACCGGCGGCGGTGCGGAGTTGCCAGCGGCGGCCGGTCCGGTTGACGGTCCATGTCGTGGGCGGGTTGGCGGCGTGCTCGGCGGGACTGCGGAACAGGGGCACGTCGGCGCTCCTCGGCGTTTGTGGCGGTCGGCGGGGTCTTGCTGCGAGGGGGGACTCAGCCAACTGAGTGCGTGTCCGCGTCGTCGTTGGTGTTGGTGGCCCGGAAAAACCAGTCCTTCATTCCGTTCCATTCGTCCCGTTCCGGAAGCGGAAAGTCGTGCTTGGCTACCTTGCTGACGGCCGCCTCAGCGCTGTCCGCTTCGACACTTACCGTGGTGGTGATGCTGCGTGTGACCTCGACTTCGTACGTGGGCATGACATCCTCCTGTGTGGCGGTGACTGACTCAATGCTATCACGGGGTTCGGGGAGGTACGGCCGAGTCGATCACGACGCACCCCACCACGACACGGGCGGGGCGGCCGCACGCTCGGCGGCGCGCTCGTCACGGCGCCGCATGGCGTCCGGGGCGGGCATGTCCGTACCGGCATCGCGCAGGCCGTACCAACCGGTGGTGACGAACCGGAAGCCGAGCTTCTTCGTGGCCGCTTCCGCTCCGGCCTGGTCCTTGCGGTTGAACAGGATTCGGCCGGTGGTGTCGTGGCCGATCCAGCGGCCCGCGTCGCGATCCACGGCGCCACGTGCGTTGTAGTCGTTGTCGGTCAGGAGGAACCGGGGATGGCTGCTCATGGTTGGGCGCCTTTCATCGTGGCGGTCGGTGGGGCACGGCGGCCGCCGGGAGCTTGCACACCCGGCGGCACCGATACGTCACCGAACGGTCAGGTTGTCGGGGTGCTCCCACCCGAAGTGGTCGACCTGCCGGCCGTCGTCGGTCAGGTACTCGACGCGGACCGTGCCGCCGTCGCCCGTGATCGGGCAGACCGTGCCGCCGATGGGCCCGTTGTGGACGACGTAGACCCGCCTACCGGCTGCGGTGCGGTACACCGTCGACCACGGCTGTCCGGCGGGTACGGCCGGCGTCACGTGTACAGCCGCCTGTGCGGCCTTGTCGACGTCGGCGAACACGAGTAGCGCCGGGTCCTCGCCGGTTTCCGTGTCAGGCGTAGCGCCTGCGACCGGGTGGGAGCGTTCGGTGTACGTCGGGACGCTGCTTCGGCTCGCCTCGGCGGCGTATACGAGTGCGTCGGTGGCCGGGCTTTCGATCTCCTCGGTGTCTACGTCGTCGGCGTGCCACAGGCAGGACCCGGTCGCGGAGTGAACGCGCAGGATATCGGCGGCGTACTGACCGCTGACGTAGGCGGAGCGGCCGACGTGGACCCAGGCGTATGCGGCCTTGGGGAACTGCTCGCGCAGGCGCGCAACGGCCCGGGCGAGGTTCAGCGCGGCAGCGGCCCGGTTGAGCTCGCGGCGCCGGGCGTAGATGGTGGTGAGCTGGTCCTCAATCTGTTCGGTGGTAACTCGGCTGGTCATCTCGACTCCCTACGTGTGGCGGTGACTGACTCAATGCTATCACGGGTTCGGGGAGGCACGGCGCGGCCGGGAGCTTGCGTGCCCGGCCGTCGCCGGTACGACACCGAACGGTCAGACGTCCGAGCCGGTAAACGTCACCCCGACCTCGGCGAACGCACGGCCAAGATCCTGGAAGGTGTCGGCGTTCCATTCGCCGCCGGGCTGGCCGTGGTCCAGGACCGCGACGATTCGGGTCAGGAGCGCGTCCCGCTGGTCTTGGGTGAGATGGGTAAGCGGGCCGGTGACCGCTACCGCCTCGGCCGGGCCGAGTTCGTCGGCGGCGTCCCGGTCGACGGCCGAGAAGACGATCAGGAACGGGTCGGCCCCGGTGTGCGTGTCCGGCACAGCCCCCGGCGGGACGTTGTCCCACGGCTGCGTTATGGATCCACACGACGCCCCGGCCGCGTCGGCAACCGTGATCGCTTCCGCGATCGCGTCGGTTGCGGGGCTTTCAATTTCGTCGCAGGCCGTTTCGTCGGCAACGACCGTGCCGGCCTGGTCGTGCAGCCGCAGAACAGTCACACTCGGCCGGGTGTCGAAGTTCACGTCAATCCACGCGTATTCGGCGGTGGGGAAGCCCTTACGTAGGCGGGTGACCGCATAGGCCAGGTACAGGCGGGCCGTGGACTTTGCGGCGGCGTCGAGACGCTTGTGCGCCGCATGTATCGCGCGGTCGATGGCTTCGACGGTGGGAACGGGTGTCGGGCGGTCTGTGACGGTCATGGCGGTAAGTCCTCTCACGCAGTGTGTCGGTCGTGCACGTTCTCGGGGTTGTGGCGGTTGGTGTCGCCCGGGAGGGCATGGACCCGCACAGCCGGGGAAGCTGTGCAGGCCCATGCGCCCACCGGATCAGGCGCTGGAGTTGGGGTGTAGCTCGGGATTCAGGTCGCGGATATCGGTGCTCATGCGTGGGCCTCCGTGGGCTTGTAGGCGCGGATCCAGCCGGCGACGATGGCCTCAGTGTCACCCGCGTAATCGCCGTATTCGGTGGTGCCGTCGGACAGGCGTACCGCAAGCGAGCTTTCCGGGCCGCACGCGCCGTCCGCGTTGAGCGCGCTGTTCAGCGCGTCAAGGTTCTCGTCAATCTCGATCGTGTCGGTGCTGCCGTCCGCGAACGTGACCGTTGCCGTGTCGTTGTCCAGGAACCAGCCGTTTTCGTAGTCGTACGCGGAGAACACGACCGCGACCGGGGCCGGGTCGGCCGGGTCGAACTTCTGTGCCGCAATGGCCTTTCGGGCCGTGTCGGCTATGACCTGGTCGGCGGCTACGTGCGTGGCGCGGCGAACGTGGGAGCTGACCGTGTCTAGGCCGTAGGCGTAGACCAGGCCGGCAACCGCGTCGGCCGCGTCGTCCGGGCCGTAGATCGTGCCGGCGGTGATGGTGGCGAGGTCGCGCAGCACCGGCCACGTCACCACGATCCCCTGGGCCAGTCCCGGGGCTGCTTGCCGCATCGATTCGTGGATGTCCGCCACGGCCTCGGCCTCACCGGCCAGGCCGTACTCTGCGGCCCAGGCGGCCGGGTCGATCTCGACCGTGACCGGAATGGTGATCTTCACGTGTGCTCCCTTGGGTATGCGCGTGGCGGTTGCGTCGTCGGTGGGAAGGGTGCGGGTCATGGGCTGACTCCGTTCGTGTGGCGGTGACTGACTCAATGGTATCACGGGTGGACCAGAGCGGGGGGCCCGGCATCATGCGCCGGGCGGGAACCGGCTCTCACCCCGATTTGCGTTCAGAACTCGTTGCTCTTGCCAGTGCTGCCCGGGCCTGCTCCTTGGTAGCGCCGGTGCGGGCAACCACGGCGCGCACGTCGGCATCCCTTTCTCGGCGTGCCACTTCCGCACGGAGCCAGGCGGCAACTCGGACCGCCGCAGCGTTGTTGCCGTCGTCGTCCTGACCCTCGTAGCAGTCGAGCCAGGTGGCGGCGAACTCTAGGTCGTCGGTGGTGACTCTGCTGGTCATCTTTACTCCCGAACGTGTGGCGGTGACTGACTCGATGGTATCACGGTGGGCCGGGGATGTCCGGCCCACCGTGGCACCGGGGGCTACGCGTCGGCCAGGTCCCCCCACCCGGACAGGAACGGCTCCGCGTCCGGCGCCGGATCCGTGATGTCGACGCGTGACACGTGCGCCACGATCACGGGGCGGCCGTCGGTGGCGCTCTTGACCACCGTCGACCCGTTGTCAGGCTCGACCGGGGCGACCGGGTCGGCGGCCGGCTCGACGTCGGCGACCGGGGCGGCCGGGGCCGGGTCGGTCAGCGTGACGTACTCACGCAAGGTGCGCCTTACGGTGCCGTCGGAAAGGCGAACCCGGATCATGCCCGGTTCAAAAGCAACGTCACCGACCACGGTCACGGGCTGAATGCGGAACGGCACGCGGGTAGCGCCCATACGGCCGTAGTCGCTTGAAAGCGGTTCGTTCAACACGGCGGCCGGCTCGACCACGTCGGCGACCGGGGCGGCCGGCTCGACGTCGACCCGGGTCACGTGCGCCACGATCACGGGTTGCCCGGAGCCGGCTACCCCGATGACGGCTCCGCCGTTGCTACCCTCGGCCACCTTGCCGGCCAGCTTGCCAACCCGGGCGGTCGTGCCCGGCTTGCCGGCGGGCACGATCGGGGCGGACATGACGTACCCACCCGCAGCCGGCTCCGGCATCCCCGGGGGAATCGGGCCGTTGTGCGGCTCCAGCACAACATCGATCGGCACGTCGCGCACGGTCACCCGGGAATCGCTGCGCGGGTACAACTCGACGTCGACCCCGCGCGCGGTACGCAACTTGACCGCGATCCGTTCGCGGGGAAACGACACGTCGCCGCCGAGGTCGCCGACCGGTTCCGGATCGGCCATGACACGACCGGTCATGGTGAACGTCCACCCCCGGTAGTCGACACCGTTCACGGTCGCCCACAGGCCTGCGCACAGGTCCATCGGGTACACGACCGGCCCGTCGTCGGCGGTCGGGTCGGCATCGGCGACGTCCGTCCAGTACGCCGCGACGTCGCGGAGCGCGGCCGTGTGCGCGTCGGCGTTGCTGGTGTAGCACTCCAGGCACATCGCGACCGACGGCCCGGCGTGCCCGGTGTCGGCAGCGTCGATGGTGGACGCCTCCCACACGTTGGCGTCGTGTCGGTCGTCGTGGTCCCACACGATGCGGGCGCATCCGTAGCAGGTGCCGGCGTAGCGGATGACACGCGGGCGTGACCCGCCTGACCGGTCGTCGTACTCCTGAACGGGCATGGTGAGCGCACCGGACGCGGTCACGTGCGGGTACCCGGGAACCGCGACCGGCACCCCGGCGGCCGGGTTGTGCAGCCACAACGGCAACCCGTCCGGGCGGGCCGGCATCGGCGTACGTACGGTCAGGACGCCCGCGCTGGTGCCCGTACCCGACTCCTTGAACGGCTGGCCGGGGAGCTTGTCAAACGTTGCACCGTTCGACTCAGCCCAGGTGCGGAAGTCGCGGTGTTTCCGGTCGCTGCGGAATTCGTACGACGGCGGCACGATCGAGACGAGTACCGCACCCGGCCGTAGCAGGTCCCACGCGCCGCGCACGTGGCCCATCCACACCAGGTCACGTGTCGAGTCGCCAAACGGTGGGTTCATGATGACCGCGTCGAACGGCTCACCCATCGCCACCTGGTCCGCGTCGCTCATGCCGGGCGCGCGACACGATTCGATGTAGTCCGTGAACTGCTCGAACGTGCCCCGGTACACGGTTACCCGGCCCGGGTACTCCACGTCGAGGGCGTCGAGGGCGTCCGCGCGTTCCCCGTTGGGCTCGACCGCGACCACGTGCACGTCCGCGTCGTTTTCCAGGATGGCGCGCACGATCGCGCCGTCGCCGGCCGACGGTTCCAACACCCGCGCGCCGGGCGGGAACGCACCCATGTCGCGGTGCCCGGACACCAGGTCATCCGCCAGCGCGGCGGGGGTACGGACGAATCCATCCATGGCACGGGCGGCGGCGTCACGGTGCGTTTGCGTACGCTTGCGGATCATCTCAGCGCGCTTGCTCATGATCGGAACCTTTCGGGTAAACGAGCGATGCGGGGTGTTTGGGGAAGGACGCGGGCGCCTGGTCCGGCGCCGCACGGCGGGCGGCCAACACGCGGGGGGTGCTGACCGGCCACCGTACGGCGCGGGGTCAGACAGCGTCGGGCGGGGAAACGGCGTAGTCCGCTTGGTTGTCGCTGGCCCACTGGTGCCAGTCATCCCGGCCGGCGTCCATTGCGGCGCGGGCGGCGCGTTGCCACGCCGCGTACCGGTAGAAGTCGTCCGGCCCGTACTGGCCGTGTCCGATGTTCCGGCCGGCTTCCAGGTACGCGGCACCGCCGTGCACGCTGGCGTCGTCGTGCCAATCGGTGGACGCCTGCGCCAAGTGGTGGCGGGCGCTGGCCTCGGCCTCGGCCCAATCGGCGGCCGACTCATAGCTGTGGCTGACGTGCCCGTCCGGCCAGGCAACTTGTTGGTGCCAGGAGGGGCCCGTATCCGGGTGGTTCGTGGCAGAGAGCGCGACCACCGCGACGAATCCCCGGAACGTGAGGACGGACGGCGCGCGGTACCCGGTCAGGAACGATTCAAGACCGTCGGTGAGCGCGGCCAGTGCGGCTTTCTCGCTGGCCGCTTCCGCGTGCCAGTACGAATCGCCGGAGGCGTCCGGGGCCAGCGTGACGACGGCGGTCCAGCCGGCGCCGCGTTGCCAGCCGCGTGATGTGTGGACGGGCAGGGGGACGCGGATCGCGGTATCTTTGTTGATCGTTTCTCGCATGACAACTCCCGGGTTTGTGGCGGTCACTGACACGAGTGTATCAGGCGGTGGCTACCGCCGGGGCTGGACACGGCCGATGACAACCGACTCACCGGCCCGCAGAACAACGGGACGGGCAGGCGGCGCGGTCGGTGCAGGCGGTGCGGTGCGCGCGCGGTCCGGGCGGGTGTAGTCGATGCGGGTAGCGGGCGTGCGGGCCGGGTGCGTGTAATCGATCACGGCGGATCCTCTCGAACATGGGGGAACGTACGCGCGGCGGGCCGGGTGCCCGGCCGTGCACGGCGACCGGCCGACGACGTCGGCAAGCCACCGTGCACGGCCGGTATCACCAGCCGGACACGAACGCGGCGGGCGCGGCCACCTGGTCGACGGGGGCGGCGTACGGGTCACACAAGCGCTCAACGGGGTACACCGGCTCCGACGGGTCCGCCCCGGCCAGTACCGCCGCGTACGCGGCCAGGTAGCGGGCTGCGCGGGCGTTGTCGCCCCACCGGTCGGCCGTCCGGGCGTACCGGGCGGCGCATTCCGTCTCGTCACGCTCCCGGGCCGCCCGCGCGTCCATGTCGGTGGCGACCCCGTACGCCAGCCGGTACGCGGCCAGCACGCGGGCGTGCCGTAGCCGGCCGGCGTCGTTGTCGGCGTCACCGCCGATGCCGCGCCCGGACATGTGCTGCCACGCGGTGGCCGGGGTACGGCCCGCGCTGGCGGGCGGGCCGGCAAGCTCACGGCGGACAGCGCACGTCAGCCGTTCAACGGTGTGCGGGTTACCCATGAGAATCGCGGTACCGCGCCCGCCGTGCGGGTGCGGGAACGTCCAGTGCGCGCCGAACGGGCGGTACAGGGTCAGTTGGTGGGCGACGCCGTCAACGGTGATCACCGGGTTGGCGGTGGGCCGTTCCCCCGTTTCCGGGTGCTGGCCGTTGCAGTCGATGCAGTGGCGGGTGCGGGTACTCATGACGGGGGCTCCGTTCGGTAAAGGTGTGGCCGGTTTCAGGCGGTGCAGTGTTGCCAGCCGCGCGTCTCGCGAGCGTCCTGGCACGTGACGCAGTCCAGAAAGTGCCGACGGGCACTGATCCGTGCCACCTGGTCACGGTTGCGGATGATGCCGGGGCCGAGTCGTGCCGAGTCGTGCCGGCCGGTCGCTGCGTGCTCTCCCCGGATGCACCAGTCGGCGCCGGTGGCGAGGGTGGATGCGAACCCCAACCAGTCGAGGTCGCCGGTGAACGGGCATTCGGCGGTGATGGACCACCACCACGCGCCGTCGTGATCGGTGAATCGGGCGGTGCCGATGCGTTGCCCGTCGGACGGGCGGATGATCGCAAAATCGTCGGTCCCGAAGGTCAGGTACCGGATGCGGGCAACATGCAGGCGGGAACGTTGGCCGGACGGGCCGGCGTGCACGGTCAGATAGAGGTCGGCGTGTCCCTCGCCTGCGGTAACCAGGTGTCGAATCTTGGCGCCGTTGGCGCGGGGGTCATCGGTGACGGGGGCGGTGGTGGTCATCGGGCTACTCCAATCGATTGTGGCGGTCACTGACACACTATCACGGGGTGCCGGGCACGACACCCCGTGATCACTACCTACGCGGCACCCCACCCGGAAACGAACGCCGGAACCTCGGCGACCGGAACGGGCGCGGGGGTCATGCTCTCCGGCACCTCGAAAACCGGCGTCGCACCCCGGTCAATACCCAACTTTTCGGCACACCGTGGCCCGATACCGGCGGCGATACTCGTCTCTTCGGTGAGGGTGCGGCCGCACCTGAAACACACCCCGTACAGCCGTCCCAACGTCGCCGCATCCTCGGCCGACAATTCATCGGCCGGGGTGAGCCGTCCGTACACGCCTGCCGCCCGCTCCCACCGGATGCACGCCGGGGTGACCAGGTTGCCCGTCGTGTCGCGGGTGGCCTCGGTCACGACCTCGGCACGCTTGGCGTACAGGTGCCCGCTTCCGTGCACGGCGCGGACAACGCGGTAGATGACTCCGTCCCGCCGGTACGTGCCCTCACCGACGCCGGCCGGGCGCGTGGCGCGCGGCGCGGGCGGGATCGCTTTCAATTCTTCGATCAGTGCCGACGCGGCGGTACGGGTGAGCGGGTCCGGCATCGTACGGGACGGGTCACGGCTGGCAATCAGCGACGCAACGTAGGACCGTTGCGGACCGGTCGCCGGCTCCATGTCCGGCTGGTGCTGGTCGGCCGGTAGTTCCGGGCAGGCAAGGAGCCGATCGATAAGGTCCGACGCACCCCGGAACGACATGCAGGCCACGTTCTCGCTGCCGGGAAGGCGTACCAGGCGGGTAAGGTCGCGCTCCCTCATGAGACCGCGAATCTTGCCAACTTGCGCGCGGCTGGCCTGCCGGACGATGCCGCGCCCGCTACGGGCGCCCGGGGTGGCGTACCGGGTGCGTTGCGCGCCGACCGTTTCGCCGTTGCGGCCGTCGTCGTACTTGCGCGGGTCGATTCCTTGGCTCACGAGTGCCGCGTCAAAATCGGCAGCGACGCACGGCCCGCACATGCATTCGGCGTCGTGCCCGGCGGGGGCGGTACGGGCGGCGTAGGCAACGGATGCGGTACGGGTGGCGGTGGTCATGGCGGCATCTCCGATCGGTTCGTGGTGGTCACTGCCACAATAGCGCGGGGTGTCAACCCTTGACACCCCGCGCTATCGGATGGGGCTACGCCCGGCGGACGTCGACGGGGACGGGCAGGATGCGGGCGGCCAATCGCTCCGCAACGAGGGAACGGCGGGCAAGGCTGGCGACCAGGCGGATAACGAGCGCGGTCATGGCGGGGCTCCTAACGGGACGGTTCGTACGGGGACGGTTCAGAATTCCGGCGAGGGAAGCGGCGGGGCGAGGGTGACGCGGGCGGCACCCGATAGGCCGTACACGCCAGCGGTCCGACCGAGCAGGCCGTCAACGTCGACGCGCAGATTGATTCGCATGCGGTACGACGCACGGTCGCCGGACGCGTTCACCAGGGGCGGGGCGTAGGTGGTGGCGTACACGGTGGCGGGCGTCCCGTCGGCGAGGATGATCCGAACGCCGGCCGGGGACGCGGCCACCATGTCCGGGAGCGTGTCGGCGGGTACGGTGTCCAACCATCCGACGGCCGCCAACGCTTCCGCGCGGGTGCCGCGCGGGGTGCCGGTAGCGGCGCCGCGCGGGGTAGCGGTCCACACCAGACCCCAGCCGTCACGGGTGACCGACAGATCACCGATCACGGCGTTCGGGAGTGCGCCGTCGGTGGCGTACACGGTCCACGTTGCGACGGCGCCGCGCCGCTTCCACGGGGCGGGGCGGTCGGTTGCGATGGCGGCCCACGCGGGTGCGGTGTCGGTGGTCTGGTCGGTGGGCCGGGTGAGTGTGGCGGTGGTCATGGTGTCGCTCCATTCAAGGTGTGGCGGTGACTGACACAAGGGTATCGGGGTGGTTCAAGACCCCCCGAGGTGCGGCGCGCGCTTGCGGCGCCGCACCTC